TGAGCTTTGGCAATAACTACAACACGGCATGTTGGTTTGGTTTGTATACTTTATTTCTTTTTATAAAGAGAAACTTTACTTCAATTTTTATTGAGTTATTTTTAAAATTGAAAATACTTAATGAATGCCTAACAAATATAATTATAAAATATGCATTTTCGTTCATTTCATCGTATTCAAAACACCCTCATTCATGCTCGTCACTTTTCGAAAAATCCCGATTTTCCAACACGCGAAGCCATTGGAAATATGTCCTTTTTAGAATATGCATTTTATCTATATAACAGACGATTTGGGAGGACGATAACACCACTCGGAAGATGGTCTATTGTTGAAGGTGAGAAGGTATTTAATCGTTCTGAACGAGCCAATGAAGACCATTGTGGAGCATGTGGCGATTTGTATAAAAATAATGATTCAAAATAAAATTGATTCTTTTGTTACTCTTTTCTATAATCATTACTTACTATTTGCTATAATAAATAATGATACCTCTTCGCTTTTTGAAACAAGGCGTTAATGTCAATCCATATTCTTCGTGTTCATCCACATTTGTTTACGAACATAATCATAAGACAAAACGTTTGACTGCGCCTTCGTGCTTACGCTACGCGAAACAGAATACACATAAAAAAAGTGAACCGATACCTATTAAAAGAACGAATTCCAATCTTTCACAATTTATTCAAGCATGGTCTTAATTCGACGATTCTATTTCATATTTTGACGATTTGTTTAGTTTGTTATGTATTTTGTTTTTTATTTTTTGCTTGCAATTTTTATACTTGTCGTATGTTGTCCATACCATATAACACAATGGACAATCGCATACTCGTTTTGTTTCATGTCTTGTTTCCATATTTTTATTTATTGTATTCTAGTATTGTTTGATTTTTTTCAATTTATGACTTTATTTACTCGACCATTGGTAAGACTATTGGTAGGCCATTGGTAGACTATTGGTAGGTCGTTTGTGAGACCATTGGGAGGCAGTTTGTGAGACCATTGGTAGGACTATTGGTAGGTCGTTTGTGAGAGGATTACCCGACACTCGACAATCCAACGGACCGCTCCCCCCTCTAAGTACTATAGCGTTACAATATGTATTCCCTGGGAACCGAGAAATGGGTGATGAAATGAGATACCGGTGACAAAAATACCCCCCCCCTGCAATGGCAGTACAAATGGCAGTACAAATGGCAGTACAAATGGTAGTACAAATGGCAGTACAAATGGTAGGACGTATGGTAGGACGTATGGTAGAACGGATGGTAGAACATATGGCAGAACATATGGTAGAACGTATGGTAGAACATATGGCAGAACATATGGCATGACGTATGGTAGTACGTATGGAAGTAGACCCTGTCACCCTTGCACCGCTCAACGGAACTAGCACCATATGGCAATAGTTCCGTTGCAAAACCTGTATATACGGGAATCGAGAAATGGGTGATGAAACGAGATACCGGTTACAAAAATACCCTCCTACAATCGCAATACAATCTTCGACAACTATGCAGACTTCAATCGAGATTTCTCTTCGTTAAATGGTTTTTATACATGATTGATATGCACGATGAAAACGTCGAATACTATTTATTTGTTTTCATTTTAAAACCTTTAAACATTTTACGAAGAGAAATATCACACATATATAGAAATCCGAGAAATGAGTGGTGAACTGATTTACCGGTGGCAAAAATACCCACACACAATCGCGTTACAATCCTAATACAATACCTCCTACAATCGCACTAAGAGTTGGCAATACATGATGTCACCCTTGCACCCACCCAACGGAACTATTGCCATATGGTGTTACTTCCGTTGCAAAACCTGTATATACGGGAATCGAGAAATGGGTCACGAAATGAGTTACCGGTTACAAAATACACCCCCTACAATACTCACCAACACCTACAATGATACCCCCTACAATCGCAATACAATACTCACCAACACCTACAATGATACCCACACCCATAACCTTTATACATACTTATACCAGATATTTACACCTGAACACAGGCTAAGGGTTTTAGACATTTATACCTTATACCTTTTATATACCAATCGCCATTTCTTTTACTACTTTTTTTTCCTCTTATATATTAATACCTACTTTTATGTTTTTTTTCAAGGAAAATCAAAACAAGAAAGGTCAACAAAAAACAAGGGGTTTTGAAACAAATAGTCAAATTGTCAACAATAATTCTAAATCAAAAAAAAAGATTATTAAGAGGGAAAAGATAGTAAAAATAAACAACCAAAAAAATGTTGAATATCAAATAAATAATGACTACAAATTTTATCAAAAAAACAATACTACAACAATGAAACATTTTTTTGTAAGAATTTATTTTAATTCACAAAACAATAGTTATTTAGCTCTGCAAAATAATATATGGGACTTTTTAAATTTTATTCACAATAAAATAGAAAAATCATTTGTTCTTGATTCAAATAATATTCAAACTTTTTATTCTTCATGTGACAACCAAGTAAGAGTGAAAATTTACTACGACGATTTAAATATAAAACGAATTTTTGTTAACACGTCCAGCAATTTATTCTCAAATATTAATTTTTTCTTAAATACAACAGCTAACTTCAATAATATAATGGAAAATTTTTTAATAGAAACTATAAAAGTAACAGAAGAAGACGAGAAAAATATTCTAGGAGTATTCGAAAATGATGTATTTATTATCCCTGATATTATACCAGATGACAATAATAGCGTAAATGATAATAGCAAAGAATACTTAGAAGAAGATATTGATAGGTGTTCAGACTATAATGACATTCATGATAAATCACAACCAAAATATGAAAATACCTACCAAGGATACGATTTTATTATCATAGGAGGAAGCCCAGGCGGCATAATGACGGCTTACAAATTAGCAACAGAATATTTAGATAAAAAAATATTAATCATTGAATCCAGTGAAAAAACGTTAGAGAACTACAAAGAAGTAAACTATAACAACACATCTAAATGGTGGGAAGCAAGTAACGACGATAATTATAAAACAACATTAACAGATATAGACGATAAAGTAATCTCACAGGGTAAAGGTTTAGGAGGTGGAACATTGCATTTTGGGCTACAATATATAGACCATTATGATTTAATAAATTTAGACTACAAAGATTGGCTAAAGGAATTTGACGAACTATCAAACATTCTCAAACCACAAACATGTAACTATGGTGTAAACGACAATAGCATTACTCCGTCAAAAGCTCACTTCGAATTATTATCAGAACTTTCCAAATCAAAAGAAATGATTACATACAATAACAAAGTTTACTGCAACAATTTAGAGACAAATTCTAGAATTTTATACGGGGATTTAGTTAAAGACCTTAAAAATGTGTGCGTTAAATATAATTGCAAAATATCAAAAATTAATTTTACCGATAATCGTGCAACATCATGTGAAAGTGATAAAAAAGATTTATTCAAAGGGCAATATATTATATTATCTGCAGGTGCAATACAAACACCTATAATTCTTCAAAATAGTAACATTGATTGCGGTAATCAAATATATGACCATTGCGGAATTACACTATTATATGATAAATATGATATCGAAACGAAAATAGAATTAAAAGATTCAGTAGAAGGTTACAGCGAAGAAGAACTGAACAAAATCAATTTATCATTACTAAGCATTAATAATATAAAAGACTTGAATACAAAAAATAAAATGGTAGCAATAATAAATCATACCAAATTATCAGATAGCGAGATTACCAAGGCATCAAATGGTATATTACCTTCCTATAATATTAAATTAGACGATACCAACTCTATTAAATATGTATACGATATGGGTACATATTGGTTACCAAGAAAAGGACACCCAGGTGGTTCACTAAACAATTATCTAATAGAAAATGAATACGATTTGACTAGTACATTATTATCAAGACATGGACAAGCATATAATAGATTATTTCTTGGTAAACCGGCTGCAAAATTAATCGGTATATTAACCATTAAAGAATCAATCGCAAAAGAAATAGAAGTTCCTGTCAACGACATCGGTTTCAACAATTCTAAAATAATACCACACCTACAAACACATGATATTAACCATAAATGGCAAACATATTATAGTTATTTGCCCAATTTAGAAAACAAACTAATTGTAACGCACGCGCAATGCAAAAACTTACCGAAAACAGGTTATGTAAAAACAGATAAAAACAAACCTAAAGTGCATTTGAATCACTTAGGAAATACCAAACAACGCGAATTAACATTAAATTATATATACGATGCTTACATCAAAAACAACGAATACTTAGAAAAACTAGGCTATATATATAAAGGAACACCAATTACTAAAAAATATATTGAAAAATCGATTAATAGTTTATATCACTATCATGGAACATGTGCAATTGGTGATGTTGTAAATAAACGTCATAAAGTAATAAATACGAATAATCTATTTATTGCTGATTGTTCCATATTGCCCAAACCATGGCCTGGTTCCACTAGTGTACCTGCTGCAGTTGCCGGAATTGTAACCGCTAATAAAATTAAAAATGAAATAAACAATCCTATATTTGAGTGGGTGAATAGTAATGAATATATTAATAGTGGTAAAACATACGATATTGTATTAAGATGTTTAAATAGATGGAATTCCGTAATTACAGGTATCCCAACAAATAAACCTATACAATTTACATTTGCATTATCAGATGATTTAGAACCGGGTGTTTTAGGCGCAGCACAATTAACCAAATATATAATCAAAGATACATTAGAAATTAAAGATTTAAATGAAGATAATTATTTTAATGATTTACAAAACAGAAGTATAGGTGAAGTATTTCCTTATAGTGGTGAAATCATTATGAATAGAACTACATGGAATACTAAATTAAATGAAATTGATGAATTTAACAATCCAAGAGTATATTATGTACTACTCCATGAAATTGGACATTTACTAGGAATCGGACCTCTTTGGATTTTATACGGAATATTACTATATGAGGAAAGTTCAGAAGAATTTTTTTACGGAGGAGCCAACGGAAACAGAGAATACAAAAATTTATTTCCAGATTTAAATTTATCATATATGCCTCTTGAAAATGATGGTGGACCAGGTACAGCTATAGTACATCCTGAAGAAGGTCCCGAAGAAGGTGCTTCTGAAAATAATAGATATTTCAATGGTGTTTTTCATCCAGGATTAGATACCGAATTAATGACTGGTTGGTCAGAAAAAAGTAAAGATCCGCAAAAGCTTCCTTTATCACGCATAACTATTGCAATGTGCGATGATATAGGATACGATGTTGATTACGATGCAGCCGACCCATTCAAAATAGATTACAAAAAATAATCGACATTAGTTAAACTATAATAATTTGCAAAAATAAATTATTATAAAACATTTGTATTCATATTGCTGTCTACTCACGCAATCCGGGATTCATACACAATTCGCGACTTGGAAATATCTCATTCGAGACACATTTATCACCTTTTCGCACATCGATACAACTTCTAACTCCTTTATCTTCTCCTATAAAGCACCAACCACTCTTTTTAGAACTATTCGATTTTTGAAATACACTCTGTGAATCATCAGATACAACCTTTGCTTTTTTCTTTATTTCCTTCCTTTTTTGCACATTTTCATCAATATCTTCGGGCATTGGTGTTTCTGTAGGTTCAGGCATATCATCATCTAATGCAAGTGCTTGTGTTGTATCAATTACTGATGTTGCTGTACCCGCTACCACATCTACACCCATTTTTGCACCTTTTGCACCTATTTCTATTGTTTTTTTAGCAGTATCCGTTACAGCATATCCGAAAAAATTATAAATACTACCAATAATTGGTTTTAATATACCAGACGTCGTTTCCGTCGCGTCACTTAAATATGAAAAAATATTAAAACCCAATACGGCCAATGCTATTACTACAAGTAATATTGTTGTAAAATTAATTTTTGAAAAAAATCCCATTATACCACCTGTGTTGGAGACAGGTTTCATTGTATTGCTTTCAATTGGTGATGAAGACATACTGGTAATATCTGACTTTTTATCTAAAGTATCACTCATTTTTTCATTATTTGGTGTTTCACTTAATGTGTCACTTTTTCGTGATGATAAAAAGGAAAACATACTCTCTTCTTTTTTATCAGAGGTTTTATTCATACTTTTTTCAATACTTTCACTATTTTCCATATATACATTGTATAGTTTTTATTTGTGATGTCTTTTTTCAAAAAGAAATTGTATGATACCATGTCGTTTATTTACAGGCGTATTTAGATAATTTCTAATAATATCAAAAAAACCATATGTGCTTATACCTATAATTGATAAAATTGTGCTAGGAATCACCCAATCTTCCATAACAGCAATTTCATATTTATCGCGAATTTCATTTTCACTTGATTGACCCTTTTCTATTTTTTCTTTTATTGCCTGATCGCGCACTTCCTCTAAATATAATAATGTAATTAACGCTACAAGTGTAAACCAAATTTTAGCCGGCAATTTAGATGTCATTAAAAATATAAAATAGATGCCAAATACTACACCAGGCCCTTCGTGCTTAACGTCTGGCATGGTTAAATAAACAAAGAAGAATAATGTCAAAAATGCAAATAGATGTTTCACGTAAATATTTTTATTTAATATTTCTTGAACTTCAAAAGGAAATAATTCTGCCAAAAAATTGCCAGATATTATGACAAGTAATGCAAACAATCCTATCATGCGACCTTCACTTTCGGCTAAATTGCCCATTATCTTTCTTAACCCCCCATATTTGTGAACGTATTTCCTTTCTATTTTGCTGGTTTGATCATCCATATATATAATTTACATTTTTTTCATAATCTCTAGTTTGGCCATTGTTTTATCTAAATTACTTTTCTTTTCCATATTATTAAACAAATAATCGGTTTCAGGTTTTTGTTCATTTTTTTTTATTTCTTGAAAATAATTATTTATTTTACTTAAACAGCTATCTACAACAATTGGATTATTTATACAACTAATCTTCTTATCCACATATTCTGTCAGAAAAGTAACAGCACAATACAGGATCATCTTACGGCTACTTGCTCCGTTTGAACTATATCTAACCATAAATAAATCCAATAAAGATTCTATTATACTAGAAACTAATTTATCATGTTTTTTATCGGAGACATCTAAAAATATCTCCCAAACTAACCACACACAATCTTTTAAATGTTTATCATCAACTTTAACAAATGAGCGTGTTTCACAGATGCATTTTTTCTTCTTCTTTTTACAGATTAATTCGAATTCAATAATCCATTGACACCAATAGCAAGCCATTATATTATTCTTTGTTTCATATAAATGATAATACAATTCGTTGCATGGTATTAATAATTCAGGTGGATCGTCATCGCGTATCAAATGTTTTGCATAGTTAGAATTCGGTGCATTGAATTTATCACTAATTGTAGTTATATCAAAGTCAGTCGGATGCACTTTTATTGTTTGCAAACTATGCTTTCTTTTTGATTGACTAATGATTGCACAAATTTCAAAAAAAATTTTTCGCACTTCATTATGATTTCGAACATACAATTCATTCGTTCCATAACCATTTCTTAAAATAGTGCGGAATGAATCTAAACGTTTTGCTAAATAAATGAATAACTTCGGATTTCCTAAATGAATATTCTGACATGAATAGAGTATAAAAATACTCCATAAATCTAAGAAATGTCCACTACATATCATTTCTACACACCAGTGTAAAGAATATTCTATTTTATTTTCATTCAAGCTTTTAATAAGTGCCTTTTTAACTTCTGTTTTTTTATAATTGGAAAATGTAGTTATACGCATATCTTTTATTTCACGTATATCTTGAATTTCTACATTCATATTTAAAACAAACAAATAAAAAATAGCAAGAATACATATACATGAATTTTTTAGATAATCTATACAAACAAATAATGAAAGGTTCTTATTGGAAAAGAATTTTATTTACTTTAATTATCATTTTAGTAGTTATTTTTTCCACAAAATCTTTAACACCCAAGCAAGAAGGGTTTGTTCAATTAACAAAATTTGAGAAGTTTAGCTCAACACATAAAATATATGATGATTTTTATGCTGATGTATATGATGAAATTTATCATAGCGATTTGTTATGCAAACACACATTTGAAAAAATAAAAGAAATTTCCAAACCTAGCAAAACAAGTCGTGTATTAGATGTTGGATGTGGAACCGGTTGCATGATGAATGAATTTACAAAAGCGGGCATTCCTATTCAGGGTATTGAAAATTCACAGCCCATGATAAACAAGGCAAAAGAAAAAAACAAATTATTTAAAATAAAAAAGGACGACGTACTAAATACAATGAGTTATAACAATGAAGAATTTACAGATATTTTGTGTTTATACTTTACATTATATTATTTAGGAGACAAACATATATTTTTTCAAAATGCCTTTAATTGGCTAGAACCCGGTGGTACATTAGTTATTCATCTAGTAAATCGTGACCAGTTCGACCCCATAGTCCCAGCAGGCAATCCATTATTATTTGTTAGTCCACAACGATATGCTAATAAACGAATTACTAATTCAGTTATCAAATTTAAAGATTTTCAATATAAATCTAATTTTCGAGTTGATGCTCTTGATGATAAGGCATATTTTAATGAAGAATTTAGAGATGATAGCAGTGGAAAAGTTCGCAAACACGAACATGTATTATACATGCCATCACAAAAAACAATTCTCGGAATAGCCAAAGACGTAGGTTTTATTCTTAAAAAGAAATATGATATGGTAGAATTACAATACGAATATCAATATTTATATTTTTTACAAAAACCTTATGACTAATAAAATAATTCTTTAAGAAATAACATTATATTTGTTTTCCCAATATTCTATAATGTTATTCATCAGTAGTTCTATTATATTCATTTTGGTTATATTTATTATTTTACTATTATTATACAAAACAAAATCTCCTTTTTGGAAATACCAACCGGTTTACCACTTGTATAATCCGTTCAATTATTTCCATTTTAAACCACACATAATAAATGAAGAACCTATAGAGAAAAACAAATATTTCATCAAAGACATAAAATGTAATGATGTTATGAACTTATCAAAAAATCAAAAACAATTAATATTAAATTTAATTCAAAACCATTTCTTAAAAACTAAAAATATACATTATAATCCAGATTTGAATGAATTATTTACTTATTTTGATGGGCATAATAAATCATCATATATTTCTCTTCATTACACAAATGAAAGGTTTATAGAGGAAGGAAAAAATAATATTGGCGAAGATGAAAAATTAATAGGATGTATAAGTTCAAGGCCTTTAGAAATACACTTTTTTAAAAAACATACTGGTTCATTAAACATATATTATGTCGACCATCTTTGTGTAGACAGCAAACATCGTAATCAAAAAATAGCACCTCAACTTATTCAGTCGCATGAACGTTATCGAAGATTTTTAAAACCCAAAATGAAAGTTTCTCTTTTTCGCCGCGACGTTTCTCTTTCGAATATTATGCCATTCACTATATTCGATTGTTATGTTTTTGATTGTTCAAATTGGTACATACAGGAAATGCAAAATAATCTTCACATTGAAGAGATAACATCATGCAATTTCGCTTTGTTTTATAATTATTTTCAAGAACATAAAGCAAATTTCGATTGTATAATAACTCCATCCATATCTCATATAACAGAATTAATTAATAAGAATCTTATCCATATTTATGTAGCACAAATAGACAATGAATTATTAGGTATATACTTTTTTAGAAATTCATCAACTTATTTCTATAACCAAAAAGCAGGAGAATGTTTCGGGTCTATACACAATATAAAATTCAATAAAAAGGATTTTATATCAGGTTTTCAAAATTCTACATACAAATGTTTAAAAAAATATAATTATTATCACATGCTTTATGACGACATTAGTCACAATAAAGCATATATCGACCATCTAGTTAAAAATCAAAATGCTCATTACAATTATAAATGCGGATATTATTTTTATAATTTTTTAATCCATCCCAAACCATCTAATCAAGTGTTTATGTTTCATTAACGAACATATTTGCCAACTCTAGCAAAAGAATCAACAACAAAAATTACAAAAACGCCTAAAAAGGAATATAAAATAATTTCTTCTGTGACATGATTTGTTTTTTGATCTTGCTGTTCTTCTAATAAATGAATCATATAGTTCATCTTTTCAATCACTTTATTTTGTTCATTATTCGAAACTTGGTTGTTTGTTGGTTGTGGAACATATTGTTGATAATATTGTTTAGCATATTGGCTTGGCAAATTTTCACTTGGTTCTACCGAAGCATCACCTTCTTCGTGAGGTGTATCCCTTTCAATAGTTTTATTAACACCAATTGATTCCGCTTTAGGAATAGGATCAAAATCTGCTAAATTATTCATTCCTTCCTCATTATCACCATTTTCATTTTGACTATGTATTTGTTCCAATAAAACACTTACTTTACCTCTTGAAGCCTTTTGTGTAGTATTATGACCTCTATTATGGTTTTTAGTAGTTCTGCTATGTTTGTTATCGGATTTATTGTCATTTTCAAATGGTGCAGCATACATTGCTAAAGACATTCTTCTTACATTTTGTTTAGAAAAAGTATTCTCCTAATTACCATATCAAAACTAAAATAATATTTACTCATTATATATATGTATCCCGTTCTTATAAGTTTGGTTATAATATTCTTAATGCTTATATCTCCAAGAAAAGATATATCTACTATAATGGATTCTTCAGCAGGGAAATTTTTTATGATTGTTTTCTTAATTTTAGCAATAGGGCAAAATTTATTTTTAGGGCTTTTTGTTTTAGTATTGTTCATTTATTTATTAACACCAAGTACACGTGAGGGAATGACAGGTACACGTGCAAGAACAAGTACACGCCCAGAATCAACAAGAAAAACAAATGAAAACGACCCAAGAAAAGAAAATGATGAAAGCGATGTTTCTAAAACAGAAGAAAAAGTAGACAATAGTGACTCAAATGATAATAGTAACAATATTGAATTATCACCAGAAGAATTAGCCATTGTGCGTAATTTAATTCAAAGTAAACAATCAAATCCTAAGCAAAAGTGCCGTAAAAATTGCGGAAATGCATTATTAAGTTGTCTAGATGGTTGTCAAGTAAGTGAACAAATGAGACGTCCTGTTTCATCTAAGGATGTAAATGTAACAAATAATACTGGTACAACAGAAAATGTAGAACCCACGGACGAAGCTACCAAAGAAGGATTCGCGACATTTGAACAAAATTACATGCCTCTTTAAAAATTATGATATGTATAAATTATTTTCATTACATATTATAAGTAAATGATTTCAGTATTTGATTATATGAATACCAAAATAGGATATTTAAATAATAGCAAGTTTTTTGCAGGTTTAATTATGATTATGTTAAATATTGGTTCACGTTATATTACAGTTAAATTTAGTAAAACACAAGAAGCATATTTACGCAACGTATTAAGTAAACAAATCCTAATTTTTTCTGTTGCATGGATGGGTACACGTGATATTTACATGTCTCTAGTTATTACTCTCATATTTGTTGCTTTAGCAGATTTCGCGTTTAATGAAGAAAGTAATTTTTGCATGTTACCAACTAAGTATAAAAATTTCGACCATATTCTTGATGCAAATGGTGATGGAATAATAGACGAAGAAGAATTAAAAAAAGCAAAAGAATTAATCGCAAAAGCTGAAGAAGAAAATAAAAAGAAAAATCAAAAAAAACAAATGCTACGTTTTCATGAATTAACAAAATAATTTCTTATTATATATTAACTAATGTCGTATATAATAAATTATTTTCATCCCAAAATAGAAACAAATATTGAATCCATCCCTGAAATTGATATTGAAAACTTTAAAATAAACAATAATTCATTGGATAAAATCGCATTCTTAAAAAATGTTAAAATTCCTCAAAAAGATATTACAAAAATGTTGACAAAACAATCATTATTTTCTAAATTTAATATGCGTGAATATGCAGAAAAATACGAAATAGGCAACATTATTGATAGCGAAAACGACTACACTATAGACAACATTCAAACAATTATAAATGCAGTTTTTCCCAGTCGGAAAACAATTAATTTTAAATAAGAAAAATTATATCATATTAAGATTAAACTGGAACAAAAAATATAAACCACAAGACAAATATAAATATGAAAACAATGGAATTGTATACAATGTAACATTACGAGTAGATTTAAAAGAAGGCGATAATTATACAATTAAAGACAGAATCGATGTATCATGTGAAGATAAATATGCAACAATGCAAGAAGATATTCGTGAAATATTTAAAAGGGAAAAAAAAGTACAACCACAAACATTACCTGTTGCACAACCTGTAAAAGGTGGCAAAAGAAAGTCTCGCAAAAAAAAGAGAACACGAAAAAAACAAACAAAAAAAAGCAGAAAACATCGTAATACAAAAACAAAAAAATATATCAGAAAGAGAAAATAATACTATTATATAGCAAAAAAAAACTATTTATATATAATAGTATACCATGAAATTAAACGATTGGATATTGACTTTCATAATTATCATAGCATTTTCACTCTCCATGTCGTATCAGTCTTTATCGGTAAGTTTAGACGCTATTAAAGATGATTGGCCAAAACATAGATGCAATCCTGTTTTTATGCCTTTTGCTAGTCAATTTGGTGAAGATACTATGACAAATTTCACCAATTGCACCCAAAATATTGTAAAAGATATTGCTGGTTATATTTTGAAACCAATGGAATATTCAATGTCTTTGTTGGGAACATTGGGGTCACGTTTTGAAAATTCTTTAAATAATGTACGCAAAATGATTGATAAAATAAGAAATTTAGCCAAAACTGTATTTGGTCAAATATACGGCGTTTTTTTAAATATACTTATTGAATTTCAACAAATGATAATTGCTATCAAAGATATGGTTGGCAAAGTAATGGGTGTTATGATGACTTTTATGTATATGCTCGATGGTTCTGTTAAAACAATGCAAAGTGTATGGAGTGGTCCACCAGGACAATTATTACGAGGATTATGTTTCCACCCATCAACCAAAATTAAACTTAACAATGGTAAAATAATAAAAATAAAAGATGTTGAACACGGCGATATATTGAAAAATGGACAAATTGTTTACGCTACAATGAAAATTAAAAATGACAGCATATTAAACGATAATTTTATATCAAAACTATATGAATTTAATAATTCGGATACATTATCGGATAACGAAACAATACTCGTATCTGGTTCTCATTTAGTAAAATATAATGAAGAATTTATCCAAGCTTATCACCACCCAAATGCAAAAGCCGTAACTAAAAATAGTAAAACGCTTATTTGTTTAATTACGAACGACCATACAATACCAATTGGTGATTATATATTCGGGGATTGGGAAGACAATGGTATTTTACCATGGGAATTGGAACATAAAGAAAAATAAAAAGGTTAGATGATTTATTAATTTTAGATTAATATTATATGGAAAACACACATACCTATAAACAAATAAACAACATATATAAAAAACTATCCTATTTTGATAAATATGGAACAGATGTTATAATGACTATTATTATATGTTTGGTATTCTTTATTTTTATTGCATATTATCACGTTTTAAATAATGTAGAACCTATTAAAAATGACTGGATTAATCAGCGTTGTCGACCAGAAGTTATGCCTTTTGTAGGAATGATTAATCCACCGAATGATGGTAGAAGTAAATTCCAGTTTACTTCCGATAATTTTACAGATTGTAGCCAAAGTATAATTAAACAAATTATGGGATATATTACAAAACCAATTGAATATGGATTAAACCTAATGACTAAATTTTTTATGATGATGATTGAAGCACTAAATAGCATTCGTAAAATGCTATCAAAAATACGTGTTCAAATGCAAACCATCGTCAAGACTATTTTTGCACGAACATTAAACATATCAATTGGTATTCAAGAATTTTTCATTTATTTACGTGAAATTTTCAATAAAATTCAAGGTATTTTTATATCAGGTTTTTACGTAGTTTTAGGAAGTTATTATACTTTGAAATCTAGTGTTGGAGCATTATTTGAATTTATTGTTATTATATTATTTGTTCTAATTGGTATGATTATTCCATTATGGATTGTGCCTTTCACATGGGGATTTGCTGGATTTATGACAGCCATTTTTCTTTCAATATCTATCCCATTATCAGTTATTGCAATTATGATGAATCAAACAATGGGTACAACATTAAGTGGTATTCCAAATAAACCATCATGTTTTGATGAAAACACCTTATTGCAATTAAACAATGGCCAATTCAAAAAAATAAAAGATATTGAAGTGGGTGATATATTAACAAATAATAACATTGTAACATCTAAAATGAAAATGTCTTCCAAATATGAAACATTATATAGTATAGATGGTACATTCGTCACAGGAGACCACAAAGTTTATGTAAATAATAAAACAATATGCGTTAAATTTCATCCTCATGCAAAAATCGTTTTGAATAAAGAACATAAATTATATTCATTGAACACATCCAACAAATTTATACAGATTAATAACACTATTTTCTGTGATTACGACGAGATGACCGACGATGAAACAAATAGACTATATGTAAATATCGAGCATCATAAAAATATAATTAAGCATGAAGATAATATATTTATTCATAAATATTACGATGGAGGATTTACTGCAAATACTGAAATAAAATTAGTAAATCATACATTTAAACGTATAGACAAAATAGAGATTAACGATATTTTAGAAAAAGGAACACGTGTTATTGGTATTGTCGAAATATTAAACCATAGTTTACATAATAAAATGAATCGAATTGTAGTTCATAATAACGAGTTTTATGCTCATGCGCATTTAAATGTTAAATATTTAGGAAAATGGACAAAAATAAAAAGCATTACTAGCGAAAAACCCATTAATAAAAAAGGAAAATATACAAAATTATATCATTTAATAACTTCCAATGGCATTATTCCAATCGGAGATATGTTATTTAAAGATTATGATGATATTTTAGATGGAAATCTGTAAATCATTTTTTATCTATAAATATGTATATAGATGGAATTTAAATTACTAGGCATGACGTTTCGTTTAGAAATTATATTATTAGCTATTTTACTTATATATATCATGAATGTCCACACTATTTGCTCATGTAGCAAAGTAAGTGTAAGTGAAGGATTTCAAATGATTAAAGATGCTGGTAGCGCATTAAATTACAATATGGACGAAGGTGTACCTCTTAATAAAACACCTGGACCATTATTCATGAATCAAGATTTTAAAAGTACTAACATTCCTTTACCTGATGGTAAAATGGACTTTTTTGAAAATACTCAATTCAAACCTGAATGTTGTCCAGGAATATTTTCTAATGGTGCTGGTTGTGCCTGTTTATCAAAAGACCAAATGAACCATTTGTTTCAACGTGGTGGTAATAACACAACTTCAAGCAGTGTATAAAAATATTAAAATTAGATAAGTTTATTTTAATATTTTTTTAAATTTTTTTACATTATGAACAATAACATTTACAAAAATAATCTTATACCTATTGAATATTTGACTATGATATTTGACAATAAAGTAAAAAATAACAATTACGATTATATATATATATCGATTGGAAGTAAATATGTTGATGCAAATAGTTGTTATGCAAAAGACCAAATGGTACCTAATTTTGTCAGAAGATTAACAGATAAAAAAATTCTAATTGTAATCATCGATGATTTTAGTGACAATGATAACTACCATTTCAATAGTAATCTCATAAACGAACAATTAGCTATATCAAATAGTAGTAATATTGATGTTCTAATCGCAAATGGGTTCTTTTATTCTTACTTGGAATGTGAAAAAAAACATATACTCAATAAAAAATTTGTAACAAATTTTTTCTCTTTTAATGAACTTAATAAAATAAATTTGAATCCTTGCTTCATTACTATTGCAAATTTTGTTAAATTTGAGAAATATTTTGAAGCAAATAAAATTGTTCAAGATAATATGTCACGATTGATTACTAAATACGTACACGAAAAATACAAGTATTCCTTTTTCGAATGGAGTGGATATAACATGCTTGGTGAATTTCTATATCCTAGTCATATTGAACCAATGTTAAGAGATAAAACTCTCTCTGTTCTTACACTTTTTTTCATAAATCGAAAAATAAACACTAAAAAAATAAATATGAATATGTTACTCGAACCAACTTTAATGGAATATTTTTTACTTAACAATCATAATACATATGATGTCAACGAGGCATTTTTCTATTATTTCAATTATGTAGAAAATCAATACAAACACAATGAACGTTATTGGATGAAAAATATATTGGATGATGTCAGTTCGTTGTTAGTTAAAAAATGTATTTTATCTTCTACTACTAATATTAGTAAATGAATATTCTTAGTTTTGATGTAGGAGTGAAAAATCTAGCATTATGTTTGATTCATATAAATAATCAGAACGAAATGCATACATTGGAAATTAAAGACTGGGATGTTATTGATTTATCATGCGATGATAATAATAGTAAAAATACATTGAAATGTAATCAATCTATTAAAAATAAGGCATGCTCTAGACCTGCAAAATATATATACAAAGGCGACCATTATTGCGGAGTTTGTTGCAAAAAAAAAGATTGTTTCACTCAATACGGCTCCTATAATATTGTCAATGTTCATAAAATGAAAAAGGAAAAAATAGTAGACTTGTTCGCCAAACATAATTTAGAATACAATAAAAAAATGAAAAAAAAAGGATATGTTGGATATATTTATTCCATTTATTGATAATAATTGTTTTCAAACCATTATCAGTAAAAATGTAAAGGATATATCCCTTATCGACATTGGGCGAAATCTTCAAAAAAAGATGGATTTATGTTTAGAAAAATGGAATACGAAAATAGATTATGTTATTATCGAAAACCAAATAAGCCCAATAGCCAATCGCATGAAAACATTGCAAGGGATGATTACACAATATTTTATTATGAAATCAGATGCCCGTATTGAATACGTATCTTCAGAAAACAAATTAAAGAATTTTGGCGATATTGACACATCTTCTTATAAAGACAGAAAAAAAGCTAGTATTCATATTGTTGAAAATATGTTAACGCACAGATACTTATAATATAAAAAATCATTGGAAATTATTATTCAAAGAATCGAAAAAAAAGGACGATTTAACTGATACATTTTTACAAGCACTAGTGGTACATAGAAAATAAATTATAATTCGTACTACTTAAAATTATAAGATATATTAATGTAATATGTCTATAGCTGAACCGGAAGTGAATCGATATTAGTGATTTAGGAAGCGGAGGAACAAAATCAGCTAATTTTGGCCCTGGTATCGAGTTATTAATGAATGATAGAGCTGGTAAAAAAAGTAGTAGTGGCGATGATGTTGGTCTCGAAGATCTCACTGATTTAGAAAAAGAATTAAATGATTTGACTGCAGACGAAATTCCTATCAGCTTAAATATTGATACCAAAGAAATGAATTTCTCAAAAGAAACTGATAATTTACATGTGAGTTTTGATAAAATAGATACTAATGAACCTTCAGAACCTACAATTAATTTAGGAAAAGCTTCTAGTGAAAATGCAACTGAAAATAAAACATGGGATGGATATGGTCAATTCAATAGTATTCCATTAAATCCTGATGCAGATGTCACACCTATGCCAAAACTTTCTAAAGAGGAAATGTTAAGAGAAAAGTTCAGTTATTTAAGAAAACTGGAACAACTTGAAAAGAAAGGTGTTGAACTTACTAAAAAATATTCAATGGAATCATCTTTAAGCGAAATGATGGGAGAATACGAAATGATTATGAATGAAAAAGAAAAACAAAATTCTGTTAAATTTCAAGGCAATATGCTTTCCGCACTTATTAATGGTATTGAATTTTTGAATAATAAATTTGATCCATTCGACGTTCATCTTGATGGTTGGGGTGAACAATTTAACGAAAACGTAAATGACTACGATGAAATTTTCGGTGAGCTTCATGAAAAATACAAATCTAAAGCCAAAATGGCACCCGAACTCAAATTAATGTTTCAGCTGGCGGCTAGTGGTATGATGGTTCACATGACGAACACCATGTTTAAGAGCGCTATGCCTAATATGGATGATGTTATGAGACAAAATCCCGACCTTATGCAGCAATTCCAATCTGCAGCTGTTAATTCTATGAGTCAAACCAACCCCGGATTTAGCGGATTTATGAATAATATGATGACTCCTGAACAAGAAGAAACGAAAAATATTCGCATGGGACCTCCACCCGCTCCATTAGCAACACAAGGTCCTAATTCTATTCCTCCTCCTAGACGTCCTGGATTTGTAGATGGTAATCCATTTGGAAGCAAAGAAAGTAGAGCAGATGGTATTAGCGTTGAAGAATCATTTGAAAGTGTTCCAAAATCTACTAAATCTAGTCGTCCTGCTATGAAAGGACCTAGCAATATTGACGACATTTTATCCGGTTTAAAACCTAAGTCTGCTTCTGATTTACCACCTGGTATGGGAAAAAAAGATAATGATTCAAGATTCCCCAACATGAATGCAAACATGTTTCCACAAGAAACAAATGTTGTCAAACAAGCATTGAGCGAAAAAGAAGAAACTGGTAGTACTATCAGTATTAGTGATTTAAAAGAAATGCAATCCGAAGGAAGTGTACCAAAACGCTCAAAACGTCGTCAAAAATCAGATAAAAATACCATTAGCTTGGACATTTAGTTAATTATAAAATATATTTATATGAATCAGATAAAAATACCATTAGCTTGGACATTTAGGTAATTATAAAATATATTTATGTGAATAATATATATATATTTTAATGGCAGATACCATAAGTGATGATTATATTATTCAAGCATTGCAAATGTGTTATGGAAAACGTGCAGCCAATCAAACAGAAATGCGGGATATGATTACAAATTTAGGAGGTACATATGAAGATAACGATTTGAAAGCTGATTTAAAAAAAAATATTGTTGGCATATTGGATAGAAAATTTGATTATAAATACCTAAACCGAGAAAGCATTGGGAAGATAAATCCTATAAATATAGGTAGATGTGTTACAACTAAAGATTCTTCAGAATTTGAAAAAATTAAAACGGATGTTCACGATTTTTTTTCTAGCCACGATACCAGTGTCGACGAAGAGATTATACAAGAAATAAACAATATAGATGATAGTGTTAATAAAATTACTGAACTTGTTAATGAAACTATCGCTATTGTTAGGGATGTTCAAAAAAATGTTAAGGTTATAGAATTGGGAAAATTAGTAAATAAATATCCTATTGAATTTAAGAAACGTGTGGGTCTGGGTGAAACGGAACTTACCGGAACAGGAAATGAACTGAAAAAAATTTGCAATAATAATAAAAGTTTTTGGTTTGCAATCATTCAATATTTTATGTATATAGCATCTAACGTTAGTGGCGTCGACGCTCCTGATGGAATTTCAGTAATTAGTGAAAATGACGACCGGGTGGATTGGGAAGATATGCACGAAACGTTTAAAAAGTGGTATAAGCCCGACCCTAGACAATTATTAACTATACAACGTTTTACAAAATTTAAACCTGAAAATGATAAAGCATGTTTTTTACTTCATGGAGTAGGAACGGGAAAAACAATTACTTCTCTATCTATTATGTTATATCATCTACAAAACAGACATAAATTTATGTTGAATGGCGACAATAATGAAAAAAAACCTTTAAAGGTCCTTATTATTGGTCCAAATGGTTTGTTTCGAGCTGCATTTTTAAAGGATTGTAAAGGGTTAGGAATTTACACAAACAATACTAGAGTAGAGGATGATGGAAGAGAAATGTCGGACGGATATGTAAATACGAAAGAATATTCAGTAAAGAATCAAATTCTGCCTCCTTTCCCTGACCCTGACGCTGCCTCCCCCGTTATAACCGGAAGCTCTGCTAATAACCAACCTGTATATAAAATAGAATTTACTGGATACGATTATGACCAATTGTTTAAAGAAAATGGTCTTGAGACAATTAAAGATATGAAATATGATGTTGTTATATGCGACGAGGCACATAGATTTGTAATGAACAAAATTAAACCTGAAATTGAAGATAGTAAAATGCAATATTATAGTCAGATAACAGAAGTAACTAGTACAGAAATTTTAGAGAATAGTAAAAAACCTGAACCACAGGATGCTTGTATTGTAGAAAATATACCTCCGCCTGTTACGAATACGTTTCGCGACAAACGATTTATGGAATTCATATCTAAACAAGGTTATTCTATTTTTTTATCAGGAACACCTTATCAAACAAGCACAGATGATATGATTGATATAGCATGGTTTTTAAATAATAGAAATATTAACGAATCAAATGCGAAAAAAATTTGTAAGGAACTTGAAGATACAGGAGGTTATCTAAATAATCCAAACAGAATATTTAAACGATTTACTAATGAGTATGGTGTCACTTATGATAAGTGGACTGGTACTTGGAGTGAGATGTTCATGGATTCATTATATATATGTTGTGAGGCTGCAACCAAACCTTTAGATTTGACATTGGGTATAGACCAACTTGGTGATGTTAAACCTCCTCCTCCTCATGTAACATCTGCATTTATGGAGGTGTACAATTTTATTAGCAATTTTGATAAAGAAAGAATAAAACAATACTCGCAAGAAATAACAAAATCTATACAAGATGGAGATATTGGTATTTGGAATGCAAAGTTACAACATTTAGATATTGACATACCACCAATAAATAAAGATTTTTATGATATTTTAATCAATAAAAAGAAAAGTGCATTTTTTATTAACCATTTACAAAAACTAAGTCCTGGATATATAAACACTTTCAAAAACAAAATTTCTCAATGGTATTCCGGAGAAGAAAAACCGGATTTAGATGAAATAATACAACAATTGAGGAGTACAGGACCTATGGGTAGTAAAATAGCTGATTTTTTAAGTGATACCGACGGAATCCAAGGAATATATACCGCATTAAAAGAAACAAGTGAAACAAAAATAAACGAATTCTTGGGGGGATTAGATGTTGAAATTCAATTTCAAAACGTTGCTCATGTACAACAACAATTTCTTGATGAACAACGTGGATTTATTAAAAAGCAACAAGAATTTGTAAATTATTTGGATGCAGCAACAAGAAGTGGTCTCGCAGATATCGGCGATTATACACAAGTATTTCAACATGGTATAACTAATCTTACAAATAAAGTGGAAGAATTAACTCTCGAAACATTGGATGATTTTAAGACTACATATAATGGCTATATAACTAATGCAAAAAGAGCAGTAGGAGATATTAGTCGTATTATTCAAACTAGATTTGGTAGTCCAACTCCTCAAGCTGGTGGTGTGAATACGAATATCAAGGATTGTATTAACGATAAGGACCCTATTACACAGGATGATTTAAAAGAAATAGACATTAACGATTTAATTAAATTTCAAATTAAAAAGAATGCATCCACAGATGAACCAATAAATAATTGTTATATTAAAGATAATATTAAAAAATGGATTGATAAAAAAATTGACACTGGTACATTGTTAAATAAAATACTAGACCCGTTGACAAATATACCATATGGTGAAAAATTTATTAAGATGAATTATCCTGATGATTATAGTGAATGGCAAAAAAAATCAAAAAAGGCAGAAAAAGAACAACAACAAATGGGAAAAGAACAAAAACAAATGGGTAAAGAACAACAACAAATGGGAAAAGAACAATTGAATAAAGCAACTACTCAACAAGCGTCAACAATTTTACCCGAGACAAAAAAACAAATACAATTTATTCATAAAACTATATTTAATGAAAATGTTAAAATGAAATTAAAGAAGATGTTTGAAACATTGGAAACAATACAATTTGATGATTTGGAATTAAATAAGAATGATTTTTTTAATGTACCTGAAAATTATAACATTAATGATTTGATACTAATAGTAGCAAAATGTCGTTATGTATTACCATATGTTAATTTTCATGATATATGTCATGAATCACTACAATATTTAGATGAATATGTGAAAAATGATTTTATGCGTAAATTGTACATATCAGCAAACAATTTATATATAGAAATGTCTTTCTCAAAAGACCTATTAATTCATAAAGATAATTTTGGCACATTTATTGATGATAAATTAAAAGAAATAAAACAACGCAATGAACAACAAGTAGGGGGCACGCCTGCTGTGAGTTATTTAAAATATATTTACTATGATATTTTAGCGAAGACAGGTATTAAATCTAGACCAGCTGCTGGTGGTGATAGTAACGTCAATATTTTAGCTGGTTTAATGTCAACTTTACAAAATCTACCTATACGTTCGGGAATTGGTGTGGGTGCGATAGGAAGAATCATGGCTTCTGCGACATGGACGACTAACATAAGCTTATTGGTTATGGAAGCCGTTGGATTTGCAGGAGGTATGTGGGCGAAACTATCCTCGGTTCGTAGTGATAATTTGATAAAACATACAGCTCCATACACATCGATATATAATTATGATTACAATGAATATGCGATTGATATGAAAATATTTGAAAGACAACTAAATCAACCTATAATAATTTACCTATAAATAGTGCAAATTAATTGTACTGGCACAAAAAACGCATTTCCCGAAAAGTATGTTGACAATATTTTAGTACCTTACACACAAAATCAAAAAAATGCTGTTGTAAATGAAAAAAATATATCGCAAGAACTATTGAATAATATTGGCTGCTTTACTCCCGATACTCCTGATACTCTTGTTACGGAGGATAGTGGCAAATATACATATGTTACTAGTAGTAAAGAAAACGAATTAATAAACAATTATTTATATAATTTATTTAGTTTGAATCTTGAAACCGACCCCCCCGTAGCTTTAGAACAATTAGAAAATAAGGCACAACAATATAAAGAAAATGGTATATATACTTATAACAATCAATTTTCTGGCTTTTGTATTGCTCACAATAATGAGATTATCAAAACTCAAGAAGATATAATTGGAGAAGTAAATGACAATATAATTATAAATATTAATATAACCAATAATATAACCAATAATATAATTGATAATAATAGTAGTAATGACTATATTCCAAAATTAAAAAAAGACATTATAGAAAATTTAAAAGAACAGGGGAAAAATACAGAAATAGATAATAATCCAAGATTCGACCATATTTTACATCTCTTAAAAATAACGCGTTGTGGTGCGATTATGAACAGAGGAAAACCCACATTTCAATCTCACTATGTCTATAGAGTGAAGGAGACAACAGAACTAGATGGAGGAATAGAACAAGCTGGAGGAATAGGAGTAGTAAGAGCATTATCCAGTGGCTTGGCTTTGACGGCTGCTTCTGGTATGAAGGCCTCCGATTAAATTGCCGAAAGCGAATAATTCGTCGAGTATGAGTAACTCATTACAACCATATTGGTACGAATAATTCGTCGAGTATGAGTAACTCATTACAACCATATGGTACGAATAATTCGTCGAGTATGAGTATCCCAATACAACCATATGGTACGAATAACTCGTCGAGTATGACTGAATCGTTGAGCGTGAACAATTCATTACAACCAATTGATATGAATGTGAATGACTCGTGGAAATCGTGGAGTACTCCTGAAGATGGGGAAGAACCTCCTCCTGTAGACTACTCAGGATACATAAGACATACTGCTCAAGCAACAGCACCAATGCTAGCAGGCATTGACAGCAACAGCAGCAACATCAGCAGCAACAGCAACAGCAGCAAAAATATCAGCAGCGACAAGAGCAACAGCAGATAAGGATAGGATAGAGAGAGAGTCTAAACCGGAAGAACCGGAAAAACCGGAAGACCCAAAAGTAACAGAATATAAGAAAAAAATAACATTGCAAAATATGCAAGCAGAATACTATTTACCATTAGTTTATCCATCTACTCGAGAAATTATGTTTCGATTTTGCGAATATTTGAATAAGAAGGAATTAAAGTATATTTGGATGTGTTCACAAACAGATAGTATAGACAAGGAATTAATGGATAAAATAGTTAAATATGGAACAAATTTAACATTTCCACTACGTCCATATAATTATGTATCCGAAGACCCAATATGTGTTATAATTTCACCTGACCATACAGAAGGATTTAGTTTTGCAAATAATCCATGTATTTTGTTACCGGCATTATGTAAAACTGCCGGAGATATAGAACAAGTTCATGGACGTGCTTTGCGAAAGTATTCACTTGGATTTAATCCAGTAACATTAGGATATCTATCTGACGCAAACTTCGGACGATATCAAAAAAAAATGTATCAACTATTTGGCGGTAGTGACCCAAGTGTAATAGCAAATTATGCAGCATCATATGGTGGTAGTCATGAAAATAGTACTTGGGATATATTAAACCATGAGAAATATAAAAGTGAAAAGGAATTAAAAGGATACCCTGTAATATCTGAATTGTGGCTAAGTGTTTTACAAAAAAAAAATGGCGTATTGAATAGTTTAACTAGTTTTCCGCGATTAAAATTCTTAATGAAATCTGGAGTACCAAGTCCACTTCTAGCTGGGAAGATGGAAGATAAGATCGAGAAAACAAATTATGCAATGTTATATGAAGATTTACAATTAAAAGAATTATACACAACAAGAAATTATGCAGATGAATATTTTACAGATTCACTTACACCAGAAAATGGAAAATGTAAAGATTCAGAATTCTTACCAATTGATATACAGAAAATGATGGATTTTAGCCAAGAAGGCAAATATTGTGTAACAATAATGGGTGATGAAGTCGAGCCAGGAAATACCCGTAAGATTTTTAATGCAATTATTTGTCAAAAACAAGAAACGCAGATACAGCCTGATGTCGCGGAAGGGGGGAATTTAAAAAAATCAAGAAAACGAAGAGGGTCAAAAAATAAGAAGACAATTAAAAAAATAAATAAGAAAACAATTAAAAAAATAAATAAACAGGCCAAAAGAAAAATAAAAAAACGGACAAGAAAGTATAGAAAATAAAACAAAAAATAATAATAATACAATTTCATTATTTGTAATATTATTTACATTTGTGGTGGTGAAATAATGAATATTTCATGACTTTCTTTAATATGACTATTTGTTCCATTTTCGATACGATTTTTTCCAATTCGTTTTTCACCTTGGCCATATGTATATTGCCATTCAGGAAATACTTGCTCATAATCACTATACCAATTCCGAATTGTTTCACAATTGTTATAGGTAATCAAAAATCCACCTTTATGGTTTTTCAACAATTCACACATTGCTTCGTGTTCAAAATCATTATGATGAATCGCAAAATTACAATTTGGATACATTCCTTTAAACATCTTTGAATCCGTTCCTAAATAATATGGAGGGTCAAGAAATAAGAAATCATCAGGGTGGTTTTTGATTGCTGTTTTGAAATCAGCGCAACGTACTGAAACATTCATGATATTCATTTTTTTTAGGAATTCCATGCGTCGTTTAAACTTCTCCGGTTTAATTTCGTTTGAACTAGGCCAACCCAAAAACATAGGTCCATACGAAAGTGACATGTTATAATAGTAATAAACAGCTTGCATTACTTTATCGTTATCTAACCTCGACTTTTCTTCATCCGTTAAATCAAGCTGTTTCATTGTTTTATATTCAAGTGTTTCGGGTTTTACTTTATCCCAATAAGACAATAAAATATGTCTGTTGCGTGTAAATTCATCACTTGTTATTTCAAATTTCTCCAATTCACTTATAAATTTCTCCTTGTTGTTTATCAATATGCTCCAAAAATTAGTCAACATTTCAAATATATCGTATCCGATTACTTCTATCCCCAAATTTTGTGAAACAGCCAATTCGAAAGACCCTCCGCCGAAAAATGGTGATACAATGCGTTTGTGCTTTAATTTCGGCAAATACTCCAATATAAGACCAATCGCCTTGCTTTTACCTCCTGCATATCTTAATGGTGAAATCAAAACTCTTTTGAATCCAGTTCCATCTGGTTTTTTTATATGATTCAAATAATTCATTAGATATTTTTCCGTTTTTTCGCGTTTGTAGCATCCATCATCTTTTTCATTATTAACATTCACCATTTGTTTGTTTGCAGAAATATCAATCGTAATTACCTCGTTTGTAGGTTGTACAATACTTTCGTTGACAACGTTTGTTATCATTTCCTTTAGCTTATTTTCGTGAACACAAGGATTCTTCTTCTTCATATGTTGGTCATAATGTGATTTTTGTTTAAAATCCTTTCCGCATTTTTCACAACTATATTTAACCATTTTTAGTTATAAATATTACACAACTGTAATATTTATATCAATTTTGTAATTTAATCTATATCACCATCTTTCTGTAAATATACCTCCTTCGCAACATTCTTTATAATCTTATGAATATTCTTATCTTGTTGATTTCCACTTCCGCCCAAAGAATGGTGTACTATTTGCATATAATCTTCATTTTTTGTATTATCGGTTGCCAAGCATTCGGGGTTTTCTTCCACCCATGAATTAATTTGCTGAATATTGCTACGTTTTACAGAATGTATCGCCTTTTTCAATTTATCTTTATTCTCTGTTTCTTTTTCCCATATGTCATTGTCTTTCACATACATTACTTCACGCTTCAAATCACTACAATGAATTGGTCGTTTATGTAATTCCAATTCACGTAAACCACGAATAAAAATATTAGTTATACCATCAACAAATCCTGCCCTTCCAGTATGAGTTAAATCTTCCATTTGTATCTGAAGTGATTCCACAAAATCCATAATATTCAGCGCATCCTTGCATTCTTGGTTCAAGAATATATTCATATTTATTTTATTTGTAATATGATTTGTGGTATTTCCCATTTTTGGTATCATTGTTTGTATCGTTTTTCGCAATTCTTTGTTTTCTTGCAAAACCTCCATAAACATTTCCTTTACATCCAAATTATTTACGTCTTGAGCATCAATTATTTCATTACTTGCATATGGTAACAAATCTGTTGGCACGTCTTCTAATACTATACCTGATATATCATGTGTTTGTATAATACACCTTTTCTTATGATACCATAAACTACTACGAGAGCTATAAGCCTTGTCACAATTTGAACACATATATGCTGCGGCATTTTTTGGCATTTTTTCGTTCGAAAACGTTCGAATTTGATGCTTTCGTGTCATCACGTGTTTTTCCCAATTACTTTTCTTGCTACAACTAAAGTCACATTTTTCACATGAAAAAAAAACGGCATTTTTTGGCATTTTTTTTTGTTCGAAGCGTTCTATATTTTTCGAACAAAAAAAATGCCTAAATTGTTTTTTATAAAAAATATAAAAATGTGTTGGTAACAACCAAAAAAATATATTCTAACAATTTAGATGCTATATCTAGCATTTTCAAAAAAACCCATTTTTGACCCTTGAAAGTTTTTTTTCATTTTCCATTTTGGACATACTTTTTATGTCCATTTTCATATTTCAGAGAGAGTTTAAAAACACTAAAAAGACGATTTTTATGCATTTTCGTACAATTCTTTAAAATACGCATATGTTAAATTCGATTTTAACTGATCATCATTAATAGTAACAGAACAACCTCCCATATCGGTAAAACATACATCTATGGTGCGAATATTATGTCGCAATGCATAACTCACAATTTGTGGGATATCAGGATTATGTGGATTATGTAGATGCAGACTCAATTTCTCTCTTCTAAATACATCTAGATTGTCGTATATATTTTTAAAATTTGAAAAATTCAGCGTACCACATGTATCGGATAGACATACATTATCGACTGGGAAATGAAGATTGTTATTCAGTGTGTAAACAATTTTATCAATATTCTGTTGATTGTCTATAGGACATTGAGTGATACATGAAACATAAAGTTTACTTTTATGTGTATCGTCTAACTTTGCCAAGATCTTCGACAATTCTATGTTTGTTTCATTGATTGTTTTATTGGTATTTTTTTTTTGGAATGAATTGCTAACCGACGTAATGAATGAAAAATTTTTTATTCCACTTTTTTTTGCAATTTCAAAATATTTTTCATTTGGAACAAGCATATAAAAATTGTGCTTTGGGAATTTTGATTTCGCATAATTGTGCAATTCAATCGAATCCGCCATTTGGGGTAATAATTTTGGAGATACGATTGATCCAATCTCTATATCAGGTGGATTGAATTTCTTTATAATGTTATGCAACATGTGTTTTTTTTCCTTCATTGAATAAATTTTTGGAATACTTTGAAGGCCATCGCGAAGAGAAACATCAAAAAAACGGATCTTGTTATACATATTATATAAAAACACAATATGTGTTTATTCCATTTAGTAATAATATATTAAAGATATTAAACTTAAACAATACATAATGAGTGCAATGAATCCTCTACTCTCGTTAAACGCTCTGCCATTATTCAATCAAATTAACATTGAATTACATGCATTTTCTGCAATGCGAAACCTTATTGATAATCAAAATGCAAGTATCGATAAATTTCTAGTGGATTTGGAAAATAAAGTTAATGAAAATGTGGAGATTAATTATTGTGACGTTTTTGATAAAATGGATGAAATAGAACACCCACTTTCTTATGCAAGTGGTATTATTTATCATTTAGCTTCTGTTGACGATTCTGAAAAAATTCGCGAAGTAAAAGAAAAATATCGTGAAGAGATAATAGAATTAAATAAAAAAACTTCCCAATCTAAAACCATTTATAATGCCATCAAAAAAATCAACACCAATGATGAAAATGAATTGCGTGTAATCGATATTTCATTAAAAGGAATGGAAAAAGGGGGTGTAAATCTTGAAGAAACAGAAAAAAATAAATTAAAAGAAGTACACATGGATTTGAGTAAAAAAAGTACAACGTTTTCTGAAAATCTAATAGACGCTATGAAAGCATACAAGTATGTAATAAATGGTGAAACAAATAATGGAAATATAGACTTTATGAAAAAAGTTCCATTATGGGTAAGAGAAATGTGGAATAAAGAAGAACCGGAAACTGGTCCATGGACAATCACATTGGGAAGACCATCTATTAGTGCTGCTCTTCGATTTATCCACAATCAGGATATTCGCAAAACATTATATTTGAAATATATTTCTATGGCAGGTGATGAAAATGAACCTTTAATCAATGAGATGCTCGATTTACGCTATCAAGAATCGCAAATTTTGGGTTTTACCAATTATGCGGAACTATCATTGTCTTTTAAAATGGCACCTGATATGCAAACTATTTTGAATTTACTCGACGATTTGCAAAAGGTTGCATTACCAAAAGCAAAAGAGGAATTTGAAGAAATTCGCAAATACGCTGAAAAACACAACGAAATATCCGAACCATGGGATATCGCCTTTTGGTCTGAGCGTTTACAAGAAGAAAAATTCAATATTAAAGAAGAAGAACTGAAACCTTATTTTTCTCTTGAAAATGTTCTAAAAGAGTTGTTTCATTTGAGCAATGATATTTTTGGAATAACAATAACCCAACAAACATGTGTAGAAACATGGCATGAAGATGTACGATTTTACGATGTATTTGAAAATGGAAAATTGGTTGCTGGATTTTATTTAGACCCTTATGTGCGCGAAGAAACCAAAAAATCAGGGGCATGGATGAATTCATGTGTCGATAAAAATAAGGCTTTGAAACACGATGTTCCTATTGCTTATTTGATTTGCAATGGTTCGCCACCATCAAAAGACAAGCCTTCGCTAATGAGCTTTTCAGATGTGGAAACATTATTTCATGAATATGGTCATGGTTTGCAACATATGTTGACTAAAATAGACAATGGTGAAATTTCCGGTATCAATAGCATTGAATGGGATGCAGTAGAATTACCCAGTCAATTTATGGAAAATTGGTGCTATAATAAAAAGACATTAGATAGAATGGCTTTGCATTATGAAACAGGTGAAAAACTTCCTCAAAATATGTATGAAGGTTTAGTTTTGCAAAAAAACTATGGTGCAGGCATGGCAACAATGCGACAAATTTCTTTTAGTAAAATAGATTTATATTTGTATAGCAATTGGAAAACAATAAAGGAAAGTGGTGAAAGTATTTGGGATATTCAAAACAAATATTTTCAAGAATGTACACCCTATAAAACAATATTACCCGAAGATAAATTTTTAGCGGCATTTTCACATATTTTCAGTGGTTACGCTGCTGGCTATTATAGCTACAAATGGGCAGAAATTATGTCAGCCGATTGTTTTGAAGCTTTTGAAGAAAACATGGAAAATTATAATGAAAAAGGGTTGGAATTCAGAAATTCTATTTTAGCTTTGGGTGGTTCTAAAACAGCAATGGACGTATTTAAAATGTTTAGAGGTCGTGAACCAAAAGTGGATGCTTTATTGAAACATAATCAACTTGCTTAATCTTCAAGGGTGTAAATGTCTATTTACGTGTTTTGCGATGATTACACTAGTTTTTTTAAATGTTTTGGGACTTTATTATTTTTTTTAAACAAATTAATAATATAATCATCATTTCTAGCAATGGCTTTTCGTAAAACATCTTCTGCATGCTTATTATCTAATTCTGGATTTTCTATTAACATTTCTAATATTGTCTTATTATCAGCTTTATAAGCAAGATGAATTAAAGGTTCTCCTTTAGCAGACATTTGATTTGGATTAAAATTAGGTTGCTTTATTATAGAAATCGCTTTTTTTTGATTTGGTTCCTTATTTTCTCCTCTCCAACGAGCCGAACCTTCTATATATTCTGCTATTTTTGAAGGATCAGCGTCCACATTTCCTCCTTTTAATTTTTTTTTCATTTTACGTGATTTGCGAGTTTTGCGTCCTTTCTTGGATTTTTTCATTTTGCGAGATTTTCGAGTTTTGTTTGATTTGCGCGATTTACGACGATTTTTTGATTTTTTGTTTCTGCGTGTTCGACGTCTGCGTCCACCAACCAATTTATCCATACTTGCATTTTCATTACCTTGTGTTAAACTTACTGCTAATCCTGTTGTTGTGTTATTTGCACTTTGACTACCTGATTGACTTTGTGTAACATTTGTTGGTTGTGCAACAACAATGCGTCCACCTGAACCACCTTTAAATGCATTAGACATTTGTACTTGGTTATTTGTATTTTCGTTTCCGTTCATTTTAGCTGCTTCGCTTGCGCTTCCTGCTCCTTCGGGATAAGGTGTACTTTCTGCATGTGGTAAAACACGGGCCTGGTTTCCGCTTCCTCCGACAAACATATTGCATCTATTGGTACTACAACTCATATAATTTATAATTATATTTTATTTTTCACAGATAATTTGGCTTAAATACATAATATTGGTAGATAGTATATGGATAATAATCAAAAACGTGAATTAGAACGCTTAATTCAAGAGAATGATACAAAGGATCAAACACAATCGATAAAAAAACGCAAACATAGTTCTAAATTGCGTGAACAAGTATTAACACTATATGCAATAAAATATAAACAAAACCATAAATCAATGGAAGCTATGCAAGAAATGATAAAGAAAGAGTGTGAATTTCTCTATAATGATTATCGCGAATTGTACGAAATATTAACAACAAAACATATGGATTTGGGAATGATGTTAAAAATGTTGGAATTGCTAGAAAATATTGAAAATAGTAAAATGACTCAACATGAAAGTTCATTTGCTTTGGGTCAAATGTTAAAAGAAATGTATATTGACCCTAAAATAAACCAACGTGTAGAAGAACTAGATGATAATAACGAAGTTATCGATGTTGAACCAATGGAATTAAGTTGGAAACATTATAAAATAATGAACATGAAGTAAAATAAATTAAACATAAAATATCAATTCTACTATGACCATTTTGATTATAGTAGAATCGCCTTCTAAATGCAAAAAAATAGAATCATTTTTGGGAACAAATTATAAATGTATTTCGAGTTATGGACATTTTCGCAATTTAACTGGATTAAAAGATATTACAATTTCCAATGATAAATTTCATATAGATTATGAATTGGATAATGCAAAGTTAAAAAACATCAAACTAATGGAAAAAGAAATCAAAAAGGCTTCAAAAATATTATTAGCAACGGATGATGATCGTGAAGGGGAAGCTATTGCGTGGCATATTTGCGACCATTTTAATCTACCATTGACTACACCACGCATCATTTTTCATGAAATCACTAAAAATGCAATTATTAAAGCAGTTGAAAATCCTGGAGCTATGAACATGAATATGGTGTATGCTCAGCAAACACGCCAAGTATTGGATTTACTGGTTGGTTATAAAATTTCACCATGTTTGTGGACACATATATCTAGAAACCAGGGTTTAAGTGCTGGACGATGTCAAACACCGGCATTGCATTTAATTTACGAAAATCAGAAAAAAATAGAAAGTCAGGAGCCAGAAAAGGTATTTTTACTTCATGGTCTGTTTACGTCTAAAAATATATTATTTCAATGTAATCATTCCATGACAACAAAAGAAGAAATACTTGGTTTTATGATTAAATCGCAAACACATAAGTATACTATTCATTGCGGTGCAACCAAACAAGTAAAAAAAGTTCCACCTAATCCATTTATTACATCATCTCTTCAACAATATGCTAGTAGTTATGCTCATTGTTCGCCTAAAGAAACAATGAGTTTGTGTCAAAAATTATATGAGGCAGGTTATATTACTTACATGCGTACCGATTGTGCAAAATATAGTAAAGAATTTGTAGACGATGGTTTGGATTACATCGATAAAACATATGGGATGGAATATAAACGGACTTTGTTAAATACAATCAGTTTGCAAGAAAATAAAACAAGTAACAACACATTAGCACAGGAGGCACATGAAGCAATACGTCCTACAAATATTAGTTGTGAAAAATTGGATGAGAAATTTACACTGAAAGAAAAAAAAATGTATCAGATAATTCGCAATCGTTCTTTGATGACACTCATGTCAAATGCCCATTATGAAAGTTATGTTGCTAAAATAGATGCACCAGATAAAGCTTATTATAGTCAAACGTTTCAGCATTTGGTATTTGATGGGTGGCAAAAAATCGAAACAAGTGAATCAAATCCATATTTTCATTATGTGCAAACCTTGATGTCAGATGTTACAAATAATAAAATAATAGCCAAGGAGACAATTCATAATATAGTATCGCATATAAATGAAGCACAAATGGTACAATTATTGGAGAAAAAAGGAATTGGTCGTCCCTCCACGTTTTCATCAATCATTGATAAAATACAAACGCGAGGTTATGTAAAAAAAGAGAATATCGTCGGAAAAAAATATGAAATAAACGAAATTGTTATGGAGAAGAATAAAATTAAAGAAAAAATGCATGATGTAGAATTTGGTAATGAAAAAAACAAATTATTGCTTAGCCCATTGGGTAAAAGTGTAATCGAATTTTTATATACATATTTTGACGAAATATTCAATGAACAATTTACGTATGAGATGGAATCCAATTTAGATAAGATAAAAAATGGCGATTCAAGTCATATTCTATGTAGTAATGATTACGATATTTTAATCAAAAACATGTTAAAAACACAAAATGAAAAATTACCCAAAAAGGAATCGCATAGTGTAAATGAAAAATACGATTACGTTTTAACGAAGTATGGTCCGTGTTTAACTTACAAAGAAAACGATAAGACGCATTTCATTAATTTAAAACCGCAAACGGATTACGAAATTTGTCTGCGAAATATAGACAATTTGGAGTCATTATTTGGTGAAAAACATAAATCACGAAATTTAGGTAATTATTTAGAATTGCCAGTAGAATTAAAAAATGGTAAATTTGGTGCATATATTAGTTATAACAACACAAAGATAGGTTTAAAGCATCTTGATAAAACTTACGATGATATCCATATGGGAGACATAATCGATTTATTAGGTAGTAATGAAACTGGTGATAAACCTAGTAATCCGAATATAGTTCGCATTGTAAATGATGAAATAAGTATACGAAAATCAAAATTCGGGAATTATATATTTTATCAAACAGAAAAAATGAAAAAACCAAAGTTTATAAAATTAAAAGGTTTTCATGAAAATATATCTACATGCTCAGATGGTTCGATAAAAAAATTTGCAGAAAATGCTTTGTAATATATGTGTATACATGAAACACAAATATTACAACAAGACTCGTAAATTAGATTACAAGTTATATGGAGCATGGGTAGTCTTGATAGGGGTCGCTCTATTTCTAATTATTTTGTTATAGAAAAAAAATAAACGTAACAATATATATGAAAGATAAATTTGATATGACTATATTTTACTTTTTGGGGTGTGTAATTATTTCCTCGGCTATTGTTATATTTTTTTCTAGAAAAGCATCGTTATATAGTTACGGAACAATGAGTTTTACTTTATTTAGTTTATTTTTTCTTGTCTATAGTTTTATTCGAAATAAGCCAATACCAAAAGTGAATTTTCGTGAAATATTAGGGATAATGGAACATGGATTTCCTATTTTTCTGTTGTTTTTAATAACTAGTTGGTTATTTTTCATTAATGTGAAATTTTATGATCGTATACAAAGTGGCAATCTAAGTCCTGATTATACAAAATACGAATATTTTTCATTAGGGTTTTTAATTACAGAAATAATAATATTGTTGCAACTTATTAAATATATGGCTACAATTGCAAGTAAAGAGTTAGTGAAAGATCCTTCTGTAACAGAAGATAAAGTAGGGGCAACCAAAATGAGAGCAGGTTTATATGTTTTAACATTATTTAATGGTATATTTGTAGGTATTTTACACACAATAATTGCTTACTTTACAACGGATGGTTAGAAATCTGAGCATTTATAAGTAATTCCATAATAATCAGCATCCTCCCAAATACCTGAAATTTTGAATAAGATAATAAATTGATTGGGTTTTTCGGGATAGTCTTTAGAAGAAAAAAATTTAATACAATTGTTCTTTATTTGGTCGTATAAATTATATTTCGGTTTTTTGTTCGTGTTTATTTTTGATAAAATTTTAATTTCCATTTCTTGTAGTTTTTTAACAATATCATCATTATTATCGTTAAAAATACATTTATACTTATTGAAGTATTTAATAAGTGTTGTATTTGACATAGGCAGAATAAATTGCAAACAATTTATTGTAATTATATCGTTTGAGTATTGTAGTCGATAAAAATATCCTTGGTTTATAATATTATTTTTAACAGGTTGACTAAAATATAAATTATCAATATTAAATTGTTCTATATTCATTGCTAGACTTGCATTTTTAGTTGTCATTAATACTATAGATACATAGATAATATTTATACCTTTTAGTGAATACCATAACATTTAGCACCTGTACCAATAAATCGAACGAAAATTTCGTTGATAATTGCGTCCATAATAACATGTGAATCACTTTCTTTACATGATGTTGTAATGTAAATAAGTTGATATTTTTCCACTAAATCACCAATATCATTATTATTTACTTTTTGTATGGTATCTTTTTTGTTTCCTAATAGAAATATCGGATGTTTATGAGAACATTTATTGCGATATTGTATGAGTTGTATCCAGTTTTCCAATGATAAAAAGCTTTCATTGTTGTGTAAATCAAAAAAAAGAATGTAACCACAATTGTTTGGAATATAGGAATCCACAATACTTCTAAAACGTTCTTCTCCAGACGTATCCCATAATATGATTTTCGAATTGTAATTGTAAATTTTATGTTTATAGGTATGGACATCAACACCAATGGTAGGTGTAAGTGGTTCGTTATAGTCATTTTTGAATTTATAAAAAAATGTTGTTTTACCTGTTTGTGTGTCCCCTAATAATATGAATCGTAATGTGTTTGTTTCCATAATATAGTGTAATAAAAAATATTTAATATCGATTTAAGAGTATAGTTATTATTATTCATAAGAGAAATGACTAATAATATAACATCTGAGTATCTACAATATACTGAGAATCACAAGCAAGAGTATGGTAAAAATATCATTGTTCTATTAAAAGTTGGTGCTTTTTATGAAATGTATGGTTTGAAAAGCAAAGACAATCAGATTGTAGGAAGTGATGTAGAAATTGTTTGTAATATTTGCGATTTGCAATTATCGGAAAGAAGTAATATGTTTCACAATAAGATGCCTGTGTTAATAGCTGGGTTCAGAGATTATTGCTTGGATAAATATGTAGAAAAAATAATAGGTAGTAGTTATACTTGTTTTGTTTACGACCAATTTGAGGAAAACAAGAAATATTATCGTAAATTAACCAATGTATTTTCACCTGGAACTTATTTTAATACAAATGAGAATCAATTACAAAATATAACGATGGTTATATGGTACGAGTTGCTAAATAATAATAAAATAATATTTGGGATTAGTCATATTAATATTATAACAGGTCAAACCTATTTATGTGAATATATCGAAAATTATAGTAAGACACCCACTATATTGGATAATCTAGAGCGTTATTTATCAATTTACAATCCATGTGAGATTATTTGCGTTACAAATTTAGATACACACGAAAATAGCAATTTAATAAACATGTTAAATGTACAAACTCAAAATATACGAACTATTTATTTAAGTAAATCGAATGAAAAAAATAAAGAAGACGTAGCAAATAAATTTAGTTTACAAGCAAATAATTGTTCTAAACAGATTTACATTAAAGAAATAATACAGAATGTATTTCACCCGGATGATTACAATTCATTTATTCATACTTATTTGGAATATACATATGGTTTACAGGCATTTACTTTTTTATGTAATTGGATTTGTCAACACAATGAATATTTGCTAGATAAGATAAGTCCTCCTTTATTAGAAACATCAAATGAAACGATGCAATTAGCGAACCATAGTTTAACACAATTAAATGTTATTCATAATAACAAAAATAAATTATCATCGTTAAGTTCATTTTTGAATAATTGTATGACGCCCATGGGAAAACGTGAATTTGTAAATATATTAGTTCATCCTATTACCAATATAGAAAAATTAAATTATGAATATGATTATTGTGAATATGTTATTCAAAATGAAACGTTAATTGATATAACACGGGACCATTTAAAAGGGATTAATGATTTAGAAAAACTCCAACGTCAGATTTTTTTAAATAAAATAACACCTCGTAATGTGCATCAAATATATAAAAATGTAAAATCGTGTCTAGAATTATGGAAATATATAAATACCGACTATAAAGATTTGACCATGTATTTTACTAATAACGCAGAAATAATGACTTCGTGTAATACAATTTTAGACCATATTTCTAGTTCCATAAATATTGAATCATTGTCAAAAAATGAGAATATTCACGAAAACATGTTTATTCCTGGTTATAATCAACAATTGGATAATTTATTGGATAACGTGAATAAAAGTGAAACACTTATAAATAAGTTTATTGCATGTTTTCAGGATATATTTATTAAAACAGAAAAGAAAGATGTAACTTATGTAAAATTACATAGTACAGATAAAATGCCTCCAAGCATAATATGCACTCAAAAAAGAAGTACTATAATTAAAAAATATTTAGACGAAAACGAAAATATAAGAATTATTCATAACAATCGTACGATAGTACTTGATAATAATTTTACTTATCCTAAATCAACGGCAGGAAATGTATGTATTCATCACGATAAGATTCATAAAAACTGCGAGATATATTTTAGAAAAAAACAAGAATTAATCAATCATGTAGAAGAAACATTTTATGCATTCTGCAAGGAATTAAAGAATTTTCGCAATGAAATGCTAACTATAGTGAATTTCATAATTCAGATTGATATTCTACAAAATAGGGCATATATAGCGAAAAAACATAACTATGTAAAACCAACATTACTAACTGGTGATAATAGTCGTATAGAAGTAAAAGGATTACGCCATGCACTAATAGAACAACTAAATGTAGACGAAACGTATGTGAAAAATGATATTTCGTTAAATGATGAGCGAAACGGGATGTTATTATTTGGTACAAACGCAGTAGGTAAGACAAGTTTTATGAAAGCATTGGGATTGGTAATAATCATGGCACAAAGTGGATTATATGTTCCATGTGATTCAATAAAATTGGTACCTTATGGTAAAATGTTTACGCGGATATTAAATAATGATAATATGTTTAAGGGACTATCAACATTTGCTGTAGAGATGAGTGAATTACGAGTAATATTACAAAATGCTGACGAAAATAGTATTGTATTGGGGGATGAATTATGCTCGGGAACTGAATATGAATCGGCAACTAGTATATTTGTTTCGGGAATTCAATGGTTGCATAAAAAAAATAGTTCTTTTATTTTTGCTACACATTTGCATAATATTACAACTTTTGATGAAATTAAAGAATTGGACAATGTAAGCATGAATCATATTAGTGTTAAATACGACAATGCAAATGATTGTTTAATCTATGATAGAATTTTAAAGGACGGACCTGGTAATTCCATGTATGGTTTGGAAGTATGTAAATCGCTACATTTACCTATGGAATTTTTGGATGCCGCGCATAATATTAGAAATAAATATATGAATAATAAAGATTCATTGTTAATGCCTCGCTCTTCTTATAATGCGAAAAAAATAAGAAATATGTGTGAGCTATGTAAAGAAAACCAAGCAACAGAAGTACATCATTTGATGCATCAGAGTAGTGCAAATACAGATAGTTTTATAGGACATATACACAAAAATAATGTGGCTAATTTGGCTAGTATATGCGAAGAGTGTCACCAAAAAATTCATCATGAAAATCTCGAAATGCGGCGTGTAAAAACAACAAAGGGTTATACTTTCTCTTCATTAAATTAATTTCGTATAATTATATAAATATTTGCCTAATAGTTATATAATGGAACGTCTTGATGTGCAACAAAACTTTTATGATTATTGTAAAGAGAAAAATACATCAAATATATACGATATAACAGATACACCGGATACTTTATCTGGATTCAATAATAGTCATCTAATTTATTATGGTGCAAAAGGTATTGGTAAATATTCTCAAGCACTATTTAATATTCAAAAATATAGCCCAACTCAACTAAAATACGAGCGTAAAATGATAGTAAATTATGATAAACAAGAATATATTATTATGATGAGCGATGTGCATTTTGAAATCGATATGGAATTATTAGGTTGTAATTCAAAATCGCTATTTTTGGAAATTATAAAAAATATTCAAGATATTGTACAGACGCGTAGTAATAAAATAGCAATTGTGTTATGCAAAAATTTCCATTTAATACATAATGAGTTATTAGAATCTTTTTATAGTTATATGTCGCAAATGAATCAAACATATACTTTATTATATCACATTATAACTGAGAATATAAGTTTTATACCTGATAACATAGTAAATATCAGCAAAACATTTCAACTATCGTTGCCATCAAAAACAATAATGCAAAAAAGTATTAAATCAGTACCAAAAAAATACGATATATCTACAACGAAAAATTTAAAAATAATACAAAATGAAAATATTATTGAAACATTGGAATATAAAATACAAAATTGTATAATACAACAAATTCTTGATTTTGAAAATTTAAATATGAGTAAATTTCGTGATATTATATACGATATGCTGATTTATAATATTGATGTTCATGAATGTATCGGAAATATTGTATTACATTTATTTAAAAATAATTATATTCTTGAAAGGGATTATTATGATATAATGATACATGTATACAAGACGTTTAAACAATATAATAATAACTATCGTCCTATATATCATTTAGAGAATATTTACTATTATTTAGTAACTTGTGTGCATGGAAACAAAAATGAAGAATGAAATAAAACTGAATCGATACTACAAATTATTTGAAACGTCTGAACAAGAAATGAATGAGGATGTCATTCACAAAAAATATAAAAAACTAGCATTAAAATACCATCCTGACAAAGGTGGTTCAAATGAAGAATTTCAAGATTTACAAGAAGGTTATGATACATTATTAATAATATGTCGCATACGCGAAGAAGAGAAGAAAAGTGATTCCCAATCTTATTTATTTTCTGTTATTAATCAGTTAACCAAATTCCATAGTAAATATCAAGAACCTATTGAAAAAATTGCTGATGTATTATTAAATAAAATTGGCAATTTTTCAATGCAATATTTAGAATCATTAGATATTCAAACATTGCACAAGATTCATACTTATTTATTAAATGCTCAATTAAGTGATTATGTTAATAATGAAATTATAGAAAATATTCATCGTGTCATTGAAAAAAAGAAAAATCGCAATATTATTTTCAAGAATACATCATTAGAAGATATGATGGAAAAAAATGTGTATAAATTTAATTACAAAGAAGAAACATTTTTTGCTCCATTATGGCATAGTGAAATAGAATTTGAAACAGCAGATGGCGAAGAATTTAGTGTTTATTGCATTCCCGATTTACCGAAACATGGTTGGTTAGACGAAAACAATAATTTATGTATATACCACAAACTAAACTTTAATGCTGATTTATTGTTAAGAGAACACATCATTATACAATTAAATAGTTATTGTTTTCATTTGCCAGTTGAAAAAATAAACATAAAAAAAAGTCAAATCGTTAAATTAGAAAAACAAGGGTTATGGAAAATAGATGAAAATGAAATGTTTGATACTACTCAGCGTACTCATGTTTATATTTATTTAGATTTAGTATGAATATAGTTATTAGGGGTAAACAGGCATATCATCATAATAAATAGCGTTATTATCAAATTCATGAAATATCGTTCTTAACGTATCCTGTGTCAATTCAGCTCCAGAAATAGATGTTTCATCGATACAATTGTTATCATTAAATCGTAGATACAGGTTGTATATTTTATTATTATGAGGTCTTCGATATAATGTGTGGTAACATGTTGCCATGCTAGTAGAGCCATAACAAACAAATTGTTCGTCATTGTCAAAGAATTCACGAATTAATTGTCTTGCGTTAGGAGTTTGTGAATGCGATAGTTGTGGAAAAAGCGAATTTATATCTGACAAATTGTTTTCATTTTGGACAAAAGAATCGCATTGTTCAACGAGATATTCTGTCATAAGTTCCGTGTTAATCATTTTATTTAATAATATCAAAAAAATATTAAATAAAATCAATTTATAGAAAAATGCATTTTAATTAAAATGCAAAAGAAAATGAAAGGCGCCCCTTTCTACATTTAACAATGCGCATTTAATCATATATTACTATGAACCAACAAATATTTAAATAATATTGTTGACTGGACGGCGTCTGTCCTGTAACTATCTCACCCCAGTTACTAGGAGGTGTCTTTATAAGGGAAACAACCAGCCCTCGTGCACGGAGTGGGATTCGAACCCACGAAGCTAACGCAACAGGTCTTAAGTCTGTCCCCTTTGACCACTCGGGAATCCGTGCTTGGTGCATCTATTGGGGTTCGAACCCAAGACCTTCGGCTCATAAGACCGATGCTCTAACCAACTGAGCTATAGATGCGAGTATGCAGCGAGTGGGATTCGAACCCACGAAGCTAACGCAACAGATCTTAAGTCTGTCCCCTTTGACCGCTCGGGAATCGCTGCACATTTTTTGTAATGAATCATGTATTTTTTATTTGTATTTTTTTTTATTTTTTATTTGTATTTTTTTTATTTTTTAAACTGCCTTTTTGCGGACGACCTTCTTCTTCTTGACCTCAGGTTCAGGAGCTGGTGCAGGAGCTTCCTCCTCCTCCTCTTCAGCTTCATCATCATCAGATTCAACCATGGTAGAAGGTGCTTCATCTCCTGCATCACTAGATTCCTCCGTTGCTGTCTTTTCCATGGTAGCAACATCGTCATCATCGAGTGCAATTTGGCAAGTACCAACAATAGTTGTCTTAGGGCGAATCTTGGCTTGAAGAAGGCGCCAAGTTACACCGAACTTGCCATTCGCGAACCAAAGACCACCGCACTTAATAAGAAGACCTGCTTGAGTTCCCTTGGTAAGATAATCAAGAGGAGTCAATGAAGTGTCAGGGTCAGGGAACAGGCGTTCGTTCTTGACATCGTAGACCTCGCAATCCCACTTATTAGTGTCTGCGTAAAAGGGTGCCTTCACGCGAAGAGTAGGGGAGCGAGTCATGTCGAATTCCCCGGTCTCCTTGTCCTTGCGGTACTTAAGCATGGGAGTCCAAAGTGCATCGACAACATCGGCTGTCATCTTGGGCTTTCCGAACCATTCCTTAGCGTTAAGAACTGCATCGGCTTTGATGCGTTCCTCAAAAGCAATGAGGTTGTCAAGAAGTGTGTCCAACTTAGTGTTGGAACCGCGGTCAGGGAACTGAAGAGTTAGTTCGTAGCGTTGGTTACCTTCATAATCACCTAGTCCGTAGGTAAGCATAAGTGGCACTGAAAGATTCAATGCGGTCTTCGAAGAAGGGTTATAAATTCCAACTGACTTGCCACCATTCGTGTTAACACGAGGTTGGTTGTAGCCAAAGGCGTCAGCGGTAAGAGTGTTGTAAGTAAGAATATCAGTTCTGCTCATCTTGTATATATACTAATGGCAGGTGTCTTTAAATCAATTTCAATTTTTATTTATAATACCTGGTAATGGTGTAAAAATATAATATTTTTGAGCGTTTTTACACTTTTTACTAGTAAAAATAAATTTAAAAAAAATCACCAACTCATTTAGAAAATTTTATACGTTCTCTTCACTAAAATATGGTATGGTAAATGAATTAAACAAAAGAATATATCTCTTAAATATATGGAAGAAACAATAATAGAAAAAAGACATAGGTCTTGTTCAAATGGGGATTTGGCCAAAAATAATGAAGAAAATGTAGTAATTACTGCAAAAAAACGTATAAAAGATGAGGATTTCTCTATATTAAATGTTTATAACTATGAAAATCTGGAAACTTATAATTATAAATCAACACATTTGAAAATGATGTTAAGGTATTATAAACAGCGTGTTTCTGGAACAAAAAGAGAACAACAAGATAGATTATATAATTATTTGAAAAAAACATGTCATGTCATAAAGATTCAGAAAAACTTTCGAAGGCATATAGTTAAACTTTGGAAAAAATGTAAAGGTCCTGCATTGTTAAATAGAAAAATATGTACAAATGAAACAGATTTTTATACATTGGAAACAATGAATGAAATGGATATTAAACAATTTATTTCTTTTCAAGATGACAACTTTGTATATGGTTTTGATATATGTTCAATAACCGAATTATTTAAAAATAGTAAATTTGGAATAGAAAACCCATACACGCGAAAAAAAATGGCTAATAATACATATTTATTATTGAAGAGAGCAGTTCAACTGCAAAAATGTTTAGATATGCATGTACAAGAAGAGATAGAAAAGGACGAAATTCAGAATATTTATAGCAATGAGAATATCCATCATCGTGTAGTTGATTTATTTTCAAAAATAGATAGTTTAGGAAATTATACAGACGTAAACTGGTTTTACTCATTAAATAAAAGACGTTTAATTCGATATATTCGCGAATTGCACGATATATGGAATTATCGCGCCCAGCTATCAAACGAAATAAAGTATGATATATGTTATCCAACAGGAAACCCATTCAGTATTAATGTAAATTATTTAACAGACTCCGAAAGTATCAATTATGTTCAATATTATACATTGGATATTATCAATAATTTCATAACAAAGGGAAGACGCGAGGATGATAAATCTTTAGGAGCATTTTATGTGCTATCAGCATTAACACTAGTCAATCAAGATGCGGCCAATGCGTTGCCATGGCTGTATGAATCTGTATGCCATATGGCCAATTTTTAAATTACGTTCGTTAAATTAATATTTATACACCTTATTTAGTGTAAAAATATTAATATTATACAAATATATAATTTATATAGTTAAAATACTTAAAAAGGTAGCACATTACTATGTATAATGGCTCCTACTAAACAAGCTAAGACTACTAAATCCACTGCTCCCAAAACTCCTGCTAAAGCTGTAAAAGCTACCAAAGCTGCCGCTAAACCTGAACCTGTTGAAGCTGCACCTGTTCCTCCTACTCCTGTAGCTGCTCCCGCTACTAACGAAGTAGTAGAAGCTTCTGCCGAAGAATCCATCGGCGAACAATTCTCCCAATTCATGTCCAAACTTCAACAAGTAGCTGGACAATTCAGCGCTCTTCGCAAAGAATTTGCTCTTCTTGAAAAGAAATGCACACGTGAACTTCGTGTTGCCAAAAAACTTAGTGCCAAACGCAAAAAAGGAGGTAACCGCGCCCCCAGTGGTTTCGTCAAACCCACCCTTATTACTGACGAACTTGCCACATTTCTTGGAAAACCCTCTGGAGCCGAAATGGCCAGAACCGAAGTCACCAAAGAAATCAACGCTTACATCCGCGCCAACAACCTCCAAGACAAAGACAATGGTCGCAAAATCAACCCCGATGCTGCCCTTGCTAAACTTCTTAAAATCTCTGGTGGGGACGAACTCACTTATTTTAATCTTCAGCGTTATATGTCACCTCATTTCCCCAAAACTGGAGTTGCTGCCGCCGCTGCTGCCACCGCATAAGTGATATAAAATATTAAACAACAAAATACTGATTAATTAATATATATTATCCGATATATATTAATTCGTATTCATAATAGTAAGCAAACTTTTTATCCGAACAATGTCATGCGCCCAATAGTATATTCAGCATCTTTCATTTTTTTCACTTTTTTTTCAAATATTTCATTCATTCTTAATGTTTGGTTATTATTAATATGTAGTTTAAAAAATCGTATCCATAAATCTTCGCATTCACTCGAAAAAACTATATTAAATGGATTATTCATACATTTTGATAATACGCGAATATAATCATTGATATTGATTAAACATATAGATTTTAAAATATAGTAGCAAAATACATTTGTATTTTCACGATAATTTATTGCGTTTCCTTTTATAAGCATATCATATGTAAAATTAAAATTGTTCATTATTTTATTTGCCTGTATAATAGAATATTGCTGTTCATATGCGATTAACGTTTCTATATAATGAATAAACATGGTAGGTTTTTTTACTTTTTCTGTTAGTGCAAATGATTGATACGCACATGTCCATAATGTTGCCCATGTTTCACAATATGTTTCAAATATTTCGTATTCGGATTGTATACGAAAAATATCTTTTATAGTTATTCTCAAACGTTGAAAATTATTATTATGAAAATCAAAATTAAACGTATGAAAACTTTCGTGCAATAAAACTTTTTTCCATTCTTCGTATCTGTAAATAATTATTTTATTTCGTTTACTACATCCATATGTGTAAGCAGAATTCACATGCTTCGGTTCTATTTGCGAATTTTTCTCTTTAGGTAAATATTTTTGAAATGGTGTAAAAAACAAATAAACATCTAAAATAGTGCTGCAATTTTCAGGTGCATAATTTGAAACCATTGAAAACCAAGATTTAATATAATTAATGTCATCATCGTTAAATATGTGTTTGTAGTGATAAACATGAATATTAAATATTCTATTATTTGCCGAAAAATGGTAACATGTATATTGAGTTTTAGTAGATAATAAATATTCTTCAATTACTTTTGGAAAAAAACGACTTATCTCTATTATATTGAATAATTGATTTTTGGTAAACCCTATATTTTTTCGAGAGCTATGATTATGATTCATATATTTGGATGATAAGTGTGAGGTTTTTAATAAATTATACATATTATATATCGTCTTGTAATTGTATTTTTCGATTTGAAATTCATCTAACAAATTAGTTTCCATATAATTATTATGAATGTCTGATATTAATGAATTCATGGTATTATAATAAAAAAAGATTAAAATTTTCATTATAATTTTAAGTTGTGGTAATCTATTTCTCTTCAATTGTTTTTTCGACCTTTTCTACAAAATCGAACATATCGTAGTATTTAAATTTTGATTTACTAGTTAAACTTTTGACATCTTTGATATTTGTATTTTTAACAATAGTCATTTTTCCGTTTAGCGATGCGTATTTATTTTGTGTTTTTAAACAATGATAACCTTTCGTCATAATAATAAATATATTTTCACATAATTCGTCACATAATGGTTTTGTTCCTTCTTCAAGAATAGATGCATCGAACGATAATTGCAATTTCCAACACAAATCGAACAAACGTTCATTTGTAATCTTTTCTTTAATGCATAAGTTCACGATAAATGTAGTAAAAGCCCTGCGTGTACTATTAATTAGATTTTGATTGCAAAATGCGTCATAATCATCATTATCACTAAAAGATGTAATGTTATCATACATTTCTAGATATTTATTAAACGATTCTTCAAACAGAATTTCAAACAAAGGGAATCGTTTTGTTAAATCACAATATAATTCAACGTAAATTTCAGAATAAAATGCATTATTACTTGCTGTTTCCAATACAAAATTGGCTACTTTAATAAGTTCATCTTTACTGGTATCATTGTCTAACAAAAGTTGAATATTTTCAGAAATAATATCTGCAACATTTTCGTAATTATTGCTAGACAGCTTATTTAATTGGGCGCGAATATGACTAATTGTTTTGTCAACCCCTTCTGTATTGTTAAATATTGAGCTAACGTAAGGCGCATTTGATATATTTTTTTTCTTGGATGATTTTGATTTTGGGAATATCGGTGTTTTTATATAACTAGGTGCACCTACTTGGTCTGAGATTGTAGAAATAATATCTAATGTTTCTTGGGGCAATGTTAAATCGAATCCATTGTTGCGAATAGCAATAATATCGGCTTCACTATATATTGAGGTCATTATGTATTATTAATAATCATAATTATTTTATTTTTATATCAATTTTTATTGTAATTAAATGTTTTTTATTGTAATGTCTTTTTGAGTTTGATATATCAACATAATTTCTCTTCATAAAAATAATGGAACTCCCCAATAGTTCGGCAAATACACAATGGAATAAGGAATCAATATCTAAAAATTTTAAACCACCAATATATTTTTGTGAAGAGAAAAGTGAACTCGATTCGCATATAAAGACAGATTTAGAACTAAATTGTGGCGATAACAATCTTTATAATAAAATATTTATTCCAAAAACAATTGCAGGAAGAGAAATAGTGAAGTGTTGGGATAAATATTACACAAAAGACAAAAAATTTTTAAAAGATACTCAAAAAATGATAGACAGAATAGAATATGAAACAAACGAATCATGTGATAAAATGGTAGAAATATATGAAGATATACAACAAGATACAAATTTTTTAGATAAATACAATTATGTTGATTGGAATTATTTAGAATTTTTAAATAATTCTTCTTATTTTTTATGCTTTTTATCTGTTTATAACATATTTAGCCCTCTAATTACTCTATGTTTACCGATTATTTTGATGATAGTGCCATTTATTATTTTAAAAATCCAAGGTATACCTGTAACTTGGTCTCTGTATGTAAATACTTTAATGTTTTTATTCAAAAATAATGTTATTGGACAATTATTAATGAATTTTAAAAGCGTCAGTTGGGATAAACGTGTGTATATGATAATATCATGTGGTATGTATTTTATGCAGATATACAATAATATTTTATCATGTTTTCGTTTCAATACGAATATGAAGAAAATACACAATATATTCGATACTCTAAAAAAATATAACAAATATACTATCAATGAAATAGAGAAAACAGAGAAAATATGTAAATCGTTATCTAGTTATAAAGAATTTTCACAAATATTGTTAAAAAAGAAAGAACATTTGATAGAAATAACCAACGAGATTGAAGATATTGAAGAATACAAATGGAATGCAAAAGAAGCAATGAATCTAGGAACAATAATGAAACAATTTTACAAACTATATAAAAACGAAGAAGTACAAGAAACGTTAAATTTCACATTTGGACTTCATGGTTATTTAGAAAATATGCAGCAATTAAATAAATTAATCCAAACGAAAGAATTGCATGTTTGCAAATATAATAGTAAAGGCAAAACAACTTTCACTAAGGCATTATATCCATTAGTTAATAAATCATCAAGTGTTACAAATAACTATAATTTAAATAAAAATATGATTATTACTGGTCCAAACGCTTCTGGTAAAACAACGTTATTAAAGACAACAATGATAAATATAATTTTATCACAGCAGTTTGGGTGCGGATATTACAAAAAGGCATCTATCGATACATACGATAAAATCCATTGTTATTTAAACATACCCGATACTTCAGGTCGCGATAGTTTATTTCAAGCAGAAGCTAGACGTTGTATGAGTATATTAGAGTATATTGAGAGTAATAAAAAGAAGCGTCATTTTTGTGCATTTGACGAATTATATTCGGGGACAAATCCTTATGAAGCTGTTGCAACAGGTGTTTCCTATATCGAACACTTATCGAATTTAAATAACGTCGATTTAATGTTGACAACACATTTTATTGATTTATGTAATCATTTGACAAAAAATAAAAAGATAGAAAATAGAAAAATGAATATTAACGTTTTAGGAAACCGAGAATTTGAATATTTATATAAATTGGGCAATGGAATTTCAGAAATAAAAGGAGGTGTAAAAGTGTTAAGAGATTTGCATTATCCATCATCCATTATTATGCGGAGCGAAAATATCCTTGATATTAGTTAATTTACGTTTATTTGCGGAACATAATTTATCATGAAGTAATAAATGGATATATTTGCTATAGCAGGAGTTGGAACAAACTTCATGTTTTCTTTAGGCATAATTTTTGTAATAATATTTGTAGTATTTTATATACGCCAGCGTTTATCTAATTTTGACCATAAGTTAAATTCTATGTTTCAGCTAATAAATGCAATGGCCGAAGAAGTAGATGGATTAAAAAAATCAAGTTTGCAAGTATCCAGTGGAAACAATATGAATAAATGTATACCGGACCCATCTGGGGCATGTTTACGTGACCCAATGAGCATGTCACAACTAATGAATCCAATGAATAGTCAATTATTATCTGTATCTGACGACGAAACTGATAGTGACGATGAAAGTGATAGTGATAGTGATAGTGATGATGAAAGTGAATATGAAAGTCACGATGAAAAAACAATCGAAATATTGGACAACAAATTAGAACATGAAGGTCAATTAGTTTTCGACGAAGTTACAAAAACAAACATTCCTATCGAAATTATCGGTGAGGATACACCTATGCCTGATGCGAGTGATGTTGAAGAAGTTTATGATGATGAAAACGATGAAGTAAAAACAATACAAAATTTACAAACAATAGATTTTAAAAAAATGTCGGTAAAGGAATTAAGACATTATATAGAAGAAAATCAAATAACTGAACAAGATATTAGTAAAATGAAAAAACAAGAATTAATAAATTTATGCGTGTAAATCTTTTTCTTGATGGTATATATATATGAGCTGGCAAAATAGTTTCACAGGTAGCAACAATATACATTTAGACCATCCACCTCTAATGAATGATGGACGCAATTTTACAACAATACATCCTGATAACCAATTAAACCAAGATATTTTGGTTGAAAATAGAATTATGTCCAATAATGATTATCGCAAATACTTAACTAATAATTCTGAAAAAATTATTGCAAATAATCAACTAGAATCGTGTAGTACGAGTAAATGCTTCAGAGATTTCAAAAAACCACAAGATAATGGCCAAAACCAACCATATTTCTTTTCGTCTGCTTTCGACAATACAACACCATTTGGATACGTTGCAAGTGATATGAAAAGTATATATTTATCACGCGAGCAATTACAATCGCGTAAGGTAGCACCTACGCTAAAAATTGATAATTAAATTATATAAACATACAATTACAATTTATATAATTAGATGCCGAAGTTTGCATTACATAATAATAAAATAATATATCCGTCCGATTTATACAAGCAAAATATAGATGTAGAATCTAGTTTTACGTGTTATAATTGTGATGAAAAGCTATTATTGCGACAATCACGAGGAAAAAATGAAAAATATGTAGAACATTTTTATCATCCAAATCCTTCCCGTAATGGTACTCACATAGAATGTGAGAACATTCATATTGATAAAATTCGTAAAATGGGAGATTGGCATTCCATGTTTTCAAATAGCTTATTGAAAGAAGCATGTGAAATTTTTCGTTCCAATAAAAAATCAAAACATTTTGTAGATGGTTATGATGAAAAAAATGATCTTGGAATCGAATTTCAAAATTCTCCTATTCAAACTGAAGATGTTGTAAACCGCGAAAACACGACACCCATAGATTGGATTTTTAATGTGGAGAAACAATACAAAAAATATGTAAATATTGGAAAGTATATTGCAATAGAAATACCTTTTAAATGTTGGCAAGAGTCGGTAAAAGAGTGTAACAACAATGTATTTTTATACACCGGCAATAAAGAATGGTGTTGGTTAACAGATAGAAATTCATACTTTTTGGAAATAGAAGGAGTTAGAAAGCATGTATGGATTATTTTTAAAGATGATATTGTCACTTATCAAGATGTCTTCGAAAACACATGCTTGGAAAGTATTTTATCTGAAAATGGAAAAATCAAACTAGCTGAATTATTTAACCAACAAGAAAATATGGAAAAAATAGAAATTGCGTATGCGCGATGTCGCGAATCAATGTATTTACTTGACAATTTACATCGTCACCATATTCAAGTATACAAATTCCCGAAAAATAGTATAACTGCAATTAAATCAGTAGCAGGAAGTGGTAAAACAACAACTTTACTTGAACTAGCAAAAATACATAAAAAAAAACGAATTCTTTACTTAGCGTTCAATAAAAATTTGATTACAGAAATTCAAGACAAACTAAAAACACAAAAAATAACGAATATGTATCCACGAACATTTGATTCGTTAATGCGAAGTATATACACAGAGCAAAAGGGAAATCCGCAACAAATAGACGATTTGCGACCAAACACCCTTCATTTAAAAGTGAGTTGGTTTCAAGGAAAAAATTGGCGCATTAAAAAACAATGCATTAATTATTTAACTAAATTTTGTAGACAAGTCGAATTTACTGATATAGAAGAATATTGCAAAGATAGATTTGGAAAATCAATGCCATTATTGAAAATGATATGGCAAAAAGTAGTGGCATCATATATTGTAACATTTGATAGTATTCGTAAATTGGTACACATTCATAAATGGGCGCGTGAATATATTCGTAGAAATTATGATATGATATTTATTGATGAAGCCCAAGATTTTGACGATTTAATGTTGGATGTATTGTTGAAAGATACCGATGTCCCAAAGTTATTTGTTGGAGATGCAATGCAAGCCATTTATCAATGGCGTGGTTCAATCAATGCATTCGATAAATTACCTGAACATTCATTATTTATGGAATTTTATTCAACCTTCCGCGTAGGGAATCCTGCATGCGATAGAATACGCGGTATGTTTGATAAATGTTGGATGATTTCGAAAAGTAAGACGCCAACTTATTTTGACAAACATTTTGACACTAGTGAACCATATGTTTATTTATTTCGTTCGTGGAGATTTCTTCTTTTAGCTGCACAGGAAGAATCAAATATTTATATTTATGGTTATAATGAAAAGGAGCGAATGATTATTTCTCTCCATGAGCGATTAATGAAATATTCTTTATCTGAAGAAGAAAAGCAAGATATGGAGGATGATTTACCAAATTTCTTGTTATCTTATAATGCTCACCAATTAAGAGAACTACTACAAAAAGTAAAGTCAAATATAGTACCAAAAGAAAAAGCAAATTGTCTCATGTATACAATCCATAGTTTCAAGGGTTGTGAACATAATAATGTGAAATTGTGTGAAGATATAAAGGAAGAAGAGGCAAATCTATTATATGTTGCATTAACGCGTGGAATGAAAAAAATTAGTTATTTTCATGATTAACTAAATAAACAGACTATTTAACTAAACCGATTTATTATCTGCGTTAAATCGTTTTCGGTAATTTTCATTATATAATGGTAATAAGCGAGCTCGTTTGATTTGTATTTCGCGAAGCATTTTAATTTCAGCTTCCTTTTTTTCTTTTTTATATTGTTTGCGATTGTAAACTAGCATAATCCATCCTAACAACATAATATTGAAAAAGTTTATTTTTTTTACAAATAAAAATAGTCAAAAAATTCAATTTTAAGTAAAATATCGAAACAATTAAATCAATTAATAAATGAAACCATATGTTTGACAATCTTTTCACCACCTAATTTGGAAGGTTCTAAATTATCAGCAAAATCTTCTTTTTTGTAAAGCAATTTATCTAATTTCATAACTTTGTAATTATTATTTTCAGCGTATGCTAATAATTTTGTATTCCATAAATGAATGCATTTTTCATATACACTATTTTTTTTATTATATGGAACATATATATTACATAATACAATGTTACATTTAAAATCGTAATTTTTTAAAATATTTCTGTAATCCCCAAATATAGTATCAACAAAATTAGTTATTTTTTTTTGTTCTTCCTTTGTATTTGAGCTGTTGGAATCTTTATATGTTAATATATTATTGCCACCAATAGAAATAAATAATGTTTGTTCATTATTATCTATCGCTTTTAAAGATTGTTGTAATTGTTTATTAATATTTTCTATTTTTGCACCATCCATTGCGTAGACCTGTGCATTTAAATATTCATGTTCATTTAATAAGTAAGGAATACTCGAAGTTGTGCTTACATATGAACGATTATCGAAAACGCTATCACCTAATACAATAATATCCCGTTTGCTTACCATAGATTCGATATTTTTTGAAAATATTGAGCTAGATAAACGAATTAATGTTATAGTAAAAAAAATAACCAGATATACTTGAATAAAAAAACGAATGGTAGATGTTTTCATATATACTATCAATAATTAAATTATTCATTTTTAAATTCACCTACATTGATAATTTGTGATTTAAGTACATGGTAACTATCACAATTAGGATCAAGAGATAAAGCATTTTCCATATCTTCTAAAATATTGTTTTTTACATGTATATTCTTCTTTATTTCATTAATAATCATTTTGTTATTCATAATTTCATGAAATATTTCGCGTTCTTCGTGATAAGTAATTGTTTTCACATTACCTTTCAAATGTAATAAAGCATATTTTTCGATTCCCAAATTGTCAATTACTTTATTTATTTTAACTTGATTTTCATTCATCAAACGTCGAATAACATAGTTGCTTAATTTTTTACTAGAAGGATATGATTTTTCATAAAATTGCACACTTAAAGCTAAATACAAATTACTAAAAATATCCGCCATATCACCTGATAACATTTGTTCACGTTTCAATGCACCTCCTTTTAATGCAATAAAATTGGTCAATGCAGCGTAGTCAACGATTTGTTTTTCCAACGAAGAGGATAAACAGAATGTTTTTAAGTAAAGACCTACACTATGGCGAATCATTTCATTGAGTTCTTTTTGAAAATCATTGCTGTTATCTTGTAAAATAGAATCTAAAATAGAAAAAATATGAGGGTGACTTTTATTCAGCCCTTGTCCAAAAATAATGAGCGAACGTGTTAAAGTATTGGACCCTTCTACTGTTATTCCTATGGGAGCGCTTCGATAAAACTTTTCTAGCATATTACTATAACCCAGACAAATACCAGCACCACCATGAATATCCAATGCTTCATTTAATACAATTCTACCTCTTTCGGTTGTTTGTTGTTTCATAATAGCACTTAATACAGCGGGCGAATTACCATCATCTAAAATGGTATTGGTCAATGCAACAGATGATTGAATAACCCATGTGTGATAAAAAATATTGTTCATTTTTTCTTGTATTGCCTCCATTTTTGATAATGGCATACGAAATTGGTCGCGAATTTGTATATAATGATACATTCCAAAAGCAGCAACTTTACTACTGGCATTTGCAGTTGCAGGTAAGCTTACACCACGTCCTGCAGATAAACATTCCATTAACATCTTCCACCCTTCGCCGATATTATCTGAACCACCAATAATTTGGTCCAATTCAATATATATGGTTCCTTTGATAGTTCCATTAGGAAATCCAGCATTCATTGGATTATGATGTGTTTCTTGAATTAATCCTTCGTGTTCTCTTTTCACCAAGGCCAGTGAAACGCCTGTTTTACCCAATAAATTTTGCGGGTCTTCCAAATTAAAAGCAATACCCATTAAATTAGCCACTGGTGCCAACGTAATATATCTTTTGTTTAATTTTAGTTTTATCATTTTCTTGCCATCTTTTTCAACAACGATTCCAGTATCAATGCTTCCTGTAGCATCTGAACCATTATTGGGACCCGTTAACCCGAAACAAGGTATGAAATCTCCATTTGCCAATTTAGGTAAAAAATACTCCTTTTGTTCGTCTGTTCCGTATAACCCAATTAGTTCACCTGGACCAAGTGAATTTGGAACCATTGTAGCAACACCTAATGCTGGGTCGACACTTGCGATTTTTGTTAAAATGTCAGATAATTCGCTGACAGATAATTTAATTCCGCCGTATTTTTCACTAATTAAAAAACTAAAAAATTTATTTTTTGCCAAATATTGTACCCATTTATTATTATCTTTATTTGGATATACAGGACTATTATCCCATTTTTCAAATAAATCATCTAACATACCAAAAGGAACTCGATAAGGCAATTTCGTTAGTCTAGGCAATTTTGCTTTACCCTGTAAAATTTGTCTATCTAAAGATGTATTACCACTTCGTAAGGCAGTTAATTCTGTTGGTGAAATTTTAGGAACTTTGCTTTTAGCAAACTTAAATATTCTCTGCATATTTATACCATTAAACCATGGTTAATTTTTATATTATTTAACAAAAAAACATGTAAAATACAAATGTAACATTTTTTTATTTTTTTTAAGTTAATCTTCTTTTCCATGATGTTCAGAAGGGGGAATAGGGTCGCTTATTTTATTCTTAATTTGATTAGGAACATATGTTAAGATACGAGTTGTAAGTGTTGTTCCAATTAAAATCCACATATTAGTGATAACGTCAGAACCTTTAGTGGTGACCCACAATATCCCTCTACAATAGGGAGTTCCTGTAATAAATGGTGAAATAAAGAAACCAGTAAAGGAAAGATGCGTACAATGATAAGCATAAATATTTGCTGCTACAAAATGTCCAACAATCCACAATATATAAACGGCGGATGGATACTTTAGCCAAGACATATTGTTTAGCAGAGTTGTGAAATAAGGGTGACACTGATTCACAAATTCACGCATATTCGTCATAATTTTCTATAAATAAAACATTGTGGTCCATTTTTTTTCAATTTTTATATAATATTAATGTATAATGGACGCTTTAAAAAGATTAAATCCTTTCGGAGGTAAAGAAGAAGAAGAACAATATATGCCTGTTGAAGGTGAACAAACAGCTGGACGTCGTAGAAGACGGGCAAGACGTTCTTCCAGAAAATCTAAACGTGTGGCAAAAAAATCTAGAAAATCTAAACGCGGAGCAAAAAAATCTAGAAAATCCAGAAAATCCCGCAGACGTTAAGTGTATCAATTTATACTACGAATATTAGTAATTTTCCAAAATATAAATAATAAAAATGTTTTCAAATTTATTATTTATACACTTTAGAAATCTTTATTTTTTAGAGCGCGTCTTTTTAACACGACGTTTTTTTGAGCGTGTTTTTTACGACACGTTCTTTTTTTCTATTTCGTCCGCCTAAATATTCACCAACTTTATCACTCAGTTCTATAATAAGACCCAAATCATAGTTTGTAACCTTTGATATATCACTGGGCCAATAACAATTTTATATCATCTGATACTTGAGACCCTTCATTAATAGAATAATTACTAACAAGGAATCTAGGGTCATAATTACTATCATCTGATGAAGCATTTAGTCTACGCAACGCTTCGCCATCAAATGTACCGCGTACAATATCATTATCGTTGAGATGAAAAGAATAACGTTTATTATATTTTGTGCGAACTTAAATGTCCGAAGGTGTATAAAGGGGGGGGTTTTCCATTTATAAATACTATATTTGGATAAAAAACATATTCGCATGTAAAAAACATATTCAACATTCACAAATACATTTTTTATTTTTTATTATTATTTAGTTCATGAATAATTGTTGATTGAGTATCACTTTCAAGTGAAAATTTGAAATCCCCATCATCGTGTATTAATGCAACATTTCCGTGTCCATGGTGAATTAATCTAAAGCCGTTTAAACCTTTTTTGCTTATAAGCATATTATATTTTTCGTCATTTAATGGCAAAATCGAAGTAAAACTTTTCATACTATCTATCTATATTTATAACCAAATTAAATTTTATACTTTTATTCAATTTTTATTAATGCATCTTTTTATTGGGAAATTTTTATTTATAGTTGTAAAGTATAACATGTCAGTTGGTTTAAAATTAGACGATGGTAAGTATCTTTTGATTGGTTCCTTCATAGATCGTGATAATCCAACAAATATTGTTGTTGTTACCGATGAAGATGATATTCACAAATTAACACTTCAATATGATTCAGGAAACAACATAGATTTTGTTTACGACAAAGATGTAAAAAAATATGGAATGGGAATAACAATCACAGAAAAAAAAACAGATACAACATATATTGTTAGTGATTTTATGGGTATCGAGGGAACATTGACAAGAATTGGCGATGAGATAAAAGAAGACACATATAATTTATCTGGTACAAATTATGACGTAGATAAGCCTACCAAAGCAATTGTTACAAAAACCAACAATACAAGTCAAATTAACATAATTGCAAAGAATGGCATTCAAACAACATTAGATTATGACGCAGACACAGGAAAATATGGTGAAATATTAGAAGCATTTAAGCAAAGTGACGAAACGTATATTATAAAAGGTGGAAATTACAACAATGGAAAACTAGAAATATATGTTTATGGTGAAAAAATAAATCCAGGTCGATATATATTAAATGGTACTAAATATACTTCTGGAACAAACGTTGAAGTGGTTGTAACCGAAGATAATATATTTGGTATTTTAAATCCAGGTGGAAATATTCTTTTAGATTATGAAGAGAAATACGGGCGTTATCAAGACATTTATGCAAAAAAAAACGTGAATAATAGATATTCTTATACCATTACCGATGATTTGGGCAACACCGGAACATTATTTTTATTACAATCGCGTATTTCTGAAGGAGAATATACAATATCAAATGGCTTATATGATAGTAATGAATTAACTAGAGTAACTATCCTTAGCAATTTTGACATTATGGTTATCAAAAATAGTGATTCACAATTTATATTAAAATATAATCAAATTACTGCAAAATATGGTGATATTTATGCGTATAGTAATGTAGATAATAGTTACACGTTAAAGAAAGATTCAGGTGAAACATCCATTTTAAAATTAGTTAATTTATTTGAAACACAAAAAGTAAAACGTGGTAATGTGTTAGTAGGTAAAGAATTAATTCATTCTACAAAAAAAGATGAAAATAATAATTTTATGCTTTATTTTAAAGCAGGTGATGAAAATTCTATACTAGATGTGGGTGGCAATACAGACGGAACCAAAGGTTTTATTGTGTTAATTGTTTACGATTATTATAAAAATCACTGGCGTCAATTAGACAGAACTTCAATGCAAAATGGTTTTGATTATCGTGGTAGATACGTAGAAATAAAAAATAATAATATTAGTGAACCAAGTGAATGGGATGGTAGTAGTGCTTTGAAATTTGAAGTATTATATATTAATTCGACCGCAGATAATTATGTAGATGCAATTTACTATATCAATAATGACTTCACGCGATTTACAGATATTGGTGCGACCGATAAAAATACTAGTTCTACGAATATTAGTGACGTAAGCATTAGTTGCACTGATATGAATAAATTAATCCAAATGGTGTTTAAAACACAATTATCCGCAAATAATATTAAATCAATAAATGATATAACAAATCCATACGACCCAAGAAAAAATACGTTTAATAGTATTGTAGATGATAGTGCTGTTACCGCAAACGAAGCATACGAGGAAATCAAAAAATACAAATGTGAAACAAAGACAGCACCTATTTATCAGCGAAAAATAAAACAAAAGGTATCAATGAGCTTTGCTAATCTCAAGTAATTTATTCAATACATGAAAAATACATAAAGATATAATGATTGTTATCATAATGACTACAACATATACAATCGAACCTGAAAATAAAAATTGCATCTATGAAGAAGAACATTACTGCAAACAATTATCTACTGGTAAACGCGCTACTATATTATATACTAAAAATTGGCGTTGGGGGTCATTTGAAATTACCTTAACAGATGAAGAAAAGGAAGAAGTTGAGAAAAGTGACAATATTTCATTGAATTCTTATGGTGCTTCGGGTATAGAAATGACTGATGGTTGGTTTTATTCTGCAGAATTAAAAAACGAAAAGAATTTCAGCGAAGAAGAAAAATCGGAAATATTACTATCAATATGTACTGACGAAGAAGAAGATGTATGTTACAATAATTGCGATCTGGATGTTATGGAAGAAAATGGATGGTATCTAGATGATACTGAATATAGTATTATATCTGGATGTATTCTAGAGTAAGCAATGTCAAAAAAATATTATTAATTAATACCATATAATATTAATTACTAATTACTAATTATTCAAACCAACATATATGTCATAAAAAAATATTTTTTTATATATTTTACTAAAATAAGTTATTCAAAATCTAAATATAGAGCATATGGAGTGAAGGGTTCATCTTTTTATCAAGCTTAATCAGCTTGTCAACAATATCTTTGGTAACCTTGAAAGGAAATTCTACTTTCAACGACATTTCTGTTTCAAACAGATTGGTCTCGGGCTTCATCAAGCGATACAAATTTAGCTTGGTATAAATAATCTCCATACAACGTTTTAGGTTTCTCATACCATCCTCCTTGTTGGTATAGTTTTCGATAATATGTTCGATAACATCATCTTCGAAAATAATCTCGTCATCGCTAAACTTGACTTCATCACGAATCTTGGGAAGCAGATGCTTATCGCAAATAATCTTCTTTTCCTTCGTTTCGTATCCTTTGGTTTGAATACGATACATTCTATCACGAAGAATAGGGTTGACTTTGGATTCGTCGTTGTAACTGAAGATAAACATACACTTGCTCAAATCGAAATTAATTTCCGAAAAGTACTTGTCGTGATATTCGCTGTTCTGACTCGTATCTGTAAGATGAGTAAGAATTCCAATAATTTCTTCACCTTTAGGCGTGTCACTTACCTTATCCAATTCATCGAAATAAATGACTGGATTCATGCACTTGCTCTTCATCAAGATATCAACAATTTGACCCCAAGTACTACCCTCATAAGTATAACTATGACCTTCCAAGAAACTACTATCCGTTGCACCACCGAGTGCAATGAAGGCAAATTCACGTCCTAGAATTTTGCTGATACCTTCTTTGACAAGTGTTGTCTTACCGGTACCCATGGGTCCTTTAATTGCAATTGCACTCCCAATTGCTTTAGGGTTAGTAATAAGTTGTCCAACCATCTGCATAATCTGCATCTTGGCATCGTTGAGTCCATAGACAGCTTCATCAAGGATATTCTTGGCATTTTCCATGAAGTTATGGCAAGCTTCAATGCCATCGTTGCGTGAAACAGGCAATGAATGGTAAACACCAAAAGGAATCTTCATAAAAGTATCAATCCAATTTTTCACTTTATAGAATTCACCTCCTCCAGGCTCCATGTACCGAAGCATATTGATCTTCTTCATGGCGCATGCCTTGAAATGAGTAGGCATATCAGATTCAAGAAGACTAATACGATATGGCTTATCAACGGAAATAATTTTGTTGATTTCCTCTACTTCCGTTAGAATCTTGGTTTGCTCTTGAATGGGCATACTTTTAAAGAATACAAAATCGTTCATATTTTTCTTGTTTGAAATAAGTTCGCGAAATCTTGTACTATTCTTGGTCTTTACCTTATTGTCCTTTTTTTCTTGGTTCTTTTTGTAAGTTTTAAGTTTTTTCTCGGAAATCTTAATTGCATCGCGAATAACCATGGAATCTACATTATTCTTTTGGATTTCATGAAGCTCTGCAAGTAGTTTTTCCTCTTTTTCAAAATCAATCATAACATCATTTTTCTTACTTACCTCTACCTCCTCATCTTCTTCCTCCTCCTCTTCTTCATCCTCATCCTCTTCTTCATCCTCATCCTCTTCGTAATCCTCCTCGTCTTCGTCCTCATCCTCGTAATCAGAATCCTCTTCAGAATCATAATCCTCGTCATCATATTCGTCATCCTCTTCGTCATACTTTCCACGTCGACGCAGACTTTTAGGGTCAATGGAAAGAACAATGTTTACTGCTTGGTTTGCATCTTCTTCATCTTCCTCCTCGTCATCCTCACTCTCGGATTCAACAATTTTTTTTTTAGATTTCTTAATATTTTTTTTGCCTTTCGGACTTTTGGCATCTTTAGCACGTTGAAGTTCCTTCTTCGCATGTTTTGAAGGAAACATCTTGTGCAAGAATTTCTTCCATTGAACAGGGTCCATAATGTCCTCATCTTCACTCTCTGCTTCTTCCAATTCTTCTTCGCTAGAAGAATCAGATTCAACAATGCGCTTCGACTTGGTTTTTTCCTCTTCGCGTGAAGAATTTCCTTTAAGTTGCTTGCCTTTGTTATCGTTAGTTTTCACCATTTTGACTTCTTTTATAATTCAACATTCCGTCTTTAAATATATTTCAATTTTTATATAAATATACAACAACCAAAATTTCTCGAGAATAATAAAAATCTAGCGAATATAATATAATGGACAATAATGCGAAACTAAAAATACTTTTGAATTCTTTAAAAAGATTAAAGAAAGAAGCGATTTATTATAATAAAGAACTAAACGATAATGAAAATAAATTAAATAACATGATAAGAGAAAAAAAGGACAAATATGATATAAAAAAGCAGGAAGAAATTCTAGATGAAACAAAACTCATGATACCAAACGCAAAAAAGCGTTTACAAAATAAAATAGACGAGTTTGAAAATTTCGTGCAAGATGCCCAATTCGATTTAAATTTAGATGAAGAAATAATGAAAGAAATAAACAATGTGTCCGAAATTTTAAAAGAGGAACATTAATTCAAAATGCGTTTTAATAATTTATTTTTAAAAACTTGATTCCATTTAAAAATAAAATTGAATTAAAACAATCTAAATATTATGTGTAGTATATAAGGAAGATGCCAAAAAATAACAATCTTCGCGCAAACAACAAGCAAACGGCTAAAATCGTGGGCATCCAGTTTAGTATTCTTTCACCAGAAGAAATACGACGTGCCTCGGTTGCCGAAATTACTTCGCGTGATACATATGATAATAACAAACCAAAAATTGGAGGACTTTTTGACCCTCGCATGGGTGTATTGGAACCAGGACTCATTTGCCCAACAGATGGTCTTGATTATACACAAACCCCCGGTTACTTTGGTCACATTGAACTTGCCAAACCTGTCTTTTACATCCAATATCTTAATACTTTAATGAAAATTCTTAGAAGTGTATGTTTTAAATGTAGTAAATTATTAGTTGATAAAGAAAAATATAAGCAAGCACTGAAATTAGAATATGAAGAACGTTGGAATTATGTATTTGCTATTGCAAACAAGGCCAAACGCTGTTGTGGTTGTGAAAATGAACCAGGTTGTGGTTATAAACAACCTATAAAATTTAGAAAAGAAGGACTAGCGAACATCTTTGCTGAATGGGAAACGAACGATAATATGTCACAAGAAGAATTGGAAAATTCTGTTATGCGCATTAGTCCTGAAATGGTCGTAAAAATATTGCGTCGTATTAGTGATGAAGACGTTACATTTATGGGTTTTAACCCTCTATGGTCACGTCCAGAATGGATGGTATGTCAAGTGTTAGCCGTTCCTCCTCCTGCTGTACGACCTTCGGTCAAACACGACGCACAACAGCGTAGCGAAGATGACATCACACATACTATTGTAAATATTATCAAAACAAACAAAATTCTTGAAGAAAAAATGAAACAAAATCCTCCTGCGCCCGAGAATGTAATTGACGATTGGGCAACCATGCTTCAATACTATATTGCTACACAAGTAGATAATAAAATTCCTGGTGTAGCAGCAGTTGCTCAGCGTTCTGGTCGTCCATTGAAATCTATCAAGGAACGTCTAAATGGTAAAACAGGACGCGTAAGAGGAAATTTGATGGGAAAGCGTGTAGATTATAGTGCGCGTTCTGTTATTACTGCAGACCCAAATATTTCGATTCGTGAACTAGGTGTTCCATTGAAAGTTGCAAAAAATATCACAAAACCCGTTGTAGTAAACGATAAAAATAAATCATTCCTTCTAAAACTTATTCAAAATGGTGCAGATAATTGGCCAGGTGCGAAAATTCTTGAAAAGAAAAATGGCGACAATATTTCACTTCGTTACGCGGATGTTAAAAACGTTACTATTGAAAATGGAGACATTGTTCATCGTCACATGATGAATGGTGATAACATTCTTTTCAATCGTCAACCTACGTTACATAGAATGAGCATGATGAGTCATCGTGTAAGAGTTATGAAACGCGGCGATACATTTCGCATGAACGTTGCTGATACTAAACCATATAACGCTGATTTTGATGGTGATGAAATGAATCTTCATATGCCTCAAGATATGGAATCCGAATCTGAGTTGATGAACATGGCCGCCGTGCATCATCAATTGGTGAGTCCAGCAAACAATGCAACTATTGTTGGTATTTTCCAAGATTCACTACTCGGTTCATTCCGTATTACGCGCGAAAACGTTAATTTTACACCACGTCAGGCAATGAATTTGCTTATGAATTATGATAATGTAAACCCTGAACTTTTGGAGGGGAAAAATAAAATAAAATATAATGAAGTATTGACGCAAATTATGCCACCATTGACATTAATCCATAAAAATAAATTATTCAAAGAAAGTGAAGATTACGAAACTTCCAACAATGTACTTGATATTCGCAATGGTGTGTATAATAAGGGAAAGTTAGAAAAAGGTATGCTTGGTTCAGGAACCAAAGGTATTCTCCATCGTGTAACAAATGATTTCGGTAATGTTCGTGCTGCAAAATTTATCGACGACCTTCAAAATATTGTGACAGATTACATGAATACTAGTGGTTTCAGTGTAGGTATAAGTGATTTGATTTCGAATCAAGAAACAAATCAAAGTATTGTTGATATTATTAGTAAGAAAAAAAGTGAAGTGAAAGATTTGCTTGACACTATTCATTTGGGAGTATTTGAAAACAATACGGGTAAACCCAACATCGAAGAATTTGAAATGCAAGTTAATGCAATTTTGAGTGGTGCTACAAAGGAGGCCGGCAATATTGGTTTGAAGAATTTGGATGAAAATAATCGTTTTGTTCAAATGGTCAATGCCGGTTCAAAAGGTAGCGACTTGAATATTTCACAGATGATTAGTTGTTTGGGACAGCAAAATGTAAATGGTAAACGTATTCCTTATGGTTTCGATAACCGCACATTACCTCACTTTTCGAAATACGATGATTCAATGGCAGCCCGTGGTTTTGTAGAGAGTTCTTACATTTCTGGTCTTCGTCCAGAGGAATTATTCTTTCATGCAATGGGTGGTCGTGTTGGTTTGATTGATACAGCTGTTAAAACATCACAAACCGGTTATATTCAACGTCGTCTTATTAAAGGTATGGAAGATTTGAAAGTAGAATATGATATGACCGTTCGCAATAACAAAAACAAAATTGTACAATTTTCATATGGTGACGACAATATGGATACAGTTCGCGTAGAAGGACAGCATTTGCCATTAACAACCATGACTATGGAAGATGTATATCAACATTTCCATATTTACGATGAAAGTGATAGCAAAACATTTTCCAAACCTTTTACACCAAAAGTAAATTCGCGTATGAAAAAACAAAAAGCAGATGTAATTAAAATTTGCGAAGAACGTGTAAATCGCTTTATTGAACTTCAAGATAAAATTGTCAAAAATGTCTATAAAAACACAAATGATAGTCGTGTATATCATTCCGTAGCTTTCCAGCACATTATTCAAAATATACAGCATCAATGCAATTTGAGCGGCAATTCACTTGTTGATATTAGTCCACTCGAATGTTTCCAAAAAATAGAAAGAACAATGGAGATTTTAAGAAATATTCATTATGCTCCTCCCAATCAGTTATTTGAAATATTGTTTTACTATTATTTGTCACCAAAACAATTACTATTTGTAAAACGTTTTAATGCATCTTCACTTCAGCTTCTTTTGGATACAATTGTAATGACTTACAAACGCGCAATTGTAGCACCCGGTGAAATGGTCGGTATGATTGCTGCACAATCTATTGGAGAACCAACAACACAGATGACATTGAATACATTTCATTTTGCAGGTGTAGCTTCTAAGTCAAATGTAACTCGTGGTGTTCCACGTATTGAAGAAATCCTTAGTTTGTCTGAAAATCCTAAAAATCCAGCATTGACCATTTCATTGAAAAAGGAAGATGAACAAGAAAGAACCAAAGCACAATCAATTATGTATAACATCGAACATACTAAACTTCAAGATATTGTATCAAGTATTCAAATATGTTTTGACCCTAATGATAGTAACACATTGATTAGTGAAGACGATACATTAATGTCACAATTTATGTATTATGAAAATATGATTGACGAATGTGCTGGAAACGTAAAAGTCGATGAGTCGAATGATAAATCCAAGTGGGTTATTCGCATGCATATGAATAAGGAAGAAATGTTAGAAAAAAATATTACAATGGAAGATGTACATTATGCAATTACTAGTGTACATAAAGATGAGGTAAAATGTGTATTTAATGATTACAATGATGATAACATTGTGTTTCGCATCCGCATGAAAAAACCTAAGAAAAAGGGTGATAATTCATTGGACCAATCTGATGAAATTTATGTATTGAAAAATTTCCAAGACAATCTTTTGAACAATATTGTCCTACGTGGTGTTAAGAATATTAAAAAGGTATTGCTACGTAAAGTACAAGAAGTCAAGAAAAATGAAGGAAGTTATGAAAACATTGAAAAATGGGTTCTAGATACAGTAGGAAATAACCTGTTGGATGCACTTATGCTTGATTATATTGATCCTACACGTACAACAAGCAATAATATTATTGAAACATATAATGTACTTGGTATTGAAGCAGCACGTCAAACTATTTACGATGAACTGGTAGAAGTCATCGAATTCGACGGCACTTATATTAACGCACATCATTTGAATATATTGTGTGACCGAATGAGTTACAATACTAAAATGACATCTATCTTTAGACATGGTATTAACAATGATAATATTGGTCCTATTGCAAAAGCATCTTTTGAAGAAACACCTGAAATGTTTTTGAAAGCAGCGCGTCATGGTGAGTTGGATAATATGCGTGGCGTATCATCGAATGTCATGTGTGGCCAAGAAGGTAACTTTGGTACAAGTGCTTTCCAAGTAGTTTTGGATATTGAACAAATGCAACAACTTGAACCAGTCCAATATGAGAAATTTGATAATTTGATGGATAATATGCCTGAAATGTCTGCCGAAGAACAACAAGAATTTTGCTCAACTGACCAAATACAGATCGCAAATAATATGAAACATTTAAATAAAACCATCAAGGACGATGATGATGATTATATGCCTAACTTTTAAAGCAATTGCAAATAATAGTATCTAGATAAAATATGTATATTAGTATTTTTTATACAATTACATATAAAAAAATAAGTTTAAAGTTAATTTGTTATAGTTTAATAACAAATGAACGAGAAATTTACATTTAATTTTGGTTTTAAAAAAGAACCAATACATAGCATTAACCTCATAAAAAATAGGATATGTGAACAAGAAAATATAGTACATTTGGATAAACCAAATATTGAAAATCGTGATTTATTTGATTTGGGAGATGGTCATCGCGTAACTAACTCATTTAGTCGTTTAAGCGTATATAGTTTTTTTTATTCTCCGTTTAATAAAAAATGCACTATTCAATCATTATCAGATTTATTAAATAATAGTTTTTACAACGACGAATCTAAAATTCATATTATTCGTATTTATACTAAAATCAAAAAATGCTATAACATATTTTCAAGATTGGCGAGAAATTTTAAATGGAATAAAATGAAAATATACGATAATAGTTATGACTTATGTATGAATAATCTAAGCGATTATAAAAAAACGACTTTAATAGAAATTGCTGAGGATAATGTTAGATATGTTTTTAGAATCAGTGATATGATTAAAATATTTAATAATGCATTAACTAGTAATTATGAAATGTTTGCAGAACCTCAAGAAATAAAAAATCCATATACGAATAAAGAAATATCACTACATAATTTATATAATATTTATTATACAATTAAATATTCTAATATTATTATGCCTACATTAGTACATATATATTATTTGTCTAACTTTGATATAGATGACTTGTTATTGAATAACGAAGAAAAAATTCGCGATATGTCTATTGCATCATATACTAAAAATTTAAATGGAAAAAGATTAAATAAAATCATTCGTGAAATGTTTGAGCGATATCGTTATAGTTTTCGTTTGAAAGTAAATAATGAATTTCCCATGGAAAAATTAAATGAAATATTTTTACCTTTTGTAAAATTATATATTCAAATTAGATATACACTAAGTAGAACAAAAAGAACTAGATTTGTTTATACACTCAGACATAAATTAGTGTTATTTTGTAAATATGCACCATTATTTGGACGAAAAATTATAAAAATAAATAATAATAAAAAACAATATTTTTTTAATAGTAATTGTAAAAGGTTTGACGAACTAAAAATCAATATAATCGAACAACCCGAATTAGGTAATAATATTATTTATGAGGACGATTCTGAAACAAGTGATAGTGATTCATCTGAGAATAACGAAGATGAAACTAATATTCAAAATATTGTTGTAAATGAAACCAATACATTCGCAAATTTTCATACGATTCAACATCCCAATTGGAATACAGCTAGGCATTTAATTAACAATGACCCAATATCATTGTATAGTTATAACAATAATACACCAAATAATACAACTAATACTACAAGTAATACTACAAGTAATACTACAAGTAATAATGTGGAAGAAGAAGAAGAAGAAGAAGAAGAAGAAGAAGAAGAAGAAGAAATTCGTCCTTTTCCATATAATTATGACAGCCATTAAACATTGCAAATCATTTATAAAACTAATAAAATTATAAACGATTTATTTTGGAACACATTTTTGTAATTTTTTGTTCCATTTAGTTCCTTTTGGACATCTCTTAGGTTTTACTTCTATACGTTCTAGTTCATTATTAGAATCACTCATTGCTTCAAATTGTGATTTATTCGTTTTTAAAGATGTCTTTTTCAACGGACTTATACGTACAAAATTTTCTATATTATCCATATGTTCATTAATATCATATAATTCTTTTGAAACAGGTAATACATAATCATGTGCACTTTCTTTATATTCTACATATTTATATAATTCGTTATCATTATATATATCTTTGTCACCTAACATTTTCTGAGTTATTAAAATTTCATTCTTTTTACTTCGATGGTTATTCATAAATAAGTATTGGTCATCAATCGAAATATAATGTTGAACACGATAATTCGTAACTATTTCACTTATTAATTTCATCATTTGATTTTCGTTGTATTTTATGTTTTCATGCTCGTATAGTTTGTCAAATAATTCTTTCAGGCGCACTATTTTCATTTTTTCATCTAATTCGTAATCAACTAGTATAGATTTATATTCATAGCTAATATGTTTATATTTATCTTTGTGTAAAAAACTTCGCAATTCCTGTTTTAAACGTTTCATATTGTCTAGAATTCGAATATAAACTTTCTAATTCAGTTGGTAATTCATTTTTGGTGTTTATTTTATCATTCATCATTTCATCGATATGTATCATACTATTTTGATATGGCACAAAATAATTATTTTCACCATGTGCGAATTCTTTATTACTAATTTGTTCGGGTAATTTTAATGGAACTAATAAATTATCACTAGTTTTAATACCGAACACTACAGTTTTTTTCTACTATTTGTTCCACTGGTTCACAAGGTATTTTATTACGTGTAACATTATATATGTATTTCAAATTATCGTATGTTGTAGTAAAATCATGAAATTCATAATCTGATATATAAATAGAGGGTAAATAGTTTACAATACTACTTAATTTACATGGAATGTATGTTTTATGGTGTTCATCTTTATATTTATATTTACATACTACACCTGAAATGCGACCATTATAATAAATTACTTGATTTCAATATTTCGATTCCATACTTATTCAACGTATTTAATAACGTATTCCAATGTATTTTCTTTATAGACATATTTCATTTCATCAAATGACCTAACACCACAATATTTTTTTCTATCGTTTTGTAAAGCTTCAAATTTAATAAAGAGAGTGTGCAAATATTTATTATAAAATTTAAAACTATGTATCATAATATTTTTTGATGAATTGCTGTAAATTGGTTCATAATAGTTACCATGTTTCATAAACAATATTGTTTGTCGTGATCTTTCAAATGTAGACGATTTATAAAAATTAGTGGGACAAATGAAACTGAAATTGTTAGTGACATCCATATTTTCGGCTTCCAATATGACAATATTAACACCTTCTTTAAATAATTCATTATTTGGCTCACAAATCAAATCATATAAATAAAAATAATCCAACGAAGGACTTTTTTTAATAAAAGCCTTGAAATTATTGTATGCGTTCGTCATTAAATTGAATAATGGTTTGTTCACTCGATACATATTTTGATAAGTAATCGATTTTTTTAATTTTTCACTTATTTTGTTGTCTTCAGTCGATTTTCCAAATATTTGTATCAAATTTCCATTTTGTAGAGATACGAAACGATCTAAGTCCAATGCATCTATCAATTTTTCACGTACCTGTTTTACATCAAATTGTGGTATGTTACCTAATTTTAACTCCTTTTCGTTTTGTTCTATATACAATACTGAACCTAATGCAGATAAAAAGGAATTAGTATCCTTTTTTATTCCAAAACGTAACATACAGAAACTTTCTTCGCATTTTATCCCCTCTCCATCCATCATGGCCTGAATATTCAATGGCAAATACCCCCATTTTTGAGGTTCAAGTGGAAATTTATTATGTTGTTGAATATAATTATATTTTTGTTTAATATTTTTTTCGTCCGTTTTTGTTTTCTTTTCTTCACTTTTTTGACTTTCTTCTCTTAATGCATCGCTAGATTTTTTTTCTTCGCCATTTGCCATACATCTAGTATTTATTACAGTCTTTTTGCTCCTTTTTAAAACAACAAGGTATACATGATTTTTTACTTACGGAAGGATAAGTATATTCATAATCACCATCTTTATTACGATGTACTTTAGAATTATTAAATTCTATAATTTCTGCGTAACTATTGTCCATTTTTTTACATTTTTCGCTAACTAATTTACCATTTTCCATTTTAACATCGGTGGGTCTTAAAGGAATATTTTTTTCTTCGCACCAATATCTTGGGCAAATATAATAATTCATGTGTTCTTTATCACTTCCGTAATGTAATGCTTTTGTAAATGCACTTTTATCTGCGCTTTTCATTTCATCTGCTGTTAATGAAACAGGTTGACGTTGTGCGGAAGACGGACAAAAACGACTATATACCAATCCTTCTTTCTTATCACTTTTAAATAAATAAGGGTCGCGTTCTTCCATACGTCTCTGCATTAAATTACGTTCGCCACCCAAAAAACTATCTTGACTATTATTATCACTATTATCGAAAAACATCGTCATCATCATCTTCGTCGTCATTTCCAAATTCAAACCCTTTTTCACTTGTAAAAGAACTAGCACGCGAACGTTGTGAGTGTTTATCGAATAAATCTTCTACTTCACTTGTGTCGTCTTCAAAAATAAACCCTTCTTCGGTTTCGTCCGGTTCTTTCTCTTCGTCTGCTAGTTTTTCAGGCTCTTTTTTTGGTAATTGAACATTTCCTGTTTGTATTTGTTCGATGAATTTATTTGGACTTTCAGGCAATCTTAAGAAGAGAAAACAAATAATATTGTAAATATTCTATCATCCCAATACTACTAATATTTTCAACCTTCAAATTGTATAAACGTTTTTTTGCATCTACTAATTCAAAAGTAGCTGTCATTTTCTTGGGATTTTTTAATCGAAACATGGGAATAATATAGAATTTAGTATATTGTTTTGTCTGCTCGATAATTTGAAAATACGAACTTAATGCATTATCTAATTGTATTAAATTTTTCATAACACGTATATCATCATTAATTATTTGACTATGCATTAATCTTACATTATCAACTATTACCGATTGCGAGAAAAAAGTTTGAAATAATGGTAATGTAACTCCACTATGATCAAAATATTGATTAATATATTCAATAACACTATTATATTTTTCTTTTAACATACTTTCAAAATCATGCAATTCTATTTTTTTCCCTTTATTGTCAAAACGTTTATCATCAAGTAACTTTTCATTATTCATTGAGATTTGTACATGCCCTGTTTCATAAATTTCAATAATCATTGGGAAAACATGTTTATTTAATTGATGTTCACAATAAATACCAACATAACGCTTCTTAGCACTGGCCATTTCAGTTTGAATTTTTTGCAAATATACACGACGTAAAATAGGTTCCTTATATTGGTTGGTTGCAATTTTAAATAATTTTTCTTCCTTCATACCTGGATTATATTTTGTTAAAAATACATGCTTTTCGTCATTTGTAGGCAATATTTTAAACAAGGTTTCCAATGAAATATACATTTTTTTTTCAGGTATTAAAATAATCTTCATATGGTCTATTTTTGGCTCTTTTGAGCCATACGAAGAATGAAAATAATAATGTATAATATCTTTTGAACGGAAACTACTTTCCATTTCTTCATTATCCTGCTTTAATTTTTTACGAATACTTGTAAAAGTTTCTGAACTTATATTTTCATCTTTTAACATTGGATAATACAATTCCACGATTTTCTTGGTAGTATTTGTAAAAGATGCATGAAATGGTATACAAAATATATTGGTAGAACTTAATAAGTATTGAAATAATGGTAAATTCGGTGTAAATTCACTTGTATAATTGAAAACATCTTTTTCATAATTATGTGGATTATGAAAATATTGAAACCTGTATTGCGTTTTAAATTGTATTCCAAGAGGTTGTTTTACACTTTTGATATGTTCTAATAATTTCATATCTTTCAAATCAAAATATTCAAACAATGTTTTTTCATTTTCTATTACACTTTCTTCAAAACTCTTATCTACAATGCAATTTTCCAAAAAATATAATAAACGTTCTTTTGAGATATAACCCTTCATAAGTTAAATAATCAATTATATTATCATAATTAAAATCTACCTTTGTTTCACCATACAAATATAATTCTTGGTATGAATACATATCGTTTATTTTTGATATTTTATATGATATTTCTTCCCATGTATTGCTATTATATATGCTTTCATTTATAAATGTTACATTAGTAAAATCCTCCTTCATATATTTGTAATCATTTTCACTAAATATAATATCAATAAACTGACTTTGTCTAGGGTCATTTTTGAAATCACGCTCGATTTTTTGTAATTTACTTAATTCTATATTACCAACGAAAACAAAAATATTATAATTATTCTGGTCTTTATCATAAATGAAAACTTTATATATATTGTCACTCATATATATCAAGTATATAAATTTATACATTAAAAATCATAATATGGATTATCTTTAATAGTCATGCCACAATATTGTTGTGGTTTTTTTTTATAATCTACAGGTTGGTATATGGAAGCCTTCTTTGCATTTTTAAGTAAAAATTTAAAATTTGCCCAAAATTCCGGTTTATGACCTACAGATTCAGTCATTACATGTGATAACTCATGAAATGCTACAAATGTTAATGTATCTAAATCTATTAATTTATTTCCTTCTTTTGTTGTATTTAAACAAAATGCTATTTTTTCACCTTTATTTTCACTATATGCGGTTAAACTGCTTGTTGGTAATGTTTCCTGAATTGTTTTTGGATTAAAATTTTCTACTAAACGTTTTACGTCAACGTTTGTAGGGTGTTTTTCACCAACATATCTAACTAATTGTTTGCATCTTTCACAAGCTTGAGCTAATAAATCAGCTGCTAATTCTAGTTTATTGCGTTCACGTACACAATATTTATTACCATCAACATCTGATACAATACATTTTAACTGAAACATATCTGATTCTTTATATATTTTGTAACTTAATACCATGACTAAAAATATTAAAATATATGCTAAAAAATTAGTTTCCAACATATATTTTGGTAAGATTTATATTTTTTCATAATTTATAATTGAGAGCTTATTGTTGTAAAGCAGGAGCTGAACCGAGTTCTAAAGGTACGCGCATGGTATCTGCTTCAATTGTTGTGTTGTGCCAAGGACCTACGTTTACTTGAGGTACAGGAGGGTCGGAACGTAATTGTTGGTTAGCATTTCTTAATGATTGACCAACAGTGTTTATTCCAATATGATGACCAGCTTTTAAGAGATTTACGTCAGATAAATCACCTTGTCCTACAGGATTAAGACGTGCCCATTCACTATTAGTGTCTTGGGGTAATAATTCTTTGGGGTCTTGAAGTGAATCTTGAGTATTGCAATTTGCTAGTCCAGGTGTAGAAGTTTTAATATTTTCAACTTGAGCAAAATCTGCATTGGTTCCTAAAGGACCAGCAGGATTAACATTTGCGTTATCCATTACAGGAGCATTTCCTCCTTCACCATTATAAGCACGATTGTTTGTCATGCTATCCATAGTTGCAGATTTTGATCCAGAATAATATCCAATTCCCATGATACCAATTAAAAGAGCAATTAACAATAACATATTGTTCGATACGAATGATGTTACTTTTTTAATGAGTGAAGCCATTATATATAAAAATGCTATAAAAAAAAATTATAAAATTATGTTGAATTATCATGATTGTTTCATAAAAATATTCTTTTATGTTTCTACTAAATTTTCTTCGTTTTCATTGTCATCATCGGAGAAACTTTCTAAACTATCTGCGTTACTTTCTAAATCACTAGTATGAATTGTTGTATTGTCATCTTCATATTCTTCATCGCTTAATTCCATAGTATCTATTAAATATTTATCTTTTATATTTTTAGCTTTCAATAAAGCTTTCAAAGCAGTTATGCGGGCCTTTTTTGCCTTTTCTTTTGCTTCTTTATATTCCTGTAAATACAAATCCTGTTTGTTTTTTAAAGTGATTGTTTCTAAATTATCAACATGTAAATCTATTTCTTGTAGTTCGCTCGGTAGTTCTTGATTTATTTCTAAATGTTCATTAATATCTGCTTCATTTAATGATTCTTCTTTTTCCTCAACAATCTTATTATCGCCTAATGTTATATCTACTTCAGCTAAATTGTTGTCAATATTTAAATCTTCAATATTTTCAATATTTTCAATGGAAATTTCCTTAACTTCTGTTTCACCAATTGTTTCATTATCAATATTATGAGTATCAATGTTTAATTCTACTTTATTTTCTTCTTCTAAAGGTTCAATCATTTCTTCTTCTAAAGGTTCGTTTACCTTGACTATTTTATCAGTTTCATTTGTAACATTTTCTCTTTGAATACCAGAACCACTTTGAATTAAACATTTTGAAAAGGTTGAATTATTATTTAACACCATCATTTGTTTCATCTCAACATAAATTTGAAAATTTCTCGAAGAGAATTTAATTCCATGAATATGAAGAATGCTAACAAATTCAGTGTTTTCATCAACAATATTCATTTCTAATGGATTTTCATTTTCATCAAAAATGCTTAGTTTTGAGGTTTGTAACATGCGTGGACTATTTAACATGGTTCTGCATAAGAAGAATTTACCTGATTTGAAACTCCTCAATGATGATGTAAATATATTTTCAATATCATCTGGTTCTACATCTTCATGAAACCAACTTTTTCGCTGTTCGTAAATTAACTTTTGTATTCTTTCTTCTAGATTTTCGAACCATGATAATAATTCTCTATTTTCAGATGAAAACATTAAATCACAATAATATCTTTTGGATGAGTTTACAAAACCTTGTTTACTTGTACATTTAGGCATTTGAATCATTAGTTCGTTGTTATCCGACATAATTTTCGAGAAATAACTTTGCTGTTGCAAAATTACTGGATTAGCTAAAGTTATTCGGTTAAAATTAAAAGTATCATTTGGAAGTTCAATATTATTAGACATATTATCATAAAATAAAATATTTAGTCGTTATTCACGCAAATATATATAATTTATTTAATGTAATATGATGAAAAAATCATTTTTTCATGAAATGGTCGCGTATTTAGAAACAGAAGATGTAAAAAAAGAATTACATTTCATGCTGCGTCCTATTATTGATATCATTATTCAGGAAATACAGCCTTATATTTATTTAACAATTATTTTTATTAGCTTGTGTTTTCTCTTAATTTTAGGAATATTTATTCTTTTAATTCACAATAAATATGTTTATCGTCAACACTTATTATTATAATTTTTTTCGTTTGTTATATTATAATGAGTGGTGTAATGGGAGCTATGGCACAAAATGTAAGAATGCCTAATTTAGGTATTAAAAAAAGATTAACAGGTAGAGTTGGAGGAAAAAAGAGAAGTGCTAAAAAAACAAAAAAAGCCAAAAAAGCCCGCAAATCTAGAAAAAACAAAAAAGCCCGCAAATCTAGAAAAGGAGGTTTCCCCGGTGCTATTGAACAAGCTATTGTCCCTTTCGGACTTCTTGCTGCTCAAAAACGTATGCAAAAACGTTCTAGAAAAACTCGCAAAAACTAGATGACGTTAGAATATAAACGTTTATAAAAACATAATAAAATAGTTTCATTATATTATATTATTATGAGTTTCGAAGATTCAATTAAAACATGGGTACAAATAGATAACCAAATGAAATTACTTCAAGAAAAAGTAAAGGAATTACGTGAAAAAAAAAACGATGTGGAGTTTCAAATCTACAATTACGCAGAGGATAACAAATTACAAAATGCGGTCATTGAGATTAGCGATGGAAAATTAAAATTTTCAGAAACAAAATCAACTAGTCCATTAAGTTTGAAATATGTGGAAAAATGTCTCCATGAAATTGTAAGCGATGAAAATGTAGTCAAGCAAATTATGAATTACATTAAGGAACATCGCGAAACAAAGGTAGAAAGCGCGATTAAGCGAAGTTACACTAGTTCTTAATTAAAAGATTATATTAAACCCACTTTAAGAGTATTCTGCCTTATGATTATTATGTCCATTGTAGTAGAACATATTATTATATTTGCAGTTGCTATAACATTTTTTGGGTATTTAGTAGCTAAATTATATTTTGAAGATGATTGAAACTCAATTTAGTTGAATAAATAAGTATTAAATCTAATTAAGATATATGTACGAGGAAATAAATGCCAATCAGATACAAACATTTGTAAATGATAAAAAAGAAATAGAAAGTCAAGGGATTGTTCCATTTCAACAGCAAGGGGGTGAAGGAACATTGTTATCTTTTGCTGTGCCTGCAGGATTATTTGTTTTAAATCAATTATATAAACCCAACAAAACAGCTGAAAAATGCTTAATAGATAAAAAGGACAAAATAATTGATGATGACAATTTTGAAGTTTTTTTTAAAAATAGTGGGTTTGAAAAAATAGAAAAATCTAGAAAAAAACGTAAGTCAAATGGTAGCAAAACACGTAAATCGCGCAAAATGGGTAAATCTAAAAAATAATAACATAATAATTCTAATTATTTTATTATTTATAATTCAACATGATTTTCTGTTTCGTGTATCTGTGAAATAGTTGTATCACCTTCATTTTTAATTGTATCATCATCACATATACCCATACAACATTCAGATAGAAAACAACCTATGCAAATACATACAAATAATATGATGATTAATGCAAATACTATACTATTGTTCATTTACTTATGTTTTTACTACATATATCTTTACGTAGTTTGTATAAGACTTTATAATTTTCTATACTCATTCCATGTCGAAGAATTGAATGGTGAAACTAAAATACTATTTAGTCTATCTTTGTAATAATCCGCGCGCTTATCAATTGCCTTATCTTCACGTGTTTCAACGGGTATGTCTGCTTCCGATTGTTGTTTCATTAATTCGGCTTCTGTTTCTGTCATTTGTGGTTTTACACCATAACAATTTGCACCAAATCTTACAGCAGGATTATCGATGAAACCACCATTTACACCTGGACGTCCACAATCGTGTTCATGACCTTCTTTTTCTTGTAACGCATTCCATGTACTTTTTTGTGTTGGGAAAAGAGCCATCTGTCCTTCTGACCATCCATAACTACACCATTCACCACCATCGCGATATGACTTTTCTACTTCATCGTATGTAGCTAAACGTGCACCATGTGCTTTGCATAATGCTTTTGCATCAGGATATACATAATGATTTCCAGGAATATGGAAAACTTCTTCACGTACGCCTAAATCACCTAGTCCGTCACCTAGTTCTGTAATATTTACATCTATTTTTGGATTATTTGTAAAAAAATCGCTTAATGTGGTTGTAATGTCTACACCGAAGAAATACATTAAACCATTAATTAAAATTAAAAATAAAAATACACCAAATAAAATTATTTCTAAAATACTTGTACTGGTTGTTGAACCCTCTTCACCAGTTCCCTTTCTTAATGTTAGACTAACTAATACTAAACCTAGTAATATAAGAATTAGCGGACTTGTTAAAATATTGGTTATAAAATCGTACAAATCCGATGATAATGTTGCTGATTCTACGGTTACTCCGCTCATATATATAGATTAGATGGTTTTTTTTCTGTAGAAAAGACAATATGCTTTATTTGATATTAAATCTTTTGTATTCGTTTTGCTAATATTTGTATCGTTCATATGGTACCAATTATCATTTTTCGTTTTTATCATACATGTATAATGTCCTCCACCCATTGAACCACTATGATTGCATATTGCAAACAAATCATATATATATGATTTTGCATTATAACCTTCTACATATTTTGATAAATCACAATTTTCAATTGGGAAATCGATTAAACTATGATTTTTTCTTAAGTTTGAACCATGAAAGCGTTGAAAATTGACAATCAATATATTTGGTAAACTCCAAAAAATCGTGCGCCGTTCATGAGTTTCATCGCCTGATTTTGATTCGTCTAAATATGTTTGAAAACATTCATAAATATTTGTTTCCATTTTTCCAGAAGGGATAGGTATATTCAATACAAAAAATGGTTCTGGTAAATATTCAATGCTATTATCCTCCTTTTTCTTTTTTTCATCACAGATAAAACCATAAAATAAATCTAACATTTCGCTAAATTCTTTTTCGTAAAATTGTTTCTTTGATTCAAAACATTTTTTAGCCATAATATCCTTTTTATTTTTTGGAGTTCCTTCTATTTTCATATTTACCTCACGATGTAATGACTCGTGAAAACAATTTATTAAGAAAAATAAACATTCGCCTACATCATTTTGGTCGAATCCTGTAAACTCCATTATTTTTTTCTGTTTAGCTGTTTGATGCAATGCTAACAAAAAACGTCCTGGTTTAATAATACAATTTTTTGACCATAATAATTTTTGTAATTCACCATACTCATGCAATAACTGGCTTTCAATATTTTTTTTCATATATTTTTTCGTATTTTCTTTATGTATTATTTCATTTAATTCATGACAATGACTTAAAGCTTGAATACAGCTATTTAAATAGCATGTATTACCTAAATTAACTAATCCTGATAAACCATCTCCTGATGACATTTACTTATTAAGATAAAAATATTATATTTAAACAATTTATAAATATAATATTATATTAGTATAACATGTATAATCGAAGAAGCAATTTAAATACGGATAATAATAGAATAGCTATCGTAAATGCATATATAGAAAATGCTAATAGCAATCGTTCTATTATACAGCAAATGACAGAATTAATGACGAATCAAGAATCTATGTTAAGAGACTTAGTTCAAAACGGAATTATGTCAAGTGAAAATAATAATGTATCGAACTCATATTCTACTAGAACAAATAATAGAAATTATAGTCCTCCATTATCTCGCAGAAGAACAAATGATATTAATATAAATAATGTTCCACAAACACAACGTCCTATTTCACAACGAACATCAAGAAGTTTCAATACCTCATCAAGACAACCTGAAGAAAGATTGGCAAATATGTTAGTATCAATGATGATGATGCCTTCACTTGCAGGTGAAACAAATGGATTAACAGATGAGTTTTTAAGACCTATTGTTGTAAGACCTACACGCCAACAAATAGAACGTGCAACTGAAGTAATTCGTTATGGTGACATCGAAAATCCACCAAATTCTACATGCCCTATAACATTAAATCATTTCCAAGATAATGTCAATGTAACACGTATTATGTATTGTGGTCACATATTTAGTGAAAATAGTTTAGATAATTGGTTTCGCGAAAATGTTCGTTGTCCTATGTGTCGATATGATATACGAAATTATACAGGGAGTAATATTGGTGGAAATAGTAGACGAGATATAAACGCATCAAATATAAATACTGAAAATCAAGAAATAAGTGATGATGATAATAATATGACAAGTATACTTGATGATATAGAAGAAAATAGGGAAACAGAAAATAATAATAATAGTGAAGATATTCTAAATGATGCAAATATGGCACAATCGCCAATAAATACTCCTTTCCCTAGAAATGCATTTGCTGGTTTGTTTACGAGTAGCATTGATAGTGGCAATGATGTTTCTAATATTCTAAATACATTTATGTCTGATTTGCAGAATGACTCATTATTTTCTAATTTCACCGACCAATCGCGGAACGGGCGTTTTGATGCTTCGGGCAATTATATTTTTGAAACATATATACCTATTAATTTTAATAGTAATACAAATAATAACAATTAGTTAGTTTCTGTATCTGCCATTTTTACACGAACACTTCGAATACGTTTAAAACAACATAAATAATATTCGATTTTTGTTTGTCTTTCATGTACTTCAATGAGCGAAAGTACGCGTTGTTCACTTTCCGACCAATTCTCCATAATAAATACTACTATAATAATATTAATAATATTTATTATCAATTTATATTGCTTTTACACCTTTGAAGATTTAAAATCGAACATTTATAATAAAATATAATATAATAGTATCATGAAAGATAATCGGTGTGATATACACAAAGAAACGTATAAAGATAATTATATAGTATCACCATGTAGAGCTATATGTAAAATATGCAAAAATAAGAAAGTACATGGATATAGTAATCCCGACCATATATGCAATCCATTTGGATATTTATATTTATTTCCTCAATTATGTGATAATTGTTCAGAAGAAAAAAACAAATGTAAATGGTGTTGCCCAATAACGCATTAAAATACAAATTGAAATAACTTAAACTTACTAATAGATGTAGTATTATAAGATGTCTACAATCAAAAATTACAGAGAACAATATGCATTCGCAAAAAAAGCAGCTATCAAAGCAATCAATTCAGGGCAAAATGTAGTTCTGTGGGGGTCAGGTGCCAATGGTAAAACACATCTCATGAATGAGTTGACTGATTTTATTGAATGTAATGATTATGCAATGCTTGGAGAACCTTCCAAGGGTGATACTAATTATATTAGTGAAACAATGGATTTCCTTGATAAAGAAAACTGGATTATGGCAATGAATAATCTTGAACATTTGCAATGTTCACTTAAAAATAGTGCATTCGTGCTAATTAACATGACGCAATTTAAGTATCCAAAGTACGCCAAACTTCGTTCTGGGCGTGCATAATTATCTATTAATTCTATAATTATTATAAATTGTAAAATATGCAAAAATATTTTACAATTTTTTTATCTTTTACCTTTTCTTGTTTTTTTGCCTTTTTTTGTTTTTCTACTTTTTCTTCTTCTTCTTCTCCCACCTTTCATGGTTGGTTTATGTTTTGGTGCGGATGGTAAATTGTATAGTGATATTTGCCTCTTTCTCTCTTCTACGTCTTTCATTTGCATTAATTCAAATGTACGTTTTGAAACTTTTTTATCAAAAGCCAAAAGGTCATTAAATAGTATTACAGAAAATTTATGGAGAGATATGATTTCATTCGATAAACTAACTGAATGTATAGTTGATTTCTTTGCACTTGTAAGTATTCTATTGTATTTTTTTATTATATCGTTATATAATTCCCGATACCCAATTGCTTTTTCGCTTAAATCAAGACAGCAATTGTATTTATTTACAAGTGACTCTAAACTCCTATTGATAATATTTAATACAGAAATCGACCCTTTCAATTTTTCCTGCGTTTGATTGAATATTTCTATTGTTTTTTTATTCATCGTTAATATATTGACAGATTAAAATAAAAAACGATAGCAATATTATTTACTTATTCAAATAATTATCTAGATTGAAAGAAATTAGTTATTGTATTATTTTTTTGACGCAGTAATTTCTGCAAGAATGGATCGAACAACACTTTTTTTACTTCACTCGACCGATACGATTCCCTTTTCTTCATCAAAGCTTCACCACTATATTCTTTATCATAATTCACCATGACCTCTTTCATTTTTTTCATAGTTAATGGTTTACGTTTGTAATCAGGTATTTGTTCTAAAATAAGTGCAAATAATTGCTGGATAGGTTTCATGATTTGATTTGTTATGTAAAATTCATAATCAAGTGGAACTTTATTGGAAGTAATATAATCCGGATGTTCTATTTTTTCACCTTGCAAAGCTCTCTTATCGTTATGAACAATATAAGCAAAAGGTATTCTATCACCTGCACTTGGCTTATTACCTGGATCACGCGCACCAATCCTATCAGCCAATACTTTATGAGCAATCTGCTTTGGATTCTTGTAATGCGAACGCAATGACTTGCTGATTAACAATTTATCCATCGCAACTTTTCCATCCACTAAATCTTGCAACATTTTCTTTAAAAACTCAACTGATTGTACTACGTTTTGTTCTTTCATCAAAATGTCGATTATACCACCATAGACATCTTTAACAATAGGGGCATTATCACGTCTTTTCAAAACAATACCCATGCTCTTTTGACTGCATTTATTTACATCTGTTTCATACAACATACCAACATAACGCTTCTTAGAAAGCAAGCAAAATGGCATAAATGTTTTTTCATATTCCAAATCGTGTGGCTTTTTCAAAAATTTTGTGGACAATTCACCCGCCGCAATAGCCAATTCTATTGTTGCTGTTAAAGCATCCTTTCCACGTATTTTTTCGCCATCTAATGTTTCCAAATTAAATGTAAAGAATACTGAATCCGTATCACCATATATATATTCAGCAAATGTTTTTACCTTTCCAATCTTGGTATCACATATTCGCCCACCACCATATGCTTTTTCAATAACCGCTTTAGCATAAGTAAGCAGCAAACGACCAGTCGCTGTAGTGGAAGCAGCCACATCTTTTTCGAAAAATGTACTGGTTTTTGCACCACATTGACCATACAATGAATTTGCTGTAATCTTATAACTCAATTGACGCTTATCAAGAACATTTTTCATAAAATCATCACTTTGTTGCGGTATAAGTTTACGGGTTGATTTTCTTGCAGCCAACAATTCTTCCAAAATAGATGGCATAATAGCTTTTCCATTATTAGGAAATTGTGCCCAACGACATACGCGATAACCCGAAACAATTTTTTCTAACTTTCCCCGTTCATTTTTTTTCCACGAATAAGTATCGTATTTGATATCCACATATTTATATCCGGGCATGCTATCATATACATAATTTCCACTAGCATCGCGAACTCCTTCTTGTTTTATAAGGCGGTCGTTCAAATTGTATTCTTTCACCCAGACTTTACTATCATGAGACAAATTTTCACTAATCATGGAAGACGGATATAGCGAAGCATAATCTACACAAGCAACTGGATTATCCAAATATAAATCGCATTTAGGGTCTAAAACAATCGCACCATCATAACCATTCCATTGTTCATTTTCAACAGGATCACCATAATCGGGTTTTTCTAGTACAGGCATTAATGTTTCCTTTTCACGACATTTTTTCGCAATAAAACTGGTCAATTTAATACCTTGACCACGCATAACCAAGAAATCAATAGGAACACTACAAATCTTCGCCATCTCAATAAAACCGGTTACTACATCAATTTTATTCATCAAATGATGAACAAGGTTACAATCCTGAATACAATATTTTGCAACCAATGCACGCTCATCTGGACCCTGATTTGCAAGACGGAAAATATCTTGTGGTGTCACATCGTCTTTTGCAAGTCCCCAACGAACTTTTTTCTCCATATTCAAATGCTCGTGATTGTCTATAACAAAAGATTTTGTTTCTTTATTCATACTTCTAATAATAAACTTGGCACCTTGCTTGTAATAATCGCTACTATGACCAATCTCCTCGAAATGAATGTATGTGCCTTCATGAACACCCATCATATTTTTTGTGAAAATAGTAGTTATCGGCTCATTGTCATCATTTTCACTATGTTCTATTTTAAGTACATTATCGCCAATAAATTGACCAGCAACATAATCTAATTTATACGACGGCAAATTATAATCACGACGTAAATAATTATATAAATCGACTTGAATGCGACCAGGCATTTTAATAAAACACAAATCATGTTCACCACTTGCAATGACAATCTTCGCCTCTTCAATCTTATAACTTCCGTCTTCCTCCATTTCACCACAAACCTCGTCTTCATTGCGTGATAATTCAAGAAATTGTTCGACACAATTATTTTCTTGCGCGCGTTTAAACATAAAGCTGTAATCAAAACCAAATATATTGTATCCAGTAATAATATCAGGATTTTCACGCTGAATTAACTTTTGCCAAGCCAATAATACATCCTTTTCTGTTTCGTAAGTTTCTATTTCAGCATTCTCAACATTATCCATTTTACTACAACTATCCAAAACAATAATATTATTCTTATATGTTTCTTTTTGTCCGTAATTCATAAAAGTTGAACCAATAAATGTAACCTTATCGCCTTCCAAATCGGGAAGTACAGACAAATACATAGTGAGAAATACTACTTGTTCGTCATGTGTTGGATTATTTTCTAACATTTCAAGAATATTTAATTCGAAAAACGATTCCAAATTCAAACGTTTCGCCTTTTCATCTTCGTCCTCATCTTCTTCTTCATAACGCTTTGCAAATTTATCTTTTTTCTCTTCTTTTACATATACTTCCTCGAGTTTCGTCGTGAAAAATTTAGGAAGGATTTTTGCAATTTTGTCTTTCGTAACTTTTTTCTTAGGATATACAATATCTACGTGTTTTTTTGGTTTTAGTTCGAATGCTTCATAAATCATATCACTTAGCAATTGTTTTTTAGTATTATCACTATAATGTTTCCATGCACTAGTAATGGTATCAATGTAGGCAATCATGTCCACAGCTAGTTTTTTATAGTCTTTAATAGGTACTGGAAAATCACCATGACTTGAACTCGCCTCTATATCAAAACTACATATTTTGTAAGGCACTGGTGTTTCTTTTTCATTCAACGGCAGAATTTTATCAAAACCCAACACAAATTCATAATCACATGTAGTAGTTTTTTCTATACTTTCAAAACTTTTCACTTGAACCCACCCAGACGGACTAATATTCTGAATATGAAAATACCGCAACAATGGTGGAATGTTTGCCTCGTACAATTCTGTATCGTATTTCAAAAACTCCAATGTTTTTCTGTCATAATATCTATTTTTCTTGAACAAGTATTTTACGCGGTTATATGCCATTGTGTTTTGAAATTTAATTTCCAAAAACTTGTGTTTTTTTCCTCCATCAAAACCATATAATTGTTTGCGAAATACAAGTTGTATATCTTCTATTTGCTGTGCGTAAAATTTACCTACCTTATTTTTTATAAAATTTTTGTATGCATTTATATTCTGTGGTGTCCAATGATTTCCTATTTTTATGTAAAAGAATGGTGTATACTCTTCCACAAAAATGCAACACGACTTACCTTGTTCATTTATACCGAACATTTGTATTTCAAAAATCGTTTCTTTATCTTCATCGTCTCCAATAGATTTATTGAACACCTGAAAATCGAACAAACGAAATTCGTGATTAGGTATTTCCTTTTTTCCCATAATGAGTTAATTGATTTATATTTAACTAATTATGATATAATTATTTCAATTTTAACTTTTTTAGTAAATTGCACTACATATAACAGGTATCGTTTTATTCGAAATATATGCAATTGAATGCACGAATGCAACTACCAACATTCTAAAGTACCAAGGATGAATCGGGTCTAGAATAGAATAAACACTATCGTTTGTCAAGTAAACCCATGGCACATAAATACCTAGCAACCAAGTATAAAGCCACATTAAGGTATAATATAATGTTGAATCATCAAAAATACTACATACCATTCCAGAATTTGAATATAAATAATAACACATTATGCCATAATGTGACGTATGGTTTATTATTGTGTAAAATTTATCGAACCATTGTATTTTATATTCTTCACCATAATTATTATGCTCTTCTTCTAAATTAAATAAAATTTTGCAACCCCAATACGAAAAGGTAATTATAAAATGTACATTATATGCGATTGGTGCATAATATTCGGGGTCGTAATAAAATAACATGTTTACAATATGTCCACTATCTGTTAAACGAACCATATGTTTCAAATAAAAATAATCGTTATCTTCTACAAAATGATGAAAACAATTGTAATAATTGTAAGGCACCAATTTCATAAAAAGAAAAAAGATAAACAATGGGTCAGCACCCAAATGAATCGCAAATAAAGCTAAAAACGGCAAATGTAGCCCATTCATTACAAACGTTACATTTCTTTCGCTATATATATATTTATCTAGAAACGTCTCCATATATTTTTATTATACATACACGTTTAAGTATATTACATAAGTATTTTGCATTTATTTAATTTCGTTTTCTTCTTACTTTTCTAGTTTTTTTACCTTTTTTTTGCTTACGACTAGTTCTTTTTACTTTGCGTGATTTTCGCGATTTGCGATGAGGACGACGTTTTCTTCCACCATTTTGTTTTGGTTTCAAATTAGAACCCCCATTCTGTATCATGAATTTAATCAAATCTTCTTCACTTCTATCTCCATTGTATTCGTTTTCGCGATTGTTAACGTAACTCATAATATGAGGATAACCCATTATATGTTCATTAGGCATTTTCAAATCAGACATACTATCTTTATGAACTAGTGCAATAATCACATCACCATTGTATTTAGATGCTATATTTGTAGATGCTTTATTCCATTTAGGAATCATTAAGTCACAATGTCCGCATCCAGGCATATATACCGCATTAATTACTGGTTTTTTTTGCTGAATAAAACTATTGATTTCATTTAACTTATTTGTTTCTGTTGGTAGAACACGATAAACTTTAACCATTATATATATATTTTTATATTTTAATTATATATGATGATAGAAAATAACGGCATTTTATTTTTAGTAATACTAATTTTTTTAATGGGTCTTTATTTTGTAACTGCATACGACAAAAATAATTTAAACGAAGGGTTTGAAAATTCGCCTAGATGTCCAGATATGTTAATACAAAAAGGTGCTAAGTTTTTTCTTTATAATTCGAAACTAGCTAAAGTTCCTGGTGTTAACCCAATCGAATTTAGTAGTTTAGAAGAATACGTCGAATTTACTGAATGGCAGCGTAGTCAAGATATTCGGTGTCCCATTTTATATGCACAAAGCACATTCGATACACAAGGAAAAGAAGTATTTAAAATTCGCCCCGACCCTTTAGAACCTGAAGGTGGATTACCTTCTACAATACCTTATATCCCTTCCGCTGATGATGCTACACGTCAGCAAATGTTAGTAGACGCTAGTCGAGATGATGAACCTTATAATAGTGGTTCGTTCCCAGGTTTTGACCCGGATAATCAATATATTGGTGAAAACACTCCTTTAGACAAATTGTATTATGCAAATGACCAGGTTCTTTTTAAAAGTATTAGTGCAATGAGTACAGATTGGAAGGGAGTTGAATGTAGTCGCGAAATGATTGATAAAATCAAACCACAAGATGACAAATCAAAAGGTTTTGACCCACACTATATTTATGAAGAAAATGAAATCAAACCAATGAAAGAATAATTTTTTCATATAAATTTAACTATTTATTCATATGAAAATAAAAACTACTATTTATTCCATAACGGAAGTGTAAGTACTATACATATCAATATTATTTATCCCTTTATTCTTGTTTTCTTTATCTTGTTTCGCTGGTGAGGTTTCAGCAAGTTCTTTATTTGTAAACATTTGTGCGTAATTGATAACATTCAGCATTATTGTTACTATTATTGTTATAAAAATGGCATACAAGAAATGCCTGTTTTTTAAAAAAGTAATACTATCAAACATGTGTTTAAAAGCTTCATTCCAAGTAAATGCTGTCACTAATATTAAGGCAATGGATATGTGATGATAAAATTCGTCTAAATCGATTAAAGCCATATATAATTTATATATATTAAATTATTTGAGACATATTGATGCTACATTCTATTTCTTGATGACATAAATACTTACGAACATTTTCAATGACACGTGACGTCAACTTCCGCGTTTTATCCGTTTTCGTTTGATAACTAATTTCTTTTAAACAATTTGGATTTTCATTTAATGATTTTGTCAATTCATATATGGTTTTGTATTTGTCTAGTATGGCATTAGCACTTGTTACACTAATATCAGGTATTTGACTTAACATAATTGCATCAATATTTCCTGGAGTAATATTTGCCTTTTTCTCTTTTTGAATCGTTTTGCTATATTCGGTGCTATTTATTTGATTGTTCTGCAATTCACTAAATGAATACAATGATTTATCTTTCTCTTTTTCCAATTTTTTCGCAAAATCTATCAACATTTCACTAGTATGTTTTAACGATTTTGTTTGCAACACTGAAAACCCTTTGTACATTAATAAAGAGAAAATACAACTATGCAGCAAATTTGATGTCATTGTACGAGCCTTGCTGTATTGTTTAAATGTTGGACTTTCCTCCAATAAATAGATAATATTGTGATTGCATAATTCGTGTGAATTTAGGCGCAACGATTGTTCATTATAACGTCCGTCTTTCAAACTAGAATTTAAATCATTATGCGATTTCCGTTCAAAAAGTACTATTTCTTTATCATTATCGTCTCTGAATATAATATCTCCAAGCAAAAGTTGCTCTTGAACACAGGTTATGGACGATGCGTTATTTTCTAATCCCTCTTTCAATAATTTTAAAAGAGATTCTTCACGACAATCTACAACAATTTTCATACTATTTCTCTTTTTTTATGTTTATATTCTAGTTGTGAATAATATTTTTTGGTAATTTTTTTATAAATATATATATTATAATGTTTAAAGTTAATCCTCAGGTTAAGCGAAAACAAACCTTTAACAAAACAACTAATGTTTTAACTTCTAATATGGTGACTAACCAAAGTAAACCATATCAACAACTAAAAGATGATATCGAGGATCTTCAAAAAAATATATCTTCATTAGAAAAAGTAAATTCTAATATTGCCTGAAAATTTGGGTTCTATATCTGAACAAGTAACAAATTTAGATTATTCTATTGATAAAATATTCACAGGTAACCTTGATGTTGTTTTTTTAATGCCTGAAGTAGAATTAAATTCGATTTTCCCTGTAGTTAATAATGCTATCAAGTATGGTACTAGTTATAATGTAAATGTAGTAAACGGAAATGATAATGGTATGACTAAGGAAAATATTATCGAAAAATTTATTAATTATTATAGCAAAGGTTATCGTTATTTTTTAACATGGAGTTATTCAAGTATATTAGGTGAATTAAATGAATTTTTTAATAATATTTCACAAACTAACCCTGATATTAATTTAGATGAAATTGTCTTACTAGATACATATAGTACTGCTATTAATTTATTAAAATCGAATGGTGAAGTTACAAAACGTAATAAACATTGCAAACGTATGTTAACCAATGATTCTTTAACTTTAGAAATCCTAGGTAAACGTTTAACTCAAAATATCGATGATTATGATGAATGTGTTATGTTATATGTTAATGATACATATGGTGCTCCATATAATGTAGAATTTGAAAAAATTTGTAATGAAAATAATTTTAAATATACTTCATTTCCTCACACTGACTTGGTAAATGGTCTAAAATATATTAACGATACAAATAAAAAGGTTATATGTAGTACCTGTTTTGTTTTCAGACGATCTAGTCTATCTATTTAAAAATCTTCCTGAACCTAATCTACGAAATGAAAATAATAAAATAAAATTATCGTTCAGCGAAACATTAAATTTCTTACCTGAAGTAATTAACAATCCTGTTTTTTTAAATAAATATAGAAAATACAATGCTACTTTTAGTCAATATGTAGGGTCATCACCATCAGTTCCATTTTTAAAAGCTAACTTATCTACTAATGTAAAAGGTTCAAGTATTGCTTATTTAATTATTGATAGTTTAAATATTATGAAACAAATAGATTACTTTAAATCAACTTCATCGTTAAAAGTTTCTGAAGTATATAACAATTTTGCTGTTAATTATTATGGTTTAAGTGGTTTATGTAAAGTAGATGAAACAAATTTCGATAGAGATACCGAAATGTATTTGATTGCAATGTTATCTATTAATACTCAATTAGATGATAGTGGAAAAAATGATCCATTCCCTTTTATAGTGAGTGAAAGTTATACAGAATATAATGGTTATATTACTATTAATAATAATTCAAACGAAAAAGAAGATATAAAGAGTTTAGATGATAAAAATTATTATTTTACTAATTGGTTTAATAATGATATTAAAATGGAAACCAAATATATTGATGAAGGTGAAACAATTACATCTACATATGGTATTGGTGTAATTACATTTGAAGAAAAAGAAGAAAATCAAGATAAAGTTAATTTAATGGTTAATGCTAATATCATCGGTGAAGGCATCGATGAAGGCATCGGTGGAGGAATTGTTGGTGGAGGCATCGATGAAGGCATCGGTGGAGGCATCGGTGGAGGCATTGGTGGAGGCATCGGTGGAGGCATTGGTGGAGGCATCGGTGGAGGCATCGGTGGAGGCATTGGTGGAGGCATCGGTGGAGGCATCGGTGGAATACCAAATCCAACTAATACTTTAAAACCTATTAGTATCACATTTATGAAATCATTATTGCCTTATTCTAAATCAAAATCAAAATCAAAATCAAAATAATGGTTTTGGCAGAAATTACATGTATTCACAAATATTAAATAATATATTATGTTAATTTTATTATATTATAATATATTATAATGTTTAGACTTAAACCACAGGGTAGAAGAAAACAAACCTTTAACAAAACAACAAATGTTTTGACTTCTAATATGGTGACTAATCAAAGTAAACCATATCAACAACTAAAAGATGATATCGAAGAACTTCAAAAAAATATATCTTCATTAGAAAAAGTAAATTCTAATATTGCAGAAAATTTGGGTTCTATCTCTGATAAAGTAACAAATTTAGATTATTCTATTGATAAAATATTCACAGGTAATATTGATGTTGTTTTTTTTATGCCTGAAGGTGAAATAAGTTCAATGTATGAAATTCTTTATAGTGCTTTAAATTATGGTACTAACTATAACGTAAACATAGTAAATGATAATGATATCGGTGTAACTAGTGATAATATTGTTGAAAAATTTATTAATTATTACACTAAAGGATATCGCTATTTTATATCATGGAATTATTCTAGCATAATTAGCGTAATAAATAATTTTTTTAATAATATTTCAACAACACATCCAAATATTAATTTGGATGAAATACTCTTTTTAGAAACAGCCAGTACCTGCAGTCAATCTACTTGGTAATAATGGTGAAATATTAGAACGTAACAAACATTGTAAACGTATGATTGCAAATGATAGTTTAAATATTTCTATCTTAGAAAAACGATTTTTAAATAATGTCGATGATTTTGATGAATGTGTTATGATTTATGCAAATAATACTTATGGAATTCCATATAATGTAGCGTTTGAAAAATTATGCAATGATAATAATTTCAAATATACTACATTTTCAAGTGATGAATTAATAAAAGCAACAGAATATATTAACAATACACAAAAAAAACTTTTTGTTGTAGCAATTACACTTTCAAGTGACACGAACGTATTTTTTCAAAAAATTCCTCAACCCGAGACACGAAATGAAAATACTACTATTAAGATTTCTTTTTCTGATAATTTAAATTTCTTACCAGATGTCATAAACAATCCAGATTTTTTAAATAAATATAAAAAATATGCAGGTTCATTTAGTCAATATGTTGGTAGTTCACCATCATTGCCATATTTAAAAGAAAATTTAGATCCTAATGTAAAAGGTTCTACCTCTGCATATTTAATTATTGATTGTTTAAATATTATAAAAAAAGTAAACTATTTTAGTGATATTACTATTTTACCATCTGAAGATTTATATCAAAATATTGCACCAAGTTACTATGGTGTAAGTGGATTGTGTAAAATAAATAATACTAGCTATGATAGGGACACATCTATATATTTAGTTGCTTTATTGTCTATAAATACAACTTTAGACGATACTAGCGAAAATGACCCATTTCCTTTTATTGTAAGTGAAAGTTATACAGAATACAATGGACACATTACTATTTTGGACGCAGAAAATGAAAGACAACAAAGTTTTGCTAATGATGTAAATTCTTCAGACAAAGATGGTTCTTATGCAACTGAAATTATTAAAAATCTAAATTCAAGAGATTATTACTTTAGCAATTGGTTTGTTAATAATATTAAAATGAAAGCCAAACATATTGATATAAATGAAACTGTTACATCTACGTATGGTATTGGTGTAATTACATTTGAAGAAAGAGAAGAAAATTCTGATAAAGTTAATTTAATGGATAGTGCTAATATCATTGGTAGAATCGGTGAAATTGGTGGAATCGGTGAAATCGGTGGAATCGGTGAAGGCATCGGTGGAATCGGTGGAGGAATCGGTGGAATCGGTGGAGGAATTGGAGGAATCGGTGGAGGAATCGGTGGAGGAATCGGTGGAGGAATCGGTGGAGGAATCGGTGAAGGCATCGGTGGAATCGGTGGAATCGGTGGAGGAATCGGTGAAGGCATCGGTGGAATCGGTGGAGGAATCGGTGGAGGAATCGGTGGAGGTAGAAACACCCTTAAACCTATTAGTATCACATTTATGAAATCATTATTGCCTTATTCTAAATCAAAATCAAAATCAAAATCAAAATAATGGTTTTGACAGAAATTACATATATTCACAAATGTTAAATAATATTTTATTTCTTTTTTTATTATAAGATAAAATGTATAATAAAAAAACACGTAATAAAAAAAGGCGTAACCAAAAAAAAACACGTAAAAACGCTTTTAAAGGTGGTAATGCTGATACTGAAAATTGCATAAATGAAGATGACCCGATTACTTTAGAACCATTAACATCAAGTGATATTGTTATTAAATTCCAACCTAATCCCAATAAAAATATATTTAATTGTTATGATAGAGATGCATTAAAAAGGCATATTTTACATCAATTAAGTTTAGAAACCGAAGATGATAATAATGACCCGGTAAATAATGTAAAAGACCCTTCTACAAATATTCAACTTGGACGCCATTTTATTGAAACTAATTATCCAGAAATAAATTTGCCCGAATTGGATAGTGATAGTATTTCTAATGCCACGTCTCCAGAAGAATATTTACTCGATTTTACTTCCATTTTAAATGAAATCGAAAATGAAGAAGAATATGGTGAGCGTTTGGATAATTTATATATTCTTTTTGAGGAACAATTGAATAATGTCGGTAGAAATATAGACGACCATATTTTATTTGAATTCGCCGAACTATTAGGAGATTATGTAACTAGTCAAGTGAATGATGATAATAAAACATATGAATTGCAAAAATTAATCGACACCTACGTAAGTGATAACGACGAGCGAGTTTATTCTGGTGGAAAAAAGAAAAAACAATTTCTATATAATCCAAACAACCCTAAAAAAAGTTTTGATGTGTATATTGATAAAGATCCAAGTGATACCATACATATTAAATACACAACTATGGAAGATATAAAAAAAACTATACGCAAATTAGAACGTTTGTATAAACAACATAAATATACACACCAACGCATATGGCAAGTAGGTATGATTATGAAAGTACGCCTTGAAGCATTAAAAAAACATCATAAAACACTTTATCCCAAAGCAAAAAATGTATCCAAAAGATACAATTTAGCAAATAAATATTTTCATTTTTTAAGTAGTCGAACAAAATTGCCCGAAAATAAACGTCGGAGTTCTACCTTTCATTTTACCTAAATTTCTTGTTGTAACGCATCCTTCATTTCTTCACCAGAATAATCTGCACGAAACATAATGTCGTCTGATAGTGCATTACTTTCTTCGTATTCATAATCTTCGTATACATCTTCTTCGTCATCAAACGATTCAAATGCTTCCTTATGCCATTCTTGCAATTTTTGCACTTGTTCATCAAAATTACTACATTGTGTTTGCAATACCGATTTTGGTACAATGGGAACAATAGCATCTATTCCACAACTATTACAAATAAGCGTATTGTTTGTAATAGTTTTCATTTGGTATCTGCGCACAACGGGATGTATTTCAACACAATACACACACGCCAATTCTACTATCCCTTTTTCCTTCATTTGCTTTACCGCGACCGCATAATTGTTTGTTGCTTCCTTCATATACTCCATGATAGTTAGGTTTTGTTATATATAACCATATTTCTTCCATTAATTTTCAATTTTTAATTGCACGATAACTTCGCAATGTTTTCTTACGTAATGACGAATTTAGAATAAATTTATTCAGACCATCTATTTCACTTGTTAAAACATGTTTACGATATGCAATTTTTTCATCGTCACTATATATTTTTGTAATATCAATTGGATATGTTTTCATTAAAAAACTTGCTTCATTTATACATTTTTTGAATACGTCGTTATATGTATTATCATATTCATATATGATACGTATTAGCTCTGTGGGCAAAGAATACACCAGATTTGTTCCCATAAATATTCGAAATGTTATATTTTTACCAAAAAAAATAATTCAATAAAAAATTTATTAATCTTACAACCTAACTTACAAGTAGCTTAAAATTTTACTTCCAACATGCGATGTATTGTTTTGTTCTTGTAATTGATGAACGCAATTCATTATGTTATAGTCAATATCTTCCATGTATCGTTTGACTTCACTAATATTATCTCTCAACAAAAGTAAACTAACTCTATATTCGTTTGTTATTTCTTTTCCCAGTCTATCTTTTATATCAAGCAATAATCTATTCGCATTACCCAGAATAGCATTATGCGCGCGACGTTTTTTATAGGTATACCCTATTATTGAAGAATAATTATTACGCAAAATAGTATAAACTTCATTTATTCCATTGACTCGAAATCTTTCCAAAAATTGGTTGAAATCATGACGTTTTTTATTGTTTTCTTGCTCTATTGTTTCATAATAATCAAAATGTTCATAAACAAACGCCTTAAAGCTTTCAATATGAATCGTAGAATCATTATCTGTAACCAATTTATACACAATATCGTCCTCGTTATCATTTTCCGGATGTCCACCATTTACAATTAAATCTCCGTGATTTGGACCACCAATAATTAAATCATACTGATATAACTCAATACCATAATAGTAATCTAAATCTTCTGCGAAGTATATTTGTCCGTTATGACATGTATGACAACAAGGACGACGGGTTTCGTTACATTTGCACGCATGCGTTTTTGACCAATAATAAACCCGAATTCGTATGTCCTCAAAATTTTTATTTTTTAATTCTGGATGCTTCTCTACCAATTCATTAAATTCTTCTTCACCATTTTCCCACCAATCATTTAGTGCTTCCTCGAATTTCCATTCAAAATCTTCACTCGAGTTATTGGACGGCATATTTGACTCGAATTTTTTTTGCAATCTTTGGGTTTCCCTATTTAAATCGTTCAAACTACGTACTATATCCGTCGTCATATTTTACCTATTTTCTGTTGTTTCCTTTTGTTTTAAAAAAGTCTGCAAGTTTTTTTCAATTTTTTTACACGTTCACTTTTTGAAACGAACTTAAAAACAACACTCTTGTATCCTTATATGATATACATTTTCTTATATTTTGCCGCCTTTATTTTTAGCTCTTGTTATGCCAACACATTTACTTATGATGAAATTGTGAATGTTTCTGTGAATATTGCACAAGCTTCTTATTGCGTAGATAAAAATTTGATTTGGGATTGCCCTACATGCTATTCAAACAACATTTTGACACATGTTATTGAAAAAGATAGCGAACAAGTTATTTTTGGTTACAATCAAGACTACAATGCCATTTTTATTTCATTTCGTGGATCTTCCAATATTGAAAATTGGTTGGCAAATATTCAGTTTCATCAAATTCAGCCTTACGACGATGAAAATATATCTGTTGAAAAAGGGTTTTACAATCTTTACGCTGACCTGAAACCAATTATTTATGACACATTACAAGAATTAGCTAGCAAATATTCTACTCACAATGTGCTTTCCACTGGTCATTCACTTGGTGGTGCATTGGCGACACTATTTGCTTTCGACAACTATTATTATAACGAAGAATATAATGTTATTGCATTGATGACATTTGGTTCACCACGAATTGGTAATCACAATTTTGTCACTAAATTTGCAAACTACAATATGTATTCCAAACGAATTACACATTATTATGATATGGTTCCACATGTTCCACAAAACTTATTGCATTATTATCATATTCCTAACGAAGTATGGTATAACGAAAACAACGATGAATATACAATTTGTCACGATAGTGATTCACCATATAATGAAGATTCAAAATGCTCTGATTCGTGTTCACCCACGCATTGTACGTCTATGAGTGACCATTTGTATTATTTAAATGTTACCATGGGTTCCAGTGGGTGTTAATATATTATATCTCTTACTATTTTCTATTTTACTATTTTTTCATTAAAATCCATTTTTTCACCTTTTTGAAACTTTTTCTATATATAGAATTTCCCCAAAAAAAGCATGTCCAAAATCGAAAACGAAAAAAAACTTTCAACCCCCAAAAACGTGATTTTTTGAAAATGCTAGATATATCGTCTAAATACAGAAAAAATCATTCAACTGCTCTTATCATAACTTTTTCAAAATTATATGTTTTTTGAAAAATTTGATTTAGGCGTTTTTTTATGTAAGTATTATATACTTACACAATGACTTACAAAAAAACGCCGAAAAAACGCCGAAAAATTTATTTGCGAAGATTGTAACTTTGTTTCTAGTAAAAAAAGTGATTATGGACGCCATTTATTGACACGTAAACATAAAATACTTACAAATACTTACAAAAAAACAGCAGAAAACGCCGAATATATTTGCGTTTGTGGAAAGCAGTACAAACATCGTCAGAGTTTAAATAACCATAGAAATCGATGTAATTTCGAAAAAAATATTGAAAAAGATGAAAAAGATGAAAAAGATGAAAAAGACGAAAAAGAATCGGAAACGGGAATAATGGAAAAAATACAGAATGTTGAAAATGAGGTGCAAAGTTCGAATGATTACAAAGAAATGTTTATGGAAATGATGAAACAGAACCATAAATTGCAACAACAAATGATAGAATTAATACCTCAAGTAAAAGGAAATACAACCAACAACACAATGAATAATTTCAATATAAATTTATTTTTGAATGAGCAATGCAAAGACGCGTTAAATATTATGGATTTTGTAAATTCGTTAACAATCGAATTAGCAGATTTGGAACGTACAGGTACACATGGATTTGCAGATGGTATTTCAAATATATTTGTGAAAGCTATACAGAATTTGGATATAACCAAACGTCCAATCCATTGCACAGATTTGAAACGCGAAGTTCTTTATGTCAAAGATAACGAAACTTGGGATAAAGATAGTGAAGATAAACAAAAAATAAAAGGGGCGATACATACGTTAAAACAAAATAATATACGCAAAATAGGTGAATGGGTTCAAGAAAATCCCGAAAGTCAAGAAATGAATAATCCAAAAAATGATATGTATATGAATATGTTACATGAAAATACGGGAAATCAAGATAAAAGTATACCGAAAATAATAAAAAATGTCGCCAAAAATGTAGTGCTACCAAAAGATGATAACAAATAATGAAATAGCAACTATATATATATATATATATATATATGGTGAAAATAGACATTGGTAAATTGAAAAGTTTAGATGTCTCAAAAGCACGCCCAAAACTAACTGCAAGTGATGGAGATGTAGATGATTATTTCGGTACTTCAGTAGCATTTAGTAATAATGGTCTTTTAGCCATTGGGGCGTATAACGATGATGATAATGCACAAAGTGATTCGGGAAGTGTCTATTTATTTAGCGGTTCCGGAACAAACTGGACCCAACAAACAAAACTAACTGCAAGTGATGCAGCTACAGATGATAATTTCGGTAGTTCAGTAGCATTTAGCAAAGATGGAAGTGTTTTAGCCATTGGGGCGCGTGGAGATGAAAATGAAAAAGGGATTGTCTATTTATTTAGCGGTTCCAGAACAAAATGGACAGAAATAAAAAAACTAAATGCGGGTGTTCATGCAACTGCATATGATAGGTTCGGTAATTCAGTAGCATTTAGTAATAATGGTCTTTTAGCCATTGGAGCGTTCGGAGATGATGGTAATGGACTATCTGCTTCGGGAAGTGTCTATTTATTTAGCGGTTCCGGAACAAACTGGACAGAAATAAAAAAAATAACCGCAAGTGATGCAGCTGCAACTGATTATTTCGGTTATTCACTAGCATTTAGCAATAATGGTCTTTTAGCCATTGGAGCGTTGTTAGGTGATGTTACTGGCAATGATAATAAAGGAAGTGTCTATTTATTTAGCGGTTCCGGAACAAACTGGACCCAACAAACAAAACTAAATGCAAGTGATGCAGCTACAGATGATAATTTCGGTAGTTCAGTAGCATTTAGTAATAATGGTCTTTTAGCTGTTGGAACGATTTATGATGATGATAATGATGATGGAAATAGAACAGGAAGTGTTTATTTATTTAGCGGTTCCGGAACAAACTGGACCCAACAAACAAAACTAACTGCATATGATGCAGCTTCAGGTGATTTTTTCGGTAGATCGGTAGCATTTAATAAGAATGGTCTTTTAGCCATTGGGGCGAACGTAGATGATGGTAATGGACTATCTGCTTCGGGAAGTGTCTATTTATATGATTTACCATTAGTAAAAAATAAAACAAAGAAAAAATCCCTTATTCAGTTGAGTGATAGTGAAGTGATTAATTATATGGAAGAAGATGAATACAATGGAATAACTATTTTGGGAATAGTAAAAACAGAAAATGCAAACGGAGATAAAATAAACTATTTAATATTGGATAACGACCCAAATAACGTATATGGTCAACTTCTAAAAATAAAAAATGACAATACAATTTCAAGAACAGAAAAAATAGCAATATATAAAAATTATCAAGATATATATAAAAATTCACCTGAAATATACAATTATATTGAAAGTTTATTGAAGAACTAAACTTTACTTTCAAACTCATAATCATCACTTTTTTCATTTTTTTCGTTCAAGAGAAATATAAATTTCAAAATAGTTCGTTCGCCTTTTTCTAACGGACTTACGCGATGATAAATGCTGGAAGGTTTCACCAATACTAAAGAATTTGGTTTCGGTTCGACACTATGAATGGTGTCATCCACATTAAATTCAAATATTGAATCGCTATTGTTTTCCAAGGTTAAAACACATTCATAATAAGGTTGATTGTATAAAGGTTTGTCTTGATGCCATGGCATTCCCTCCGAACCCGTTTCATATTTTCTATATTCAATAGGAAATTCACTGGCAAAAATCGTGTCTTTTTTCAGTATTTTTCTCATTTGTTGAAACAAATGCGAAGAATAAATCATATAATAAAGAGAAGCATCTGTTTTTGCATCGCACATATAGGTTTTGCGTGATTTCACACGACTATCATCTTCCAATTTAGAATCGAGTGTTTTGCAATATTTGGCAATATCTGAAAATTGTTTTTTCGGAAAAAAAGGATGAACTAATACTAAATCATCATTTTGGTAACTTAATAACGTCCTTTTAAAATAAATATATAAAACAGAAAATATTAAAATCATTATTAGTCCAGTTATTTTTATCCATGTGTCCATACTAATTAGAATAGCAACATATTATTAATATGAAAATTGAAAGTATTTAAACTTATTGATAGCCTAACATATAAGGATGGTAAATCTAAAGAACGACGATATTTTTAAGTGTGATGACAAGCTCATTTTCAACCCGTATAATCCATTAAATAAAGAGATTACATTGAATGACGTTCAATGCATTCTAAAAAAATATGGAATACCTTTTCCAGTACATAATTTGGAATTGTATAAACGTGCTTTCGTACATCGTTCTTATACAAAGCGTCCACAACTAGAAAACGAGAAACAAAATATTTGCATTGTTGAAAAGCCACATGATTGCATTCCTTTGAAAACAAAGTGCAATGAACGTTTGGAATTTCTAGGAGATGGAGTATTGGAATTGGTGACGAAATATGCTCTTTATCGTCGTTTTCCAAAAGAAAATGAAGGATTTATGACGGAAAAGAAAATTGCACTAGTAAAAAATGAAGCCATTGGCAAATTGGCATATGATATGGGAATTCATAAACATTATATCATTTCCAAACATGCTGAAGAAAAAAATACACGTACAAATTTAAAGAAACTAGGTTGTTTGTTTGAAGCATTTATTGGTGCATTGTTTTTAGATTATAATAAAATTGAGGTGATGGATGACGATGCATGGTTTCAAAATGTCTTTGTAACCGGACCAGGTTTTCAAATGGCACAAAAATTCATTGAAAATATATTTGAAGAGCATGTGGATTGGGAAGAGCTTATTGATAATGATGATAATTATAAAAATATTTTGCAAGTAAAAATCCAAAAGGAATTTAAAGTAACACCCCATTATTTAGAACTACCATTAAGCGAACAAGAAGAGGGATATCGCATGGGTGTATATATTTGTTTAGGGCAACCCATTTTCCAAGTAGATACAAACAATGCAATCTCAATGAGTACGCTGGGAACATTTCAAGCAATTCATGATTATGTAGAAAAAAATGAAAAGATATTGGTTTTTATGGGGGAAGGATTGCACAAAATTAAACGAAAGGCAGAACAAATGGCATGTAAACGTTCGATTGATTATTTGGAGTAATTAGGATTAACGTAATAAATAATAATCATTTTCTATTATATGGAGCAAGTGTTGCAAAATTTAAGAAAAAAGCCTAGACCACAGAAATTAGAAGCTCAAGAAGTGAAAATGAAAAAAACGGAAGCACCTAAAAGTGAAATACAAGAAATAGATGATGAAATGCTGCATCAAATGTTAGAAGGAAAAAATAAAGAAGAACAAATCGGGAAAAATAGTGAAAAAGACGAAAAAGAAGAAACAATTTATGAAGATGTTCGCGAAGAACATGCTGAAGATGATTTTTCTGATTTTTTAGCAACTTTACCAAAAAAGGTAACCAATATCAGAGGCGATACTATTAAAAAGAAAGCAAGTGAAAAACCGAAAGTACAAATACAAGAACCAACTCCGAAAGAAACAATACAATCAAAAAAGGAAAAGCCCAAAACAATGACTATTAAACGTGAAAAACGTCAACGTATAACTGAAAGAAAAGATGTAACAAAACCAGCCAAACACGAAGTATTTAGTGTTTCATTGGACGAAGAAATTATTGAAAAGATGCCGAAAAAGGAAAATTTAGTGGTATTAAAGAAACCATCTTACTATTTAAACAATCGCGAAGTGTTTGTCAACTTCGTAAATCAAATGTTCAAAGATTATCGTAAGGAAGTATTGGATGATAAATCGCAATTGAGTTGTGATACAAGTGAACAATCAGAAGAATTTAAACTACTTACACATCAAAAAATAGTACGCGAGTACATTAATTTATATTCGCCATATCGTGGTTTATTAATATATCATGGTTTAGGTTCAGGTAAAACATGTAGTTCCATTGCCATTGCAGAAACGTTTCAACAATTGCATTCGGTGGCTTTGGCGGAAGGAACAACAAATGTACGAAAAGTAGTAGTAATGACACCTGCTTCATTACGAACTAATTTTTTCGAAGAATTAAAGAAATGTGGTAATCCAATGTATCGCAAGAATCAATTTTGGGAATTTGTGGAAACGCGTGGTGAAGGAGACATGGAAAAGAAAATGTCTGCTGCATTAAGTCTACCAATATCTTTTATTCAAAAAAAACGTGGAGCATGGTTTGTGAATGTAAATAAACCATCAAATTTCGAAACATTGTCTAGTGATGAAAAGGTAACACTCGATGAACAGCTGGATAATATGATTCATCAAAAATATACATTTATCAATTACAATGGTTTGCGTAAATCACGTTTGAATGAATATACGCAAAATAATACAATTAATCCATTTGATAATAAGGTAATAATTATTGACGAAGCTCATAACTTTGTAAGTCGTATAGTGAATAAAATAGGCCGTGATAAAATGGAAGACCCGACATTTATGTCGATAATTTTATATAAATTATTGCTAACTGCCGAAAATGCACGTGTTATTTTATTGACTGGTACACCTATGATTAATTATCCAAACGAAATAGGAATTTTATTCAATATATTGCGTGGTTACATTAAAAGTTGGGCAATACCTTTGGTGCAAGACCAAGGAAATGTTCGTACTTATGAACAAAAATTAAAATCGATGTTTAAAAAGCACCAAATATTGGATACTATTGAAATAATAAACAATCAAATAGTTTATACGCGAAATCCTTTTCATTATACAAATAAATATTATGGCGAAAACTACAAGGGTGTGAAAAAACAAGAAAGTGGTCATATTATGACAGATGCTGAATTGAGTGAACAAGTATTGAAAATGCTACATGATGAAGGAATACATGTAGATGCTAAAAAAATTCGTGTTCAATATACAAAGGCCTTACCAGATGATTTGGAAAATTTCCAAAAAATGTTTTTGGAAGAAAGTTCGGGTCAAGTTAAAAATACAGATATATTAAAACGTCGCATATTAGGATTAACATCATATTTCAGAAGCGCACAAGAAGGGTTAATGCCCGATTTTGATGAACAAAAAGACACTCATATAGAACATATTGAAATGAGTAACTACCAGTTTGAAAAATATGAAGAAGCGCGTTTACAAGAACGTAAAGTGGAAAAGAAAAAACGTGGTCCAAAGAAAAAGGATGATTTATATCAGGATTCTACGTCGACATATCGAATTTTTTCACGTGCTTTTTGTAATTTTGTATTTCCAAATCCTCCTGGTCGTCCAATGCCAAAAGAAGATGATACATTGCAGAGTGCAATAGAAAATATGGATGATGAAGATATGTTAGATGCTTCACGAGTAGACGAAAACATAGATGGACGTTTATTGGAAGATGAAATAGAAGAACGTCAGTCAATTGCACGTGCAAGTAGTTATGACGAACGTATAAAGGATGCATTGCAATTTTTGAAAATGAATGAAGAAAATGTATTATCGCCAACAGGTTTGCAAACATATAGTCCGAAAATGTTGAAAATGTTTGAAAATATAGATGATGATAGTTTTATAGGAAGTCATTTAATATATAGTCAGTTTCGTACATTGGAAGGTATAGGTATTTTCAAATTAGTATTGGAAGCAAATGGTTTTCATGAATTGCGTGTTCGTAAAAATGCTTCGCAAGAATACGAATTGGATATTCCAACTGAAAAATTAGTAAAAGGAAAGATGTTTTCTCTTTATACGGGTACAGAAAGTCGTGAAGAAAAAGAGGTAATACGTAATATTTTCAATGGCAATATGAAAGCATTATCAACGACATTGCAAAATCAATTAAGAGAAGTACATGAAGATAATTTACGTGGAGAATTGGTAAAAATATTTATGATTACAGCATCAGGTGCAGAAGGTATTTCATTGAAGAATGTACGTTATGTTCACATTATGGAACCCTACTGGCATCCGGTCCGTGCCAATCAAGTAATTGGACGCGCTCGTCGTATTTGTAGTCATTCAGAATTGCCAAAAGAAGAGCAAAACATTAAAGTATTTATGTATTTAATGAAATTTTCCAAAGACCAAATAGATAATTTAATGTCGGTAGAATTAAAAACAAATGATACAAGTCGTTACGATACTAAGAACAAAGACCCAATTAGTAGCGATGAATCATTGTATGAAATTATGAATGTAAAAGATGGAATTTCTAAACAATTATTAAAATCAATCAAAGAAGCAGCAATGGATTGTGCAATTCATAGTAAATCAAAATCGGGAGAAGTATTAGAATGTTATTCTTTTGGAAACGAAACTGATCCCAAATTTTATTCTTATCGCCCAAATATTGAAAATGAAGATCGCGATGCTAATTTGAAAGCACTGAACAAGAAAAAAGAAGTATTTAAAGCCAAACGTAAACGCGTAAATGGTATAGATTATGCATTGCGTTATGATAACGGAAAGGCAACAAATAAATTATATGATTTGGATAGTTTCATGCAAGCAAAAACCAACCCAAATATAACCGCATTATTGGTTGGAATATTGGTAGAAGAAGATGGTCGTGAATACGTAGATTACAATGTCTAAATTAGAAAAATAAATTGCAAAAAATAAAAATTGATATCATTTTACAAAAACAAAATAATATCAAATAAAAATGGTAAAACTAGATATTGTAGATACTGGAAATATTGCGGGGAAAAGTGTAAAAAAACAAAATAGCAGGAAAGTTATACCTGATGAAACGTTTGCAATAGATATTGAAGACAATACGATAAATTGTGACGACGAATGTGGATGCAGATGTTTTGTAACATCCGGTGTTATTATGTTTATCGGTGTGGTAACATTATTAGTAATGTTTGTTTAGAATAACAATTCAAATTTCTTCTTTTTTACATCAACTAAAAAAGGACGACCAGTAGGTATTTCGCATAATTCTATATTCATTGAATCATATAAGCCCAAATAAACAAACAATGCGCGAATTGTATTTCCATGGCTAACAACCAATACATTTTTATCCTCATTAATCAATGGACAAATTTCATTATCAAAATAATGTCCACTTCTTTTCACTACATCTTCAAGTGATTCACCATTTGGCGGTTTATCGTAATAACTACGTCGCCATTTATGTAGTTTAACGGAACCATATTCATCCAAAATTTGTTGTTTATTTTTCCCAGTTAGGTCGCCATAATTGCGTTCTTGAATAGCATTATTGTATATCATTTGTTTGATTGGTACATATTTATGTATTTGTGAAAGAGTATGTGAAGTTCGCGTTAAATTACTAGAAAAAGCATAATCAAAATCAATGTTTAATTTTTGAATTAATTGTCCAGCTTGATTCGCTTCCTGTATTCCAATATCACATAATGGAACATCATGCCAACCAGTAAATCGATTTAATTTGTTCCAAGATGAACGTCCGTGTCTTAACAATACAAAATTAGCAGCCATCATGTACAACAATGATATTAGCATGGAAAATAATAATAAATATAATAATTATTATTTTTCTAAATATTTTGAATCAAAATCTAATTATTCCTTACCAATATTAGAAATTGTTTTAATAGCAGAATCAGGTGTCACAGAAATAGAATCTATTCCTTGTTCAATAAGAAAATTACAAAATTCGATACTATCGGATGGTTGCTGTCCACAAAATCCTACTTTCACGCCATGTTCTTTATAAGTTTTAATCGCCATTTCAATCATACGTCTGTAACTTAAATTTTCGTCATTTGATAAATGAGTAATGCGCTCGCTATCGCGGTCAACACCTAAGGTAAGTTGTAATAAATCATTACCTCCAATGGAAACACCATCAATCATTGGACTAAATCTGTCAGCTTCAATAACGTTAGAAGGAATTTCACACATCAAATAAATTTGCAATTGATTCTCTCCACGAATTAATCCATAACTTTCCATTTTTTGAATAACGAGTTGACATTCGTTGGGTGTTCGACAAAAAGGTATCATAACAATAATGTTCGTCATTTTCATTTTTTCGCGTGCATATTTAATAGCTTGGCATTCTAATTCAAATCCTTTTTCATATTCAGGAGAATAATATCTTGATGCTCCACGCCATCCAATCATAGGGTTCTCTTCATTGGGTTCGTATAAGTTTCCTCCAATTAAATTTCTGTATTCGTTTGATTTGAAATCAGATAATCGTACAACAATATTATTGGGATAAAATGCGGAAGCTATTTTTGCCATTCCGCGCGCAAGTCGTTTGATAAAAAACCACTTGCCGTTATGATGGTCGTTTCCAAGTTCTGCATATACTTGTTGTTTTACTTCATCGTCATTTATTTTAGGATAATCACATAATGCCAATGGATGAACTTTAATATAATTGCTAACAATAAATTCCATGCGAGCTAGACCAACACCACTATTAGGTATCATAGAACTAATAAAGCTATTTTCAGGATTACCTACGTTTAACATAAGGTTAACGGGTAATTTCAAATCACGTTTAATTTGAATTTTTTCGATTTCAAAAGACAATTTACCTTCATGAATAATTCCGGTTTCACCATTTGAACAATTAATAGTAACTTCTTGTTCATTTTTTAAAACGGAATTAGCATTACCAGCACCAACCACAGCATTCAAACCTAATTCACGCGCGACAATAGCTGCATGACATGTTCTTCCTCCTTTATTGGTAACAATTCCTGAAGATATTTTCATCAATGGTTCCCAATCAGGTGTAGTCATATCGGTAACTAGAATATCTCCTGCTTGAAATTCTTTATATTGTTTCATGGATTCCAGAATTTTGACTTTACCGCTACTAATTTTATCACCAACCGCAACACCATGGATTAATTTTTTTCCTTGTTCATTTAATTTGTATTTAACCAATTCGAGATTATCTTGTTCGTTACTATGAATTGTTTCTGGACGTGTTTGAATGATATATATTTTATGGTCAATGCCATCAATTGCCCATTCGACATCAACCCCAATATTTTTTCCAAATAGTTTGGAATAGCTTTCTTCCAATAACAAAACATAACGTCCTAGTGCGGTAACCTGATTATTGGTAATACTATAACTACTTTGCTCATGTAGATTAGTGTCTACTTCCTTTACACCATTTCCCGCATCATCATAAATAATCTTGCTCATTTTATGACCTTTGTTTTTAGTAATAATCGGGTCACCATCAATATGACGTAAAATGCGTTTATCTAAAATGATTTCATCAGGTTTTACACCACCAGAAACAACTAGTTCACCTAAACCAAAAGATGAGTTGACAACAATAGCTTTATCGAAACCAGTTTCGGGGTCAATAGAGAAGGCAACGCCGGCAGAGCCAATATCAGAACGAACCATTTTTTGAATAGCTACCGATATTTTGACATCTTTTAGTTCAATATTGTGTGTTTTGCGGTAAGATATAGCACGTGCATTGAATAAAGATGCGAAACAATTTTTGACGGATTCAATCAAAGATTTTGACGATTTAATGTTTAAATAAGTGTCTTGTTGTCCTGCAAATGATGCATTTGGTAAATCTTCGGCAATAGCACTAGAGCGAATTGCAACTTCCAATTCATCATGGTCAGCATGAAATAAATCACATAATTCGTAGTAATTTTTGATAATGGAATTAGTTTGTTCTTCATTTAATTCACCATTACTAACCAATTCTTTTAATTCATTTGAACATGATTCTAAATGTTCTAAATTATCTGTGTTTAAATTTAGTAATTTATTTTCTATTTTTTCATGCAGATTATTTTGTTCTATAAATTCATCGTATAAAGTAGTGGTAATGGCAAAACCATCGGCAATATCAAAAGTAATATCACGTGATAAATAATAAAGTTCTCCCAAAGAACTACATTTTCCGCCGACTAAGTGTTTGTTTTTATATGAACAATCTTTGAACCACAAAATATAGTTTTTGTTTTCCATATAGTTAACAAGATAGGTAAAAAATAACAAAACTAAACTAAAAAGATAATAAAGTAAAAATGATAATTAATCTAGCAAATGCAAGACATAAGTCAAATGATGGATTTTTTTAAATTTCAGTTTATCACATCATCCATGAAAGACATGAATAATGAAACAACCATTTTATTAGTATTGTTATATGGATGTTATTATTGTTATACAAATATTTCAAAATCTATATTTGATACAATGTTGTTTCGTTTAAAACATATGCAATTTAATAGAAAATATTCAATAGTATTTAGTGGACAGAAAATCACAAAACATGGAATGTGGTCTTCTAGAACAGAAACATTATTTTCCGATAATTTTCGCGCATTATGGAATTATATTAATCAAAAAAATATAAATATATACGAAAATCGCGAATGCCATAGTAGGCAAGTTAATTATGATAATGAAATTGTGAATGAAAGCAATACATATATTGTATATCAAACTGAACCATTTGAAATAACAGATTTTATTTATGGTAGAGTAGAATATAACGTAATAGAAAATGATAATCAAAAACAAGAATCATCGGCTGTAAATGAAATCGAAAAAATAGAATTAACAATATTTTCTTATACAAAAAATGTATATGAAATACAAGATTTTGTGAAAAACGTGCGTATAGATTACGACAATGAAATAGAAAACAGCCGTATAAATAAGCGATTTATTTACAGCTTAAAAAACGTAGATAGTAAAGAAGAACAAATAAACTGGTTAGAAAAAGAAATAACTACAACACGAAATTTCGAGAACATGTTCTTTCCAAATAGGAAAGAAATCATGGAAAAAATAGATTTTTTTCTTAAAAATAAAGAATGGTATAGTTGTGAAGGACATCCATATTCATTAGGTATAGGGTTACATGGTGTACCAGGTACAGGAAAAACATCATTTATAAAAGCATTGGCAAAGTATACAAATCGACATTTGATTGTAATACCTTTAAATAAAATTAAAACAGAAAACGATTTTTATGATGCCTATTTCGAAGAACAATATTCGACAAATAATGTAAAAAATATAGAATTCAAAGATAAGATTATTGTTTTCGAAGATATTGATTGCATGTCAGATATTGTCAAGAAACGCAATGTATATGAAAATGATGAAGCAAAAGAAGTACATACAACATATGAAAATAGCGAAGCAAGTGATATAGATGACAATAGTACGAATAATGAATCAAAAAATGACAAAAATATCAGTGAAATATTAATTAATGCAGCATGTAATATGAATAACAATTCAAATATAAATAGATTTAAGAAAAAAACAGAAGAATTCACATTGTCTTTTTTATTGAACACATTAGATGGTTTATTGGAAACGGATGGTCGAATACTGATAATTACAAGTAATCATTATCGTAAATTAGATCCAGCTTTAACTAGACCAGGTAGAATAGATATAGAAATAGAAATGAAACCCATAGAATTTGATACCATTAACGAGCTGTATTATCATTATTATAATGAAAATATTCCAAGAAAATATCAACAGAAAATGAGAACAATTAAAATAGCTCCATGTGATTTAATTAATATCCAAAAAACATCGAATATGACAAAAACAAAATTTATAAATAGCATATTGCAAATGAGGCAATAAGTTAATTATATTTTTCTGGATTTGTTTATTGAGACTATTATTCTTCATTGTTGTTGTGAATATTTTCAATGGTATTTTCAATATTTTTTTCAACAACGTGGATTTTTTGTTCCTGGATAGCATCTATGTTTTCAAGCATTTTTTCTTGAATTTCGCTCATATGTGCTTTCATTTCTTGTTGTGTTTCTTCTAGCACTTCAATACGTTTAATTAAATTTTGAATAATTATATTTTCTTCTTTTTGAATATTATTATCATCTGTGTTTGATTTTACGTCAATTAGTATTTCTTCTTTGTCGGAAATAATTATATCTTTAGATATATCGTTTATCAATGGTTGACTATCTATATTTTTTATTTCCTTTTTATTAGTATTAATGGTAACATTTTCATTATTTATTTTCTCTTCCGGTTTATCAAAAATATCATAAGAACGTTCTTTCATTTTTTCGTGAATAAGTGAATCTACATTGCTAATTGGCTCTTCTTTAATGTTATCGCCAAAATCGATTGCATCTGGAACGTGAATTTTCATATATTTAGTAAACTCGCCTTGACGTTTTTCCAAATTGTTTTCAAATTCACTGCGTTTTTGTTTCTGTATTTCTTGATGCGTCAATACTTTTGGGTCAACAATATTATTTTTCACATTATCTTGTAAAGTGTTCGATTTGATAGAATTTAATTGTTGTAACATGGATGAAATAAATTCTTTATTTAGTTCCATCAATGGTTTATTAGCCGTGGTTGTTTGATTCAATGTAGTATTAAAAATAGTAATTACATTATTGTATTGTGTGTTTGTTAAACCTTTAAATGCTTGATTGTCGCGTAAAAGTTCCCACAACATTTCTTTATTTTCGTTGGTATTCATTTATGTAAATTAATAATAAAATTTTATATTGTTTTGAATTTAACAAACATTTAGAGGTTTTTTTTTCACATGTTTAATATATAATGTCTAGCTGTGATATTCAAACAAAGAATAAGGTAATGAGTGTTTTAAACAAACAAGAACATAAAAACACAATTTCTAAAATTAATGATTTAGTAAATCAAATTCCATGTGATATTCATCAACGTGGTGGTGGCATGACAAATGCACAATATGCACAATTACTTGCTTTAATCATGTCAATAATCGTGGCAATAAATGCTGTAATTGAAGTAAAAGAGATTCAATCGGCACAATGTGATTTACCAACAATGATTCTGAACTCATTATCACAATCACAACATTGTACAAATCAATCAAATGCATTAAATAATGCTATAACAGCTGCCGTAGCGAAAGTAACTGGAGCAGCAGGACTTGGAGTTGGTACCTACTTGTTATCAGAAGATAAAAAAGAAATAGAAGATAATAAAGAAACAAAAGGTGGCAGAAGAGTTAGAAAAGCAAGAAAATCAAGAAAAACTAAAAAATCTAGAAAGGTCAAAAAATCTAAAAAATCCAAAAAAGTAAAAAAAACAAGAAAGGCAAGAAAAGCTAAAAAATCTAGAAAAGCATAAATAATATATAATTATAAAAATCTAATTATATATCAATTAATGACAACACGAAAATATAGACAGCTTAAAAAAATACAAAAAGGAGGTGAATTAAAGTTGAATGAGCTTAAAGAGTTAAAAGAAGATTTTGAAAAATTAGGTTATGAATTCGAAGAATCTAGGGAAGAAGGTTATAAACCTTTTGGATATGTACGAAAAAAAGATACAGATAAACCTCCTTTAGACCAAAAGATAACAGAACTTATAGAATCTAATTTATTTAAACCTCATAAAATAGAAGAGGAAGAGGAAGAAGAAGGTCAAGTAGGTTCTAATGATTTTATAAAAAAAGGAAATTTATTGGATTTCTTTAAATCTGGTTTAAAAATAGATGAAACATTAGCAAAAAAACTAGTTGAAAATAACTATAAAAAATTATTTGAAAATGAAAAGGGAAAAATAACAAATCCAACAAAATTTAAAATAAATAACTATGAAGGATATAGTCATTTTCTTTTTAAAGGATACCATATGATGGGAAGATACGGAAAAAGCAACCCACCTCAACCACAATCAACTTGGCAATATATAGCAGGTTTATATTTTACTGCTGTTAAAAATGATGGTAAAAAACATGAGGTAGAATTTTGGGTTGATAAAAATAATTTTCAAAATTATCCAGTAATAAAAACTATAGAATATTTTGAAATAGATAAGAGAATAGAAGATCGAAAAAAAGCAAGTAAGGCATTTATTGATGGTCAAGACAATCCAGTATTAGGTAATCAAGATATTATGAGAAATGTAAAATCATTTTTAGGTGGAAAAAAATCAAGAAAAACTAGAAAAACTAGAAAAACTAGAAAAACTAGAAAAACTAGAAAAGCTAGAAAAGCTAGAAAAGCTAGAAAAGCTAGAAAAGCATAATTTTTGATATTAGATATTTAAAAATTTAATATCAAAATAAAACAAACTAAACAGCTGTATTAAAATATTCTTTTCTACATTTATGTACTTCATCATCGGACAAACGTTTTGATAAAAATTGTTCCCATGTTTGTTTTTCTTTTAGCATAGTAATAATAAAAAATAAGCAATACATTCCACATTCTGTATTTTTACGTTGGTGAACTATTTTATCATTATAATCATAATGAATATTTAAATTCATATTTTCACCTTGTTTGAGTATACATTTAGCCAATTTAGTAATTTCAGGAGGTACGGGATTATCATTTGTAGTCTTCACGCTATCAAAATAATATAAATACTTGTTTCTCAAATTTAAATACATTGCAACCCAATGAGAGCCTCCTTGGTTGTGTTTATCTAAATTAAATATAAACCCAATTTTATATTTTCCGTGTTTAATTTTATCTTCTAATTTAAAATTTACTAATTCAGGCCATACATATTGTGTATTTCCAGTATAACTATCTTTTTCATAATAATCAATGGGCGAAGGTCCAATAAATTCAAAACATTTATATTTTCGTTCATATTGTTTCATAACATCTTGAATATCGCTAGATGAAAGCCAGGTTCGTTCATTTTTTAACCAAGTAGGAGGGTGTGTAGGAGCAAATGAATTGACTAATTCACGTCCTAATTTATTAGGTATAAATTCACGTCTTAACCAACACGATTCTTTATTGCATACATTGTGGTATTTATATCGTAAAAATTCCCATATCTCTTTAGGGTTTGTTGTTTTAATGGGGTCATCCTTGTGACGTTTATTATAGGCATTTTTAAGTTTTTCCAAATCATCTTTGTCGTAGCATGTAAAATCAAAATCATTATCACTTAATGGGCTACAAGATAGTTTTTCAAAATTTTTATCAGGCATAAAATATGAATAGAAAATATATTTTACATGAAAAAATAATTATATTTGAAAAATATAAGAATGAGTGCCAGTTTAAGAAAAGTTATAAATACAGGGAATACAGACAATTTAAGAGATATACTAATGAAAAAAAATTCGTTTACAGAGAAAGAAATAGATAATGAAATTAATGAATTAAAACGAAAGAAAAATTCAGCAATACTCGATATGAATAATACAATAAGCGATGAAACATTTAATAAAATGATAGAGATGTTATCTGATTATCAAAAAGCTAAAATATTAGATGCTAAAATGCAAACAGATACACGTAGACATATGCAATCTTATTTGGTTGGTGGCAAAAAAAAATCAAGAAAAAATAACAAAAAAAAGAAAACAAAAAAGGTAAAACGAAAATCAAAAAGAAAAAAAACTAAAAAACGCCACAATTAGTTTGGTCCATAAGTTTCGGCGAATTCCATGGTTTTGTAAACCCAAATTCTTCAAGTGATTTTAGAACATTGTCGTTATATATATTGAAAAATTCGGATACATTTCTAGATAATACAAAAAGTGAAACTGCTTTATTATCAGATACAATAGCATAGTCGTAATAATTATTTATGGCTGGACCTAATTCTATTACCCAGTAAGGTGCTGGATACAAATCTTTTAGTTGTACTGTAAGATAACCGCCATAATCTCCTTCCCTGTAAAAGGCAACGCCGGTAATGGAATCAATCTTATCATTTTCGTCTAATTCTTTATTTAGTACAGAAATATTTTTGTTTTCTAGCAATCCATAATTAGCGGTTGAACAACGTCCATTTTTTTGAAATGTATCGTCAAATTTATCACTATAAACTTGATACCATTTGCCTAGATATTGTTCAACATTAAGATAATCGACTGCCATGTATTCTTTACCGAACGCACAACCAATGATGCTAAAAAAAACCAAAAATGCAGAATACATTACTAGTAATTAACAGGTTAATATCTTTATGTGATTTGTACAAATACATTTAGCATTTTTTTGGTTTATTTTTGTAATCGTTGCGCTGATAGCGGGTTGAATTATTAAAAACTTCGCTATCATTAAATTCTTTCCCGTTCGTTTTCATTTCTGGAACACTAAATAATAATCCATGTTGAAAAGGAGGAGGTAGATTTTGCAAAGGATAAGAATACATGTTACTATTCGTAGAAGGAACATATTCACGTTGGTCACATTTTTGTAGAGCAAATGTGGTATTACGTAATTGTGTTTCCGTATCTACATTATTAGCAAAGCCGCTCCACGGAGCTTTAGAATTTCCTGGATAAAATTGTTTTTGACTATCATATACATTGTGTATGGCCAATGGTTCGTTAACTGGTTTGCGTATATTTACAACAGGCATTTTCACATATTTGGTAGGAGTTGGTCGTACATTCATATTAGGTTCTAATGGTCTATCAGTAGTATTTCGTTGAAACATGCGCTGATTTATTTCATTATTACGTTCGTCATTACGAATACAAACACCATTTATTACGTTATACATACGATTCATATACTAATTAAATAGAAAATAAATTAGTATATGAATTTATTAAATTATAAACATGTCAAGTTTTACATGGGGAGTGAGAATACACACATGCTATAAAGCAATCTACTTTGGAAATATAGTACAAAAGAATGAAGTATGCTCATATATAAAGGAGCATTGTCTTTACCTTTTGAGCTAAATAATCTAAAGGCAACTAAACCAATCGACCCAACAAAAACAACAAAAAAGAAAAGCATCAAAAAGTAAAAGTAATTACAATATTGCGCATCAAAAGGAGTGAAAAATCCTGACCCATTCGAATTAGAAGATTCTTCAAACATTATATAATATAACACAATATATTATTGAAAATGATTAAAGATAAATAATAGTATAACTTTATGTGCGGTATTTATGCCTTAATGTGTAATGCAGACGAAAGTATCATCGAAAAAGAGTTTATGAAGGGAAAACATCGTGGACCGGAATATTCATCTTTTAACAAAATAAGTCTTGTAAATTCAAATAATAACTTTTATTTAGGATTTCATCGTCTTGCCATTAATGGTTTAAATAGTGGTTCTAATCAACCAATATATTATAATAATATTCAGTTGATTTGTAATGGTGAAATATACAATTATAAGCAACTTTATAAAATGATGGATATGACTCCTTCTACTGATTCTGATTGCGAAGTAATTATTCATTTATATTTGCGTTATGGTATTGAAGAAACATTGCGTATGTTAGATGGTGTATTTGCTTTTATTATTTATGATAATAGTGAAATACAAAATCCTAAAATAGTTGTTGGACGTGACCCGTATGGTATACGCCCTTTATATAAAACATATTCAAAATCAATCAGAAGTTTTTGTGGGTTTGCATCTGATATGAAAATGCTTCATAATTTATGTCAACGTGAAGGCAATATTGAAATTGAATATTTTAAACCAGGTAGTTATTCGGTATATAAAATAGAAGACCAATGTTGGGAAGCAGAAATAAGTGAACAACCTTATAATATTATTACTAATACATTTTTAGGTGATGAAAATCTAGTGTCAATTGAAGAAATTGAATTTAATATTACTCGTTTTTTGATGTCTGCTGTAAAAAAACGCGTTGAAACAACCGAACGTCCAATTGCATGTTTACTATCAGGTGGTTTAGATAGTTCATTAATTTGTTCCCTTGTAAATCGTGAAGTAAAAATGCATACGGGAAAAACAATAGAAACATATAGTATCGGATTAGCTGGTTCTGATGATTTGAAATATGCACGCATTGTAGCAGATTATTTAGGTACTCATCATAATGAAGTAGTTGTAACCGAAAAAGAAATGTTGGACGCGATTCCTAAGGTAATTTATAACGTGGAAACATATGATACAACAACAATTCGCGCAAGTGTTGGTAACTATTTGGTTGCAAAATATATAAGTGAACATAGTGAAGCTAAAGTTATATTTAATGGGGATGGTGCTGATGAATTAATGGGTGGTTACCTATATTTTCATAAATGTCCTGATAGCATTGAATTTGATAAAGAATGTAAACGCTTAATGTCAAATATTCATAGTTATGATGTCTTGCGTTCAGATAAATCTATTTCTTCAAATGGGTTAGAGGCACGAACTCCATTTTTGGATCGTTATTTTGTACAATATTATATGTCTATACATCCGAATATTCGTAATCATAATTATTTGAAAAAATGTGAAAAATTTTTGGTAAGAAATGCATTTTCAAAAGTAAGCTTTGATGGAAAGCCATTAATGCCAACGGAAGTATTATGGCGGACAAAAGAAGCTTTTAGCGATGGCGTAAGCAAACAAATCCGGTCATGGTATGAAATTATTCAAGAACATATAGAAACACTTGACGAAGAAAATATGTTTTTATCAAGTCATTATTATTGGAATAAACCAATTACAAAAGAACAACAATATTATCGTCATATATTTGAAAAACATTACGAAGGGCGTTCAAATATAATTAAATATTTTTGGATGCCAAAATATGTTGATGCAATAGATTCAAGTGCGCGAACATTGAAAATCTATAATGATGTAATGCAAAACGTGTAAATATTGCCTTCGAAAAAATATTACTATAATATAATAATGAAAAACATAGAAAAAATTTATTATATTATATTATTTGCAACCTATTTTATATACGTAACTACTTTTATTGGAATAGCGTCTTTTGCACCCGAATATTTAGAAACGTTACAAACTACATTTAACGTGTATATTGCATTAATTTTATTGTGGCGATTCCATCCTTTGCGTAAATATAAATTTACTGATTTTGATCAACAAATAATATTCAGTGCGGCGATTTTTATGTTATCTTCAACATCACTCACAAGTGTTACGCGAATATTTAAAATTCCAGAAAAAATTCTTGAAGACACATCATAATTTTTTTACCAATAATAATATCCATATCATAATCTTTTTGTGTCTTGCGATGATATTTAACATTCATAAAAGCATTTGCCATATTTTTGATTAAATATTTTTGATTAATTTCACCCAATAATTTGGATTTAACTAATCGTTCTACCATTGTTGTATAATGAAGTGACGAAACATAGGGGTCAATGTGTAAATAATATACATTGTCGTCATTCATATCATCGTAATATACATCATCTATAAAACATATTTTAGCTTCTTTCGGTAATCGTGTTGTGCGCAATAAATCTTTATACGTTTTATCATGACTAGTGCGTTTCGGTTCTATCACGCGTCCATTAATCATAAAAGCGTATATAATTTTTGAAAAAATAGGTTGATTTAACTTGTATTCAAAATATTGTTTAATTAACTGAACCCATTCTTTTGGTCCTTGATTATTTGTGTAAATCATAATAGTAACATTGTATTGTTTTTTTACATCAAGAACATATCTTATAATAGAAAAGATTTTAGGACGCAATATTTCAGGATATAAATCCATTATATCACAAAAAAGTTGAAAAGGTATGGGTTGGCGTATATAATTTTGCAGTGTATAGTAAAATAGACCAAAATTTTGAAAAAAACCCAATGTTTCATCTAAATCAAAAACAATTACATGTTTGTTATGTGTTGTTAGCATAATATATGCGAATATTATTATATTATCAAAATTATTAAATCAATTTAAAATATTACACTAATATATGGAACAACTTTTAAACCACGATGACTATAAAAAAATTTTAGATTATTATGATATTCCTATGCCGAAAACTCGTTCCAAATTAAAATCAACCGCTGAAGATGTTTTAGCCAATAAATTATGTAGATGCATAAAAAAAGTAAAAAAATCACGAAAAGATAAAAGTGAACGTATTCCCACGGGTATTTGTCGTGATTCTGTTATTCACCGAAAAAAATTGGATATATATCAGTTTCAATGCGCAAAAAAATCAAGTTTAAAAAATTTCAAGGGAAAAACATACAAAATACGAAAACGTGCAAAATTCAGCAAAACACGAAAAAATAAAAAATGAGTTAAAATAAAAAAAAATGCATAATATATGGATAGTAAAACAAAAAGTTCTTCGAGAAAAAAATCTAAAAGTAAATCGTCAACTAAAACTATGAAAAAAATATCTAGTTCAATAGAAAATAAAAAACGATATAATGAAGATTTTTCAAAAATATTAAGTGAATTGGAAACCATATTAATGCGTCAAGGAGAGCCTTTTAAAGCACGTGCATACAAAAAGGGCGAAGAAACAATATTAACTATGAACGAAGATATTTATAGTTATAAACAATTAGAAGGTAAACCTGGAATGGGGTCAGCAATTTTAAAAAAACTGAAGGAATTTGAAGAAACTGGTAAAGTAGGATATTTAGAACGTGAACGTGCAAATCCAATTAATGTATTTACACAAGTTCATGGAATCGGTATAAAAAATGCAAAAGAAATTATTGAAAAGGGTATTACCACAATAGAAGAACTTAACAAACATCCCGAAATGCTGAATAACGTTCAAAAAAAAGGATTGAAATATTATGAAGATTTAACTCATCGCATTCCTCGTGAAGAAATAGAAGTATATGATAAACAAATACAAAAGGTGTTTGATACAATATTTGAATCACAAAAAAATGATGTCTCATTTGAAATAGTAGGAAGTTATCGTCGCGGCGTTGCAAGTTCAGGCGATATCGATTTAATTATTACTTCCAAACAAGATAATAAGAAAGTATTTGCCGATTTTTTAGATGGGTTAATAAAAGAAAAAATCATTATAGAAGTATTAAGTCGAGGTAAAGTAAAAAGTTTAACTATTGGTAAATTAGAAGGAAAAAAAGCTCGTCGTTTGGATTTTTTATATGCTCCACCCGATGAATATGCATTTGCTGTATTATATTTTACAGGTTCAAAAGCTTTTAATACAATTATGCGGCATCACGCTCTTTCTAAGGGGGTAACACTAAATGAACATGGTTTATATAAAATGGAAAATAAAAAGAAAGGTGATAAAATAGCTGGGGAATTCTTAAGTGAACAAGATATTTTTGCGTATTTAGGTTTGGAATACAAAACTCCCGAACAAAGAAAAAATGGAAATGCTATAGTAAAACTATCTAGTGATTCTATAAAAAAATCCGAACAAGAAACAAAAACAAATCAAAAACCTAGTGTTCAAAAAGTACTATCAACACCGAAAGATAGTATAAAAGCAAAATCTTCGACCAATAAAAAAAGTTCAAAAACATTAAAAAACACAACTCCACCACCTGCAAAATCATCTTCTAAAAAAATCAAAACTGCTAAAAAACGCCTAAATAAAACCCCAAAAGTGACTATCAAAAAATCTAGTCCAAAAACAATTAAAAAAGTATCGCCAAATAATAAAGGAAAGCCAAAAACAATGACTATTAAAAGAAAAGTAGTGCCAAAACGTGAAATTAAATTGCATATAAAGCAGTTCTTATCTAAAAACATTGATTATTTAGATAAATTGGAAGAATCAATGTTAGTAAAAATGATGGAGCATGCAAATGAACAATACTACAATGAAAAGGCATTAATGAATGATAATCAATATGATATTTTAAAAGAATTTGTAGAAAAGAAATTTCCAAAAAATGAAGTGTTGAAAAAAATTGGAGCGCCAATTATCAAAAATGTGAAAAATAAAGTAACACTTCCTTATTTCATGGGGTCAATGGACAAAATTAAACCAACTACAAATGCAATAGAAAAATTCATAGAAAAATATCCAAAGGATTATATGTTATCTGTAAAATTGGATGGTGTCAGTGGTTTATATTCAACAGAAAATGGTGAGGAAAAACTTTATACACGAGGCGATGGACGCGTTGGTCAAGATATTAGTTATTTAATTCCTTATTTACGCTTACCTAAAAAAGAAAATATTACTATTCGTGGTGAATTTATTATTTCAAAAGAATTGTTTGCAAAACATTATGCAAAATCTTTTAAAAACGCGCGTAATTTTGTTTCGGGATTAATGAATTCTAAATCAGTAGATGCAGATGTCATGAATAATATTGATTTCGTAGCATACGAAGTAATTGAACCAGTATTGAAACCAAGCGACCAATTCAAGTTGATGGAAACATTAGGTGTAAAAGTGGTACATCATGTACAATGTAATACGATTACAAATGATTCTCTTTCTAAAAATTTGGTGGCTTGGCGTGAAGGATATAGTTATATTATGGATGGTGTAATTGTAACACATAACGAAATTTATCCTCGCCAAGAGAAAAATCCCGAATATGCATTTGCGTTTAAAATGGTATTGACCGACCAAGTTGCAGAAGCAAAAATAGTGGATGTATTATGGTCTCCAAGTAAAGACGGATATTTAAAACCACGTATACGTATAGAACCTATTGAATTAGGAGGTGTTACAATTGAATATGCTACTGCTTTTAATGCTGCATTTGTGGTAGAAAAAAAATTAAATTTAGGCGCAATGGTAAAAATTATTCGTAGTGGTGACGTGATTCCATATATACAAGAAGTCATTGAACCAGCCGAAGAAGCAAAAATGCCCGATGAAAAATATTATTGGAATAGTACCCACGTAGATATTATTTTGGAAGATAAAGACCAAAACGACGAAGTATTGGAAAAAAACATTACAATGTTTTTTCAAACGTTAAAAGTGAAACAATTGAGCGAAGGAACGGTGCGCAAGTTAATGAAAGGAGGGTATCGAAGTATTTGTAAAATTTTGGAAATGACAAAAGATGATTTCATGAAAATAGAAGGTATACAAGAAAAAACGGCAACAAATTTATCAACAGGTATTAAATCACAATTAGAAAAAGCGAAATTGCCAGTATTGATGACTGCATCGAACAAATTTGAACATGGGTTTGGTACTAAAAAATTTGAAGCGATATTAGAAGGATATCCTGAAATAATTGTCTCGCAAGAATCAAATGAAGCAAAAATAGAAAAACTTGCAAACGTAAAATCTATTGCCAAGAAAAGTGCTACCAATTTTGTAGAACGTATAGGCGAGTTTACTGCATTTTTGGAAAATTGCAAATTAACATATAAATTAGAAACAAGTGAAAAAATAGAAAAAGAATATGATATTAACCATGTGCTATTTCAAAAACATATTGTTATGACCGGTTTTCGCGACGAAGAATTTATTAACAATTTGAAAAATAAATACAATGTAAAACAAAGTGCGTCTGTATCGAAAAATACATTTGCATTGTTAGTAAAATCTCATGATGATGGTTCTAGTAAAGTAGAAAAAGCAAAATCATTAAATATTAGTATTATGACAAAAGATGAATTTGCGAAAGCATATTTGGAGTAAAATAAATGTAAAAATTGATTTTAATATTGTAATTAAAATCAATGTAAAATAACAAAACAACATGTCAAGAATAGAATCTTTAATGTCACTACGTGCTTCAAGTCGTTATGGTTGGACGAAAATAAATCAACCATCTAACTATAGAGTAATACGAATTGGTAATGCTTCGAATTGTAACGACGATTCTATTATTTGCGATTTAAAACTAAAACAAAATATCGAAAACGTTTTGCGTAAATATAATATTAATGCCGACTCCTATATCTTGAACGAAATTAAAAATAAATACGAATATTCTTATGAAGTTAAGGTAAGCGAATCGAGTTATGAACAATTAGCAAATAATTGGGTGAAATAATTTTTAACGAAATGAAATAACTTAAATATACATTGTTTTTTATTATGTATAATGGTGTACAAATTATTGAGTTTTTTACTTTTATGTGCCACGTCAGCAGGATTTGTTTTTGAAGGTTCAACAAAACCTCTCGGATATTTTGATCCGTTGGGATTTTCTAAAGAGGGTGATTTGACGAAACAACAATTTTATCGTGAAGCTGAACTGAAACATGGTCGACTTGGCATGGTTAGTGCTGTTACTATTCCACTTATTGAAAAAATGACACATCAATCAGCGGTACATGATTTTGATGAACTTCCCGTAGTAATGCAAATGGGTTTAACTGGTGTAATGTTTAGCTCTGAATTTGCATCTATGTTAAAAGGATGGAAAAACCCTTTTGAAAGCAATGAAAATATTTTTCGATTGAATGAAGAATATCAACCAGGTGACATTGGATTTTCACTGAGCGATGATTTAACTAGCGATAAAGGTAAAGAATTTTTGAATAAAGAATTAAATAATGGTCGTCTAGCGATGATTGCATCTGCAGGAATGATAGCACAAGAATTAGCGACGAACCAACCTATTTTTTAGATTACTTTACATAAAAAGAATGTCTTTTTTGTCGTGAATAGACAGACCTCTCTTTATATTTAGCATATACATATGCTGTAAGTTTGTGATAAACAAAACTATAGCTATTTGATGACAAGGTTGGAATCGAAGAATTTAAATCTAAATAATCACACGAAAATAGCGATTCTTCTTTTACTTTTTTTTCTTCTTCTTGAAATAAATAATTTTTATTTAAAATATCATTTATGAAAAGTGTATAGTGGCTCATATACACAATCGAGAATTTAAATTTATTTGAAATAATAAATAAACGTAAAAATTATTTTTTCAAGTAATTCATTGCACTAAGCAGTATTTTTTCTTGTGGCGTTAGTTTTCGAAAAACAAGTGATTCATCCATATTTATTTGCATATATTTTTTATTACGATTTATGCAAACAACACTTGTACCTTTTGCGCATATATTAATATCACAAATCATTGCCCCACGTGTTAAAAAAATATTTTCAGGGTCTTTTAACGGAATCCACCGCATATAACATCCCAATACAATTTCAGGTATTTCACTAATATAAATATAATCATCCAATTTCTTCATAAAATCTTCTATCTCTTCCTTATTCAGATTTAATTCTTCGAAAAGTTCTCTTTTAGAATTTTCTATTTTTTCAGTTGTATGATTTAAAATAAAATTATTGTCATCGTTTTCGAGTGCTTTTAGTAAGACATCCGCATTACTCATTGTTATTACTATTAAATAATATTAATATTATTTTTAAATAAATCTTTTATCATAATAGTTTATATATGTCGTTCTCTAAAACATTTAGTTATAGTGGTGCACCAGTTGCATACGTGGTTCCTTTTGGAATAAGTCAAATGCATGTTGAATTAAATGGAGCATCAGGAGGTAATGGTGATTTCGGTGGTCAAGGTGGTTTTGGTGCCAACATAATAGCTGATATAGATGTAACCCATGGTGAAACAATCTATTTTTATGTAGGAGGTGCAGGTAAAAATGGTGTTTCTAAAAGTAATGCAAATGAAGATACTATGATTAGTGGTGGATTTAATGGTGGAGGTAGTGCAGGTGGTTTTGGTGACCCGGGAGGAAGTGGCGGAGGTGCAAGTGATATTCGTGTAAATGGTAATGAATTAACAGACCGCATTTTAGTTGCTGGTGGCGGTGGAGGTGGTGGAAGTGATCCTCAAGGTGGAACAGGTGGAAATGGAGGCAATGGAGGAAATAATTATGGTCAAAATGGAAATGATGATACAAATACTGGCAATCAAAAAGGTGGTGCTGGTGGTACTCAATTAACAGGTGGTATTGGTGGGAGAAATGATTCATTTGTAGAAAGTTCGTGGGGGACAAATGGTTCTTTAGGACAAGGTGGTAATGGTGGTAAAACAGATTCGGTGACTTATGATAGTGGAGGTGGTGGCGGAGGTGGTTATTACGGAGGAGGTGGAGGAGCCGCATCTAATGTTGACTCACGTGGCGATGCTGCTGGTGGAGGTGGTGGTTCATCCTATGCATATGAACTAGCAAATGATGTTGAATTAAAACAAGGAACAAATCATGGTAATGGAAGTATAGTAATGTCTTTTCTCATTCCAAGTTGGATATGTTTTGCCCCTAATACAATGATACAAACTGACCGCGGCGAAATTCCAATTCAATTAATGAAAGCTGGTAAACATACTATTGCTGGAAAAGAAATTTTAGGAATAACCAAAACATATCACGAAGAATCGGAATTAGTATGCTTTAAAAAGGGTTGTTTACATGAAAATGTACCAAATCGCGATACTATTATGAGCAAAAAGCATTGTGTAATCATCCGCGGTAAATACATTCAAGCTGAAGATATGGTAAATGATAAAACAATCACTTTAGTACCTTATGGTGAATCATTTTTATATAATATTTTAATGAAAAATCACGAGGTAGTTCGTGCAAACAATATGAAATCGGAAACATTGCATCCACAAAATAAGATTGCTCGTTTGTTTAAAAATTATATTTGGAAGCATGGTTACAGCAAAAACAAGTCTTTGAGAAAATAAATAATTAAGATATAACATGGTTAAAAATTGTATATTATTTTAGTAAAATATAAATAATATACAAATATAATAATGACTACAATTCGTTCAATCATTGTAACACATCAAGGCAGATTGCGATGTTTCTTACACGATTTTTTAATGAATTCCACAATGGAAAAATCAACTTCATTGTCTTCTGATTCAGGTCTAACGGATAAAGAATATAGTAGTGATTCTGATAGTGGTTCTGTTGGCGGAGGTAAAGATAAAGTACAACGTTTTCAAAATGCATCTGTTATGAAAATGACTATTTCGCAAATGTCGGTTAAAATCGAATTGTTGGCAAATGGAACAATTGACGAAGAAAAACCTGATTATATTTATTATGTAAAACCAGGTACAAAAGATAGTAAGGCAGACCAAGGAAAATATCAAATAGAAGAGTTTCATCAGAAAACATTATTAAATAATAATAAACATTTTAATCTAACCGGAGATAACAATATTTATGAATTTTATTTAATACGACATGGACAAGCTGAACACAACGTATTGAAAGGAGTAGGCAAAGCTTTTTCAAAAAAAAATACTAGTTTAACTCCTGAAGGACGCAAACAAGCGCAAGTTTCAGGTAAAGAATTGAAAGCTTTAATGAAAAATAAGGATATTCATTTTTTATTCGTCAGTGATTTAAAACGTACCAGTCAAACACTAAAAGAATTTGTAAATGCTGTGAACCCTAGTTTATTAAACAAAACTGCCATTGTATTACCATGTAATCATGAATTAAAATATAACAATTCAAGTAAATGTGATGGCAATCAAAATATAACACCAAATGAAAATATCAGCACATGTAAACCAACTACTACAGGCAATGATAGCTGTAAAGTGATTGAAAATGTCAAATTAGATTGGAATCATTATATTGATTTTTATGATGGAATAAGAAGTTCAACATTAGTAAGCAAAGTATCAAGAGCATCTGGAAAAAAACGAAAACATTGCAGGGAAAATAATGTAATAGATAATGCAATTAATATTATTAAAATTACACCCGAAAGTAAAGGAAACGCGAGTCAGTTGAAAGAATTGTTAAATGAACATCGCGTGAGAAGTCAACAATCACAACAATATGTTCCAATCAACCAAATGAAACAAAATTTGAATAAAACACGCGAATTGGCGTACAGATCTGAAAATTTGCAAGATGAAGCAAGTGATTTTGCAAAAGCTAGCAAACAATTATTGGAACAACAGCAACAAAAGAAAAAACGTTTTGGATTATTTGGAGGAAAAACACGTCGTAAAGCAAAAGGAAATAAAAGAAGCAAACAAACAAAAAAGAGAAAATGGACATTGAAATATAAAAAGAGTATTAACTGCAAACGTCCAAAAGGTTTTTCACAAAAACAACATTGCAAATATGGACGTAAAAAAACAAGAAAGGTGTAATTAAAAAAATTTTATTCCGTTGGAATGTCAATCTTATCGGGATATTGAAGACGACCAAATTTTGAAAAAACATCATTAACCATAATATATTATCATATAATATATTATATATGGCTTCTATGACTCGTAAACGCAGTCGTTGTAAAAACGGAACCCGCAAAAATAAGAAAACCGGTAATTGTGAAAGCGTTTTAGACAAAACCTGCTCCATTTGCTTAGACCGAATTGTATCTGGAAATGTCACTACCAAATGTAAACATAAGTTCCATAAAAAATGTTTGATTGGTTGGTGTAAAGGCAACAAAGACAAACCAACATGTCCTATTTGTAGAAAGGATATTAAGGAAACTTGTAAAAAAATTATGCCTTTTGATAGTCATGAAGTATTCCGTTACATCGGGTACAAATATGGTGAAACACCTGCGGATATGCCACGCAGAAGCGAACAAGCAACCCTTATTGTCAAACATAAAGGTTTTGACCCCAATATAATGAATATGTCGGGCAAAAGTTTATTGTATGAGTTATCCATGTTCAGATTTAATAACAAGTATTATAAACCCATTATTGAAATTATATTCAAAAAATACCCTAATGTTGCCGTGAGTACTGAACTCATTAACGAATTAATTGCGAATGGTAACACTGATATATTACAGCTTTATAAAAAATACAAAAAAATTCCCAAATCATTGAAAAGTTTAGTATAATTACACCCTTGAAGATTTGCATTATATAGTTAATAATGAAACAATAATTAACTATTTTAAGTTAAATATAGTTTAATAAATAAAATAATAATGAAAGTAATCGAAACAAAAAATCTTGATTTTGGCTACAATGGCAAAAATATTTTTAAAAATTTAACCCTTGATTTTGAAAGTAATAATTGCTATATATTGGCGGGTTTAAATGGTTGTGGTAAATCGACCTTATTGAAAATGATTGGGGGAAAAGTATTATGCGAATATGATAAAATAAAGGTTTTGAACAAAGACCCTTTTCGCGATACATCATTGAATAATGATATTACGTATATAGACAATGATTGGGGTAAACAATCTGTCGCGTTTACAGGTTATAATATGCCTCTTCAATCAAGTTTGCAAGTGAAAGAAATGATGATTAATGTTAAAAAATTGTATCCTCAACGTAATCAAAAATTATTAGAAGTTTTAGATATTAATCCTGAATGGCGATTAAATGCAGTCAGTGAAGGTCAGCGTAAACGAGTTCAATTGTATTTAAATTTAATTCGTCCGTTTAAAATTTGTTTGTTAGATGAAATTACTGTGAATTTAGATTTATTAGTCAAAGATAAATTTATGAATTATTTAAAAAATGAAACAAGGAATCGTGAATGTTGTATTATATATGTAACACATATTTTTGACGGATTAGAAGATTGGGCGACAAAACTAGTTTACATGAAAAGTAATCAAGAAATGACTGAATATGATGTAGAAACTATACCAAATATATATCGTTTTCTTCTAGAAAAGTTCAAAATAGAAAGTAAGAATCGTCCATTAAATATTGAAAAGGAAGATAAAAATATAGATATAAATTTAAAAAACGCAGGTGGTTATAGTCACGGAGTAATGAACAACTTATAGAATGATTTTTTTTGTTAATATTATAATATTAGTATACTTTATAATGTTTAAACTTAGACCTCAAGTTAAGCGAAATGTTGTAGGTAGAATGGTAGATTCTAAATCAGTTAGTGTTAAATTAGAAGAAGGTTCTTCATCTACTATATATGGTAAATATCAATATACTTCGAAGGATTTCAAGGGACAAGATTATGTAACTACAGATAATATTATATCTGGTGAATTCATGGTACCATTAATGAATTCTAATAATGAATCAAGTGGTTGGGTATCCTGGCAGGATTTGGCTTATCCTACCAACGAATCAAAATTATCTGTTCAAGAAAGTATAACAATTTCTTTTGGTAATAACAATAATACAACAACTTATCATGGTTCGGCACTCAGTGTTGCAACTGGTGGATACTATGATGAAGGAACACCTTATAAATTTAATGTTTCTGATGGTAAAGGAAATAATGCCGTTGTAACTATTACCAATGTTGGCAATGGAGTGAGAAACATGGTAGTATCACGTGTGAGTGATAATTATCAATATACTTCGAAGGATTTCAAGGGACAAGATTATGTAACTACAGATAATATTATATCTGGTGAATTCATGGTACCATTAATGAATTCTAATAATGAATCAAGTGGTTGGGTATCCTGGCAGGATTTGGCTTATCCTACCAACGAATCAAAATTATCTGTTCAAGAAAGTATAACAATTTCTTTTGGTAATAACAATAATGCAACAACTTATCATGGTTCAGCATTAAATGTTGCAACTGGTGGATACTATGATGAAGGAACACCTTATAAATTTAATGTTTCTGATGGTAAAGGAAATAATGCCGTTGTAACTATTACCAATGTTGGCAATGGAGTAAGAAACATGGTGTTTGAACGTGTCAAACGTTAAATAAATATACGTTTACTAATTAATATATCAAATTGCAATAAAACTTAATATATTATGACTAGGCTATTCGCCTTCAATGGTGATTTCTTTTTCTTCTTTGTTAATAATATTCACTATTTCCATTCCACTAATAACGCGTTTGTCTGTTAATTCTTCTACAATTTCACCAAATGCATCTTTATAAATGGTGATTAATTCATAGGAGCGTTTATAAGCAAAATTTACCAAATGTTTTACTTGTTGGTCTACATCATATTTTGTAGAATCACTCATTTTACGTGAAGCCATACCCATTTCTTTCCCTACAAATGGTAGTTCATCATTCGAAGATTCATCATACATTCCAAAATCTTCACCAAAACCATACCGCGTAATGTAATCACGAGCAATCTTGTTTGCTTGAAATAAATCATTGGAAGCACCTGTTGTTATATCCAAATCATGAAATCCACGGAATATTTGACTATCGAAACTAGAAGCATTGTATTTTTGTCTATTCAAATGTACTTCCGCGGCACGCCCTCCTAATGCAATAATCAAATTGGCCAGCATGAATTTTTTGGTTGCGTATTTTTGAAAGCGTTCTTTAGGCGTAAAAAGGGTATATCCACCAGCACCATTTTTGTTAGCATTAATAGTAACTTTGCGGACATCAAAAAATTCAGGAAACAATGCCGCCATTAAAGCATGACCTGTTTCGTGATAACTCACGAGTTCAATAATAGATTCGTCTGTTTCTTGGTTATAGGAATTCAAACCAATGGTAATTTTTTCATATGCGTTCAACAAAGAGGTTCTGTCGATAGATGTTCTATTAAAACGAATAGAAACAATGGCCGCTTCATTGGCCAAATTGGCAATATCTGCACCCGAAAATCCAGGTGTAAGTGAAGCAAGCTCTTCAAAATCAACAGAATCATCTACTTGTTTGCCTTTGAAATGAACCTTTGCGATTTGAATGCGGCCGTCGTAATCGGGTAGTGGAACACTCACTTTTCTATCAAAACGTCCTGGTCGTGTTAATGCATTGTCTAAAATATCTATTCTATTTGTAGCCGCCAAAATAACAATATTATCGCCTTGTTCAAAACCATCCATATTGGTTAGAATTTGGTTTAACGTTTGTTCACGTTCGTCATTACCACCTGCTATTCCAGCTCCACGCTGACGTCCAATTGCATCGATTTCATCAATAAAAATGACACATGGAGCATTTGCGCGAGCACGTTCAAACAAACTTCTCACACGTGCTGCCCCTACGCCTACAAACATTTCGATAAATTCAGAACCACTTACACTCAAAAAGGGAACACCTGCTTCAGATGCAACTGCACGTGCTAGCAATGTTTTACCTGTCCCTGGACTTCCTTCCAATAACACTCCTTTGGGTACTTTTGCGCCAGCAATATCGTATTTAGTAGAATTTTTCAAAAAATCAACGACTTCAGTCAATTCAAACTTGGCTTCATCGCATCCAGCAACATCAGCAAAAGTAACGTTTAGATTATTATAATGAACAAGAGTGCCTGTATTATCGTTAAATTGTTGTGTAATCATGTTCATTGGATTTCCAGCACCATTTCTACCACCAATATTAGAAACAATATAAGAAAATAGCAGATACATGAAAATAAAACTTCCTATTTCTGTAAATAGTTTACCAAATGTGCCGATCAATTCACTTACTGGATTAAACGGAACAGGAATAACATCTGTATTAATATTATAATCTGTTACAACATCTAACATATTCGTGTATCCTTCGGGTAAAATTTTTACACAATGTACGTTTGTATTATGTATTTCTCCATCATCTGCGAGGGCATTATCAATAACAAACGCGTAGTTTTTGTCCGAAAGAAATGAAACAGCACCTATTTTATGTTGTTTTACATTGTTCATAAATTCACTATAGCTCCATTCGTTGCCAATTGTTGTACCATAAAATTTTTGAATCATTTCGCCAGGACGATTTTCAAAATCAAATGCGTTATGAATCATTTGCAATTTTCTCGCCGCTTTATCAGAAGCACGTTGTTGCCTAAATGTGTAACCTGCTACACAAATAGGTAATAAAAATAATAATAATAAATCGCTCATGTAATATTATTATTATTTAACTTTATATTGTTTCTATTTTCCTTTTGTTTTCTTTCGAACAACAATGTTTAGTGTTTACGTGATTTTTTACTTTTTTTGTTTTTCTTTGTTTTTCTTCTTCTGCGTTTTCCTCCATCGGCTCTTTTACGTGAGAACATGCGACCCATACTTCCCATATTTGTTGAAAAAGCACTACTTAATGCACCGGTTACTTTAAGGTCAGCCAAATTTTCCATTGCCATTACTTTTTGTAAAGCATTGCGAATAGCTGTTTCACGTTGTTCTTTGGAAGAAATATCAGTTTTCAATCCAGGTGTTGAAAGAACTTCACCTGTTTCCTTGTCTTTTTTTGTTCCCATCCAATTTCTAGCACTATTTCCCAAGTTACTAATTTTATTATAGCTACGTTGAGCAGCATTTTTACGAGCAATACAATTTACAAAACATTGAGTTAAATGTTCTTCTAAACCTTGAAAACTGGCGTCAGCACCATTTTCATTTACTAAAGGGGTTGATTCGGTATCAGCCATTATATATTAACGTAAGTTTTTTTAAAACATGGACCCAAAACCTGAACCACCTAAAGCTTCATTGGCAGCCATAAGAGGTGGGGGTCCCATTTGCTGGGGAGCAGGTGAATTAGCGTTTACTAAAGGTGTGGGGTTTTGTTGATACATTTGGTCGAAATTGGGGGAGTTAGATATAGGTGTGCTTCCTAAACTTTGTCCCATATTATTTTGATTTTGAAGTTGCTGATTTTGTTGTGGGTCACGTGTTACAGCAGGAGGTGGTAAAACACCACTAGGATGCTGTTGTTGTCTTACGACAGGTTGTTTTTCTTTTAAACTTTCTTCACCATTAATAAGTCCCATAAGTCGTTCATATAAAACATTTCCTTTTTCACCCAGTTTGGTTTGTAAACTGAGAGTTATAAATAAAACAACCAACACAATATTTGTCATATGAAAAGGTGGGTAACTATCTTTACTATAAGTAGGTACAAATGTTACAATACGATGAATATAAAAGAGACCAATAAAAATAACTAATACTTGTGCAATGATTTCAATCACTATTTCTAAACTTCCTTTTGTATCGTCAACATCGGGAATATAATTTTTCATTAATTTATTTAATCCAATAACAGGTAATAATGATAGTAATGAATATTGTCCAATATTAAGCAAATCATTCTTTGTATCTTCTTTAAATTCAAAAACATGATCTAAAAATCCTATTTTTTTTGATATTCCGCTATTATCTTCGTCCATATGAAGTATCATTAGAAATAAAAAATACGAAAATTGAAAAAGAATATAATATTAAAGTAATGAATATATTAATTAACAATGGTTAAAATTTGTGATAAACCTTATGATGAAAATGAAGAAAGTTCTAAATATTTTGAATATTTTGAAGAATTTCCTTTTCCATTGAGTGATTTTCAAAAATATGCAATTCAGGGTATTGTAGAAGAGCAACATGTACTTGTAACCGCTCATACCGGGTCAGGAAAAACATTACCAGCGGAATTTGCAATTAACTATTTTACTAAACGTGGGAAAAAGGTCATTTATACAAGTCCTATTAAAGCATTGTCTAATCAAAAATTTTATGAATTTAGCAAAGCATTTCCTGATATTAGTTTTGGTATTTTAACTGGTGATATTAAATTTAATCCTGAAGCAGATGTATTAATTATGACTACCGAAATATTACAAAACACGCTTTATTTACAAAATTATAAAAATGAACAATCAAATGAATTGCTAATGTTTGACATGGATATGGAAAACGATTTGGGATGTGTTATTTTTGATGAAATTCATTATATTAATGATAAAGATAGAGGAAAGGTTTGGGAAGAGACAATTATGATGTTACCACAGCAAATACAGATGGTGATGTTGTCAGCAACAATCGATAAACCTGAAAAATTTGCAAAATGGTGTGAAGACCAAAAAAAAACAAAAAGTGTTTATTTAGCTTCTACAAACCATCGTGTTGTTCCACTACATCATCATTTGTTCGTAACTGCACCCGAACATTTGTATAAACAAATCACATCAAAGTCTGAGGTTGAAGAAACAAGAAAACAAATGGATATTTTAATGCCAATACGTAGTCCTAATAAAAATTATCATGAAGATTCATATTTGAAAAGTCATCGTTTGTTGCAAAAAATAGAAAAACACAAAACATTTATTAGTCCTAATTTTGTATTAAATCAAGTAGTGAAACATTGTAAAAATAATGAAATGCTTCCAGCGATTGCATTCGTATTTTCAAGAAAAAATGTAGAAAAATATGCAGACGGAGTTGGTGAAATAGTAATAGATGATATGTTTCCTGTTCCTGAAGTTATTGAACGCGAATGTGAACATATCATTCGCAAGCTTCCAAATTATAGAGAATATTTGGAACTACCCGAATATAAAAAAATGGTAAACCTAATTTCAAAAGGTATTGCGATTCATCATAGTGGTATAATGCCTATTTTACGTGAAATGGTAGAATTGCTTTTTGCAAAAGGATATATTAAACTATTATTTGCAACAGAAACATTTGCAGTTGGTTTAAATATGCCTACCAAATCGGTTATATTTACAGGTGTATCTAAATTTAGTTCCGAAACTTCAGGTATGCGATATCTATATAGTCATGAGTATACACAGATGGCAGGTCGTGCCGGTCGTCGTGGCTTGGATAAAATAGGACATGTTATACATTGTACGAACATGTATCGTCAAAACATGCCTACTAGCAACGAAATGAAACAAATGTTATCAGGTGTTCCACAAACACTTGTTTCAAAATTTTCGATAAATTGTCAATTACTCTTGAGCATTTTTCAAAACATTCATGAAACGACTAATGAAAATATAGCGAAACACATTAGTAAAAGTATGTTGCACAATGAAGTGCAAAAACAATTGCAATATTCAAAGGAAGAATATGAAAAAGTAAAAGAAAGTTATGAAAAGAAAATGAATATGATTACAGGTAAAGATTTAGAAGAGCTTTCAAATTATAATACATTAAAGGTTTCACTTAGCGGACTTCAAAATAAAAAAAGAAAGGCTGCACAAAGAACAATGGAGAATATTGAGGTTAATTATGGAAAGAAATGGAAGTCATTGTTGCAACAATATGAAGATGCAAACAAATTAAAACAGGAAATGGCTAATATGGCTAATCAGGTTGATTATAGTGAAAATTATATACACAACACAATGGATTATTATTTAACATTTTTGGAAGATTGTAATTGTATTGAAAAGGATAACGATTCTTATAAATTGACCATTGAAGGTGAATTGGCTTCTATGATTAAAGAGGGTCCAGGACTGCTATTGGGGAATCATGTATTTGCCAATAAACTGGCTAGCTTTAATGCAAGTGAGATTGTTGGAATATTAAGTGTATTTACGCCGATTAAAGTAAACAATGATGTAAAAACACAACGCCCTAACACAAGTAATATTGAATTGAATAGTTATATTAGTGAGCTAAATAGTGATTATATTGGAAAATACGAAAATATTTATCATGAAGAACTACAATTTGACATTATTCAGGAAGTAATGGATTGGATAAACGCAGAAACCGAACAAGAATGTAGACAAATTTTGTTTTCGCTTCAAGAAGAGAAAGATGTGTTTTTGGGTGAATTTGTCAAAGCTTTATTGAAGATAAATCATATTTCGTTGGAATTGGAATCAGCGTGTACTATTATAGGTAACGTTCAATTAGCAAACGTGTTTAATGGTATTTCGGAAAAAACATTGAAATATGTAGCAACAAATCAGTCTTTATATATTTAATTATTGTGTGTAAGTACAAACAATGAATTTAAAATATTTTCTATTTATAGTTTTTCTTATGCAAAGGGTTTCTCTTCATATAATGTACGAAATAATCAAATATGTCCCAAATATTGTTCCATTTGATAAAATGTCTCTTGAAATATCAAAATATTTGCGAAAACGTGCTGGAAAACGAATTAATCGGTTTATAGAACGCTATTTTTTCTCTTCACAAAAACTTACAAACTATATAAAATATAAATTTATCAAAACACACGAACTAAATTCTAAGGATTATAATCGTTTATTCATGAAAACATTCTTGGAAAGAGACAAGTGGCAGTTTCTACCTGAAAGAATGTGTGCAAATAATTTCCCGAACAATTCTATTTCGTGGATGTATGTTGAACGTATTCCGAAAAGCGAATTAAGAAGTAAATATGATGTATATAAATTTATTCAAACATTACGTCATGACCAAAAAGACGTAATATTTAGAGATTATATTTTTGATTTTAATGTAAAATTATATGACTGATTTATTGGTCTTCTTCTTCCACTTCTTCTGTGGGAGGCATCATCTTCTCGCCATGCATGTGGTCCATTCCTTCTAAATGTTGTCCTCTTAGTATCATAATACCTAAAGCAACAAACATAAAAATAAAAGGAAATAAAACTAAGAACCACGAAATACCTGAAAATCCAGTTTTACATATCGAATTCAAAATAAAAGTCCAAAATATAATGTATAAAAACTTAGCTAAAAAAATAGTTGCATTGTTTTGTGAAGGACAGCTGTAAACACCTAAACAATATCTATCTCCTGCACCCATATTTTGCACAAGCATCAATACCAATGCGAAAATAGATATAAAAAAGTAAATGTAGGCTGGTGTGCATAAACTTCTAATAGTTTTGGCAATTTTCATTATACTATATTATGATAAAAAAATATAACTCCAAAATAATAGTTTTTAGTTAATAAAGAAAAAATAAAAAAAAAGATAGATTAATGCCATTTAAAAACGGGCGAACACTCGAAGAACTATTAGTTCAAGCAAGATATGTAAATTATAATGACCCAAACAAGCCATATGAAGAATGGACCGATGATGAATTTAACATGAAGTCGATATATATTGCTTTACAAACAGCCGAACAAACACATTCACTTTTGTATATTTGCAATTCTTTTCCACCATTAAAAATTTTTGTAAAAGCACAATTAAAAACATACATTAAAATGTATTCACAACAAGGACAATCATAATTATTTATTCTAGCAAATGAATTCGAATTTTTTGCTTCATTTTGTTTTCATCTTGAAATAAGAATATTTGAAATAACGAACAATCAAAATTTTGTTTGTCTATTTGTGAATTAACCTTAGATACTAATTTTAATTCTGGAATATAGCACATATACTGAAATAAACCATCATTTCGAGTAATTTTATCAAACATATATCCGTTATATCTTGTAGTACGTATTTCCGGATTATTTGTACATAATTCTAAAAGTGTACATTCTGTTTGTACTTTACGAATTGCACGCATTGTAGTATTAATATAATCGATTTTATTTATCCAAAATTTATAAAATTCTTTGGCATTGTCTGAATATTCATATATCTTCATATTCATTTGAATATTCATTAAATTAAGCAAATCAACCAAACGTCGAATAGGGGATGTAATATGAATATATGCATCCAATTCTAATACTTCGTGAGGTGATTTACCTAGAACATATTGTCCTGATGTCGTTCCCCATATTTTCATGAAATTGTATACATCTTCGGGAAGTTCTTTAGGAATATTATTTTTGACATCATGAAAGACAGAACCTCTATAAATACCATTGTTATATGGTTCAAAATGTTTTGCACAAAAATGATTCATGATTACCATTAAATAGGCAATTAAATCATGACTTGTTTTGATATTATTAATAAACTTGTGATTTGGTAACAAATTACGAGCAGTTTGCAACAAGTACTTATAATCCTCTAAATTACGAAGATCTTCTTCTTCATATAAATAATTTTTTTTCACATTGATTAAGCAATTATTATAGTGAACATCAATAATTTTATTTTCATTTATAATCAAATCCATTGTGAATGCAATACGCTCTTGATTTTCATGTAAACTACATAATATATCTGAAAGAATTGTAGGTAGCATTGGTCTTTTTTTATCAGGTAAATAAATAGTTGAAATACGGCTCGCAAAAGAATCCCATAAATCTAAATGGTCCATCCATATACAAACATTTGTAATATAAATGCTAACAATAATATTACCATTGTCACCTTGTTGAATACTAATAGCATCATCAAAATCCTGTGTTCCTTTACCATCAATAGTGAATACATTATGTTGACGTCTATCCTCAATATTTGGATTTTGTTTTACAATATTCTGCAATACGACTTCTGGTTCATATCCAAGCGACTTGATGCTTTTCATTGTACATTTATTGAAATTTTGAATGGAAGCATATAAACTTTTACAAAACAATTGATATTCATAAAAATTTTCCAATATGTTAACATCGCCAATAGTTTGAGTTAACATACCAATAGGATGTTTTGTTTCCCATTTATGAAATTTAAAATTAACATATTTATTTACCATTTTTTTATTAAATCCTAGTCTTTTAATCTCATAAGGTATGAGAAATGGAGGTATGCGTTTATCATCAGGCAAACATTTGTATAAACATTTGCTCTTTTCCTTTCCATACATTTTATTATTTTCTAAAATCAGAACACCAGGCATGCTTGCTGCGTTACGAATACATGAATGCGTTACATCTACCTTTTTTGTGTCAGAATCATAATGAAAAACATCGCCATGAAGTAGTCTATTTTGAGCGGGACAAAAATCGACTAACTCTACATATTCCAATGTGTTATATTCATTTATTTTCCAAGAAGTTAAACTCCTATCTTCGTATGTAATCTTATATTCTGGCATATTTGCTTATAATTTATATTGAAATTAATTAATATATGTAAATTAAATTCAATTTTAATATTTGTTCAATATAACCAAAAATAACTATTTTCAGTTAACAATATTTTTGTCTTCATTAATGCGTTTGTATACATAATTAATATAATTGGGTGTTAATGCTATCATATTCATGAAAGTCCTATATTTAAAACAAATTACATTTGTAATATCGTCCATTTTATAACTATAATACCACGAAGATGGTAAAAAAATAGCCTGTCCTTTTTTTAATACTATTTTTTCAGGTTTAATTTTATCGAACGCTATACTTTTTTGTGTTTCTTCTTCAAAAGGATTCATGTATGTTTCATTTTCAAAATTATTATAATTGTAATTGTAATTTAAAAATTTTGTACTCTTTGGAGGGCATAAATATAATTCTAGTTCACCATCAACAACATATAAAAAGTTGCGAAAAAATAATGAATTTTTGAAATTACTAGAAATGCGTTTACCGCAAAGCAAATCATAATCTTTATAGCAAGTAAATGTAGGTCTTAAAAAACTATCTTCTTTGTTTAATATATTTATCAAATCACTTTCTTCCAAAAAACTATGATTATTATAACTAATAAAGTGTTCTTCATTGACTATATCTTGAAGTGAAGTTTCAGAGTTTGTTGTTATGTTATAAAGGTCAAACGATTTATATTTTTCCTGTAAATTCGTTTGTGAAAATTCTTGTTGAAAAGAATTATTTTGGAAATGAAAAATAAAAGGTAAACGATTATTGCATTGTTCCTCGAAATCTTCCTTGCCTGTTATTTCTATACTCTGTATTTCAAGTAAATTATTTACTTTTAAATGAAATAATACATGAATATAAACAAATGCTACGAATAGAAAAATAATAAGTATGTATAGGTATTTGTTCATAATAAAAATAAAGCATAATAATTTTATATAGATTTAACGTAAGTATATATTAGTCACCTATTTGAGGCGCTAAATAAAACTGAACATAATTATCTTCATCCATTTTAAACTTGCAACAGCAAGGTATATCTTCGGACATCATAATGTTAATATATTTATTTATTTTTTGAAAATTAGACATTGTTTGCAAGTATCTTAATTGAAAATGTGTATTCATATCACAATTTTCGTCTACCTCGTATGTTTCGATTTTATCAGATAAAATATTAATATCCATTTTACCTTCAATGCTACCAGAAATCAAGTGTACACTATCTTCTTTACATGCAAAATGGATACTATCTCCAAAGTTCGCCAATTGGTCTAATATTTTTTTCCATTCTTTTGATTCAATTTCCATGTTTACGCTATAATCGCATGGAGGAATAGACATCATTTCTGAATCATAATCAATCAATGGCATCTTAAAATGTTTATCAAAACTATTTGATGGATGCATAAATGATAATTCCATATTATCGGGATTATCATTTTCACAATTCATAACAATATGTTGAATTGGGTCACGTGTAGCCAAAATTTTGCTGAAAATAGAACCATGAATACCAATATTAAATTGCATATCACATTCATATTCTTTGAACCATTCTTTTTTTAACATAACTTCAAAAATAGCAACATGTGAATCATCCATACCTTGTAGATAAATATGGTCAGTATTGAAATTTATGCAATATTTATCGCTGAAAGTACGAATGTTTTGAAAAATAATTTGAAAACATTCACTTTTTTTAACATCTTCGATAACTAGCTTCATCTTTTATTAAATATAATAAATATATCAAAACATTTTTTTAATTCAATTTTTATAATAATTATGCAGATACAGACGCAGATTGTTCTTCGCTATCTACTTCAAGTTTCATTGTATTTTTATTTTTCTTCTTCTTCTTTTTATTATTTGAATCATCAAAATGAGGCGTACTTTCCAATGTTTCAGGATTCATTGATTCAACTAGTGGTTGATTATCAGTAGTATCGCTATCATTATTACTATCATCTTCACTATACTCGAGTATGTTAAAATTTTTAGCATCTAAACAATTTTCTATTTCAGTTGATTCATTCTTTTTCATATCAAAAAGCACTTTTTTACCTTTCTCTTCACTTGTTACTTCAGCATCGATTTGTGAAGATGCAGTTTTAGGTATATATTTTTCCTCTACTAAACTATCAAAACGTTTGATTACTAAGTTATGAAGAGAAACAGCATATTCCTGCATATTTGACATAGATGTTTGTACATTTTCTATCTTATCATTATACTTAGATAGGTTATTATCAACCTTAGACATTGCATCCCGCACTAATGTTTCATTACTACTATTGTTTAGTTTAAAATTTTCAAAACGCGATTCAACAGATTCCATAAAGTTAGGCAATTTAGTATTTAGTGTTTCAATATTTTTAATCAATTCTTCGATGGAATTTAATTTATTAGATATTTCAGATGTTTTAGTATTTAATTTATTATATTCTTCTTCAAGTAGATTATTTCTAGTAGCAAGACTAGTAATTTTTTCATCATAACTTTGTAGAGCATTATTAGTTACATCTTTAAATTCATTATTTCTAGTATCAATACTAGAAATTTTGTCATCATAATTTTGAAGAGCATTATTAGTTACATCTTCGGCAACCTCACGAGCCTTGGTTTCATCAAACATTACTTTATTATCAAAATCATTATTTAAATTGTTATTTGCATTATTTACCACGGAAGGTAATGTCATTGTTTGTCCAATATCCATTTTTGATGTTTTTGAATCTTGATCATAAAAGTCATCTTCCATATTCTGTTTAAACTCAGATACATCACTCATTTCTTCATAATTTGGCGCTTGTGGAGCAAGCGAATTATCATTATCAAGACCATGGCGAGGTTTAGTTGTATCATGTGTTTCAATAATTTTCGTCATAGTGTCTACTTGGGTTTCTAAATTTCTAATTTTTCCATTTATTAACATAAATGCTTGTGTAATAGAAAGTAGTTTATGTTCCTGTTTATCGTTAGGATTTTGAATAGAAGATGAATTTTGTTGCATACTAGATATGTTGGTATAATTATTTGCTCCATAATTCATATTCTGTGACGCGCTCGTGAGAGTGTCTTGAATATTAGGATTCGGTCCAGCACGTCTATTTCTCGCGGAAGAATTTGATCTACTACTCATTGAATGTATTTTATATTAAAAAATAATTTATTTCACGCGAATTTATTTTTCTAAATAAATAGTAACTATGGCTAAAATAAATTCATTAAGTATTCCCCTTAATATTTCTAAATTTGTCCATTTCAAAGTCTATATTTTACTTATTATTATGTTAGTTTTCTCTTTTTTTTATTTATTATTAGATGATAGTCACTTCAGTGGTCTAAATACAATTCAGGAATTGATACGCGAAGAAGTGATTAAGCGTAAAATAGAAAAAAAAGTAGAGAAAAATGTCGACACGCATATCAAAGATACTCCAAAAGCGAAACAGAGATCTATATTAGACCATATTATAGATACACCCAAAATATTTGAAAATTTCACAAATAGGGAATCAATGAAATCAATCATTAAGGACAAAGTAATAGAAAGTGCAACAAAAAAAGCGAATAGAGAAGTTGAAAATGAAGACATTACAATTGAAAAAATACGCCCTTCAATAGGACAAAAATATTTCAATCGTTTATATTTTGCAATTTCTACAGGTTGCTTATTAGGATATGGTGATGTATATCCTGTATCAAATACAGCAAAAATATTTTCTATGATGCAAGCATTAATCACTGTTACACTCATAGTTTATTAAACGTTTCAAGTAAAAGGTTTAAAGATATTTTAAAAGAGAACATTATAATGAGTTCCTCTAATGAAGTAGAAAAAAGCACTTCACTTACTATTGAAATTCCAAAAGAAACTTCCGTTGAATGCATCGGTTCCGTAAAATGGTTTAATACCAAATCAGGATATGGTTTTATTTCTGTACTTGATGGTGAACTAAAAGGTAATGATATTTTTGCCCATCATAGTGCTATTAGTGTTTCTAGCGAACAATACAAATATTTGGTTCAAGGAGAATACGTCAAAGTAATTGTTCAGTCAAGTGATTCTAAAGATTACAAATGGCAAGCATCATCTATTTTTGGTGTATGTGATGGTCCTTTGATGTGTGAAACACGCAATCAAATTAAAGCAACACGTGTAGAATACTCCCGTACAAAGAAAACCGACGAAGAGTCTTCTTAAATTAACGATAATTTCTTTTTGTATACAACATTGTAATTGGTATGTTATTTTTTTTACATAATAAAATTTCTTTACCTGGTATATTTGAACTTTTACTACTCGTACATTTTGATTGATTTATGGTTGTATTATAAATCAATGTATTTCCAACGCGTGGCAAGTTTAGTAAATTGGGATTTGTTTCAACACCGGGTTTTTGTATTGTCCACGATGGCTTATTACATTTACTTGTTCCCTTTAAAATCTTCACTAACTTTTGCTTTGATGTTTCTTGATATTGATTTTGTTTGTGCTGTAATATTTCATATTTACGACGTTCGCTTAATTCGTCTTCACTATATAGTGTATTAAAATTAAAAGGGGGTGCGAATCGTGACCACGTTCTTGGTGGATTTGGAGGTATACTATTTAATTTACAGATGGTAGTAGACATTTTATGATATATATAATGAATATATATCATATTTTTATAATTATCATTATTTAATAGCTGTAATGAATGTGCATTTTAGGCATAGATTTAATAAGTTTGCATTCAGTTGGTACTTTAGTAGGAGCACGAACCTGAATTACATTGGAGCGAATGTGAGGGTAATTGGAAGCATTGGGAATACCTGCTTTTTTAACGCCGCCACAGTTTTCAGACATGTTGTTAGTAAGACGACCACTATTGATACCTGAACGAGCTTTCATTATAATATAATGAATTATTTTTTTTTTACTGAATTAAATAATTAATATTTACAATTTTTTTAATAATTATTGCCTAAAAACCATTTGAAAGATAAATAATTGGGATATTTTGCCATCAACGCGTTATTATCTACCATAGTTGTATTAGGACCTCTTTTTTGAATACCATCAATTTCAGTTGTTCCTAAACCATAATCAAAATACCATAAATCAGAAGTATAGCCAGAAAATCCACCATTCATGGAAACATAAACATTACCATAATTTTGTCTAGGAACACCAGTTAAGATATGACGTTTAACAATAGTACCATTCACATATGCGTCTAAAGTTCTGTTTTCGCAACGAATCATTACGTTGAACCATTTATTAACTGGTATTTCTTCTATTTCTATTTGTTCAGTAACGTTATGGAATGTATTCATAACAATTAGTAAATTATTTTTCACAGGTGTTAAATATAATCCAGGAGCATTATTGGGATAATTCATACCAGCATTAATTTCACTTCCCTCAATTGATGATGATTTTTCTTCCCCTTTATGGAAAATATGTCTAAATTTTCCTCTGTTGTATTCCATATCGTCAATAAATAACCATACTGACCATGTAAATTCGATACCTTCGTTTTCATTTGAAGAACGTAAAATTGTTTTTGATTTTTTTTCATTAGGGTCTTGTTCATAAATCATCATTTGTTTTGCATCAATCATACCATCAATTAGGTGTGGATTACCAGAGGGCGATAAAATCCATTGAATTAAATTAATACCTACTTGCATTAATAGTAAAAATACAATTAGTACCAAAATTAAAAAGGCAAAGTTCATAACCATACTATTCGATTCAAAAAAACCTTTTGTATTTTGCATTGCATTATTTACATTTCCATATAGAGCATCCATATTTATAATATAACATTAGAAAAATGATTAAATACTCACCTAAATAGTAAAAGTTTTTTCTTCGACTCCATTATCCAATAAAGTTACCTTAACTTGATATTTTCTCATTAAAGAACTTAACCAATTACCACTCCATCCTGCTTTGTAAGTATTCCAAGCACGTTGAGGGTCTGCTTCATTTTCCCAAAATTGTAATTTAGATGTAAACCCTGAAAATCCTCCAGCAGGTGTTATTGCTAAATCAGCGTTGCTATCTAATCTTGGTAATCCAGGCAATAAGCATGTTCTTACTAATTTACCATCAACGTATACATCCATGGTTTTGTTAAATACACTTACCATTAAGTTTACCCATTTTTGAATTGGTATATTAGCTACGTCACAATTATGAATGACTTCTGTACTTCCTCTGTTGGCAGGATATACAGACATAGAAACTTGGATATTATTTTGCATTGGTGATAAAATAACAGAAGGGGCCGGTTTATTATTTTTATCTAAACGTCCAAAAATGATTTTAGGTTCGCCATATTTATAATTCCAATCTTTTACATAAAACCAAATACTATAACTGAAATTCATTGTTGGTAATTCTCCTCCTCCTAAATCACTCGCCTTGATTGTTTGTTTAACGGATGCATCTGCTAACGATGATAATCCGGAATTAGAAGTCATCGCTTGAATAATTAAAAATACAAGCAAAACTACAATAGCAAATATTACGATAGTTTTAATATCCATTTATATAATATACTGAAAGAATATTTTCTATAAGATTGGTGGATTTTTTTTATTATACATCAAATACAATTGTTGAATGTTATTTTTGCTTAATGTCTTTGTGAAATAAATCACATTACATATTTGACCCGATATACTTTCATTCGAACCTGTTACAATACTATCGTAATACATATATGGAACTATATTTGATTTTGTCGCAACCAATTTATTATTTATGAAAATATCTAAACTGCTTCCATTGTAGTTAATAACAATATGATTCCATTTTTGTAAAAGAAATTTATCACTAGTATAAATTGTTTTCATATTTGTTTTACCATCCAACATTTGAATACGCAGTTTATGATTGTATTGATTGTAATCTATTGTTGGTTTACCTCCATAATCTAAAATCGATAAATATTTATTAGTTGTACTATCAGGATTTAAATATATCCATGCGCTAATACTATAATTATATTGAAATGTGTCATTTTTACTAGATATTTTATGTAGACTATCATAACTGCCTATATTTTCATTTTTACCAATGCTTATTGGGTCACGCAACAATTGTTTACCATCGCGTATTGCTTTTTTGTATATATAATTTTTAATTGCTTCGTAAAAAACATAGATTGTTATAGCCAAACCTTCAAGTCCTAGTAAAATATATGCTTCGCGTGGAGCTGTTTTCAGTTCTTCATACATTCGAGTTACAATATGTGTTAAAAAACAAGGAATATACAAAATTATATTTTTTAATAATCTAAATATACGTGTTGTTTTGGTTTGTTCTTTTGGTAAAATGTTATCTTTGTATTTATAGAATGTTAAACCACCAATAATAACTCCTGCTGAAATTAATGAAAATAATACATACGAACTAAACTCATAATTACTAATTAATAAATACAAAATACCATAAACTAAAGCACCAAACAAAAGGAAAATACTAATCATTTTTCCAAAATCTTTAATTTGATTAATAACTGGTACGTCTTCACCGGGCGTTTGAACAAACAATTTTCTTAATGATAAAATAGAACCTAATATTAAAATTCCACTTATTGCAATAGTAGCTGAAAATACTTCAGGATAATTTTCTTCAAAAACAGGTGTTGCTTTAAAGTGCTTCAATAAAAACATTATTAATAAAAACAACACCAATGCATAAATATATCGTAATGGATTTTTATAAGTATCAAAAAAATTGGTTATGGAATTAGATAATGTGTTTGTACTCATATAAAAACATATTATTTTAAAATTTTTCCATTGCCGTTTTTTTTCCGTGACAATCCCTACATAAAGCTTCTAAATTATCTACATGGTTAGAACCTCCATACTCTAATCTAACTTTATGGTCTACTTCAAACCATGCAGGTAGTTGTTTGTTACAATGGTTACATGTCCAATTTTGCTGCGATGCTACCCATTTTTTTTTCGTCTCACTTACACTTCTTTTTGTTGCACCAGGCTGTTGTGCTGTTTGTGGTTGTTCATAAAATTGTTCTGGTAAATGATTATTACCACCTGATTGTAATATACGCTGTTCGCGAAAATCATTGTCTGAAGACATCCCCGAACCAGTTAAATTTAAAAAAGGAGTTACCATAGAAAATGCACCTTTATCAATAGGTAAATATTTCACCATATTTGATGCTTGTGATAACATTTCTTTAGAACGATGTGGACTACGTTTTATCAATAGATAAAATGAGAACCCTAAAAACAAATACATGGCTACTTCAAACATTTTTTTATGACTTTTAATTTTTTGAATGTAATAATTATCATAATAAGCGTTAAATGCTAAAAAACCTGATACGCCGAATATTATAAGTTCAAGTTTTCCCATTAATATATACATTCATTATTTTCTATTATAAGGTTCACAATTGCCGGTCTTTTTATTTCTGCGCGTTCCATTTGGACATCTTTTCCTTTTTTTTGTTTTGTTATTTGACATGCGGTTCGTTCTTAATGTTTGTGAATTACTTTTTTTTCCAGAAGTTCTTTTTGTTGATTTCTTAGATGTTTTTCTTCTAGACGATGCTCGTTCAGTTATAGTTCTAATATTATTCTGATTTACACTCAATGTTTTAGTTAACATTTTTTTCGTCATAGATTTAATCTTGCTAAGTTTAATAGATAATTTTACTTTAGACGCATTTGAAGTATATGTATCGCTAATATGTTTACTTTTTTTACCGCTAACTATAGATTTTTTACTTGACCTAGATAATATCATTGAATTTAGATTTTCTATATCCTGAATACATTCTTCTTTATCTATTAATTCATATGAACTATTAATTATATATTTTTTCAATAACATGCGTATTTCACTTTGCATAGTTTTTTTTAAATCATTATTTAACCAAACTACACCATTTTGGTGAATCATGTCTATGTAAGACATTAATAAACCATATGTATCTGCATTATGCAGGAAATGTTTGAAAAGATTAGTAATATCAAAATTTCCATTTTGTGTATATGCATGCAAATTTTCTGAAATGTAAGTAAAAATTATATTTTTTGACATCTTCGGTTGTTCTAAAATGTAATCACGTAATACTTGTTTTTTAAAATCAAAATGTCCTGGACCTAATTCACTTTCTAATGTACTATAATATAAATCGTAAACAAAGGTATATATTTCACCCACTGAAGGAATTGGATGTTTACTTAAAAAATTAATGTATTCTTCAATGAATTCATTATTAAATAAAATATTTGTCGCGGGCAAATTGTATTGACAAGGACGATATGTTAAATCTTCTGGAATTTCATCAAAATCTTCGATATATTGCGATAAACCAAAATCTATAATTTTCGTTTTGTTTTTTTCATTCATCATTATGTTGGATGCTTTTAAATCAAAATGATACAAACCCAAATGATTCATTGGTATAACTGCCTTTTTTAATAAACGAACAAGTTGTTTATTTATCAATAGTAATTTTTCATTTGTCATTGTTTCCTTTGATATATATTTTTCCAAATCTATTCCACCATCATACAATTGTATAATGCGCAATTTTTCTAATTTTTCATTAACGTTAGCAGAAGTAATATTTTTACGGGTCAAATTATTACATTTTTTATCAAAATTAATTAAATCCTTTGATTTTAACGCAGATGGGCTACATAATCCCTGTGGTAATAAAAAATAATGTTCGTATTTTGGTATTTTTTCAAGTATATCTAAAAAACGAGCAGTTTCGTAATATTCTTCTTCACCATATTTTTGAATCATTAACTTAGAAACCATATTATTTTTTTTTAACGAACTATTATGTGCACTTTTTTTTGAACTGCATTTCAACGGAGGTCGAAATACGCAACCAAAACCACCAGCGGCTATTGCTTCACCACCTTTTATTTGCATCTTTTCTTAAATATTCATTAGATTTTATTTTTGATATAATACTAAGGCAGTTAATAAAATAAAAATAATGAAACCTAAAAACATGAGTTTTGATTGGTCCCAAAATGGCTTTTTTTCGGGAATATATAACAAATAATAATTATGTAGTGCATCTTTTAGTTCGACTTTTGGTTTATTTAGTTTTAAATTTATTTGATTATGTATAAAGTTTACCCACCGAACAAACGAATTTCTATTATCTAAATAAGGTGTAACAGGATAAATATCTATTAACTCATTGAATTCGTTTCCTATTTTCATATCAGGAATAAACAAATGAAAATCACGTATTAGATTATAATATTTTTTTTTAGTTATGTTATTTGGACTATGAGGATATGATAATGATACAGAAAATAAAAAGAACCAATAATGGGGTCCCCATATATTTGGATTGTACTTCATTATACAAAATGAATATAAAAATATTACAATAATATCTAATAATGAGAATCAATAATACATGTAATAATTGTGGTAATCATGGACATATATTCCAAGATTGCCAATTACCCATAACCAGCATAGGAATTGTATTAATACGTTTTAATAAAAATAAAGACTTGGAATATTTAATGATTCGTCGCAAAGATAGTTTTGGTTATGTGGATTTTGTAAGAGGAAAATTTTATACATCATGTTTATTTTCGTTGCAAACAATTGTAGACGAACTTACATTGGATGAAAAAAATAGAATCATGAGAGACAATTTTACCACAGAAATTGCACAAGTAGCTAAAAATAAAAAAATTGAGGAATCGGTTATTTCAAAATGGGAAACGTTAAGAAAAGGTATCGAAGTAGAAAATAAGCAAGTATCAATACAATATTTAGTAGAAAATAGTTCAACTAAATGGGAAGAATCTGAATGGGGGTTTCCAAAAGGACGGCGTAATTTTATGGAAAAAGATATGGATTGTGGTTTACGTGAATTTGAAGAAGAGACTGGAATATCTAGAAATAAAATACATTTGTTTGATAATATTTTACCATATGAAGAAGTTTTTACAGGGTCAAATTTAAAATCATACAAGCACAAATATTATTTGGCAATCATGGACAGCGACTATATGAATATGGATAATTTTCAAAAAAGTGAGGTATCCAAAATGGAATGGAAAACGTACGAACAATGCATTAAAGTAATACGTCCATACAATTTAGAAAAAAAACACGTGTTAGAAAAAATACATAAAAGTTTGCAAGATTATAAGATTATCTATTAAATATATATGAAAACATCTCAAGAGCGATTAAGAGAATATTATTCTGATAGTGAAAATAAATCAAATCCAGCGAATTTATCAAGTAAAAATGATAACGAGGATAATACTCCTCAAGAAAGTAAAATTAAATCCTTGTTTGGTTATCCATCATTGAACGACGAAAACATGATGATAAAAATAAGCGAAAAGCGTGAATTTTATGACTCGAAAGCATATGAACAAAACATCGAAAAATTAAATGAAATTTCTAATAAAATATGCAATCAAGATTTCCAATTAGCACCCCACCAAATATTTATTCGTAATTTCTTATCAAAAATGACACCATATAATAGCTTGTTATTATATCATGGGTTGGGAACTGGTAAAACATGTTCAGCAATTGGTGTGGCTGAAGAAATGCGACAATATATGCAGCAAATGAATATTCGTAAAAAAATATTAATTATTGCATCCCCTAATGTCCAGGATAATTTTAAATTGCAATTATTTAATGAAAGCAAATTAAAAAAATTAGAAAATGGTACTTGGAATATTTCAACATGTGTTGGTCAATCATTATACAAAGAAGTAAATGTATTAAATGATGAAAAAATCGAAAAAGAGGAAATTTTAGAAAAAATAAATATGCTGATTCATAAATATTATGAATTTATGGGATATACAAAGTTAGCATCATTAATTAATAGTAAAAAGAAAAAAGGTGTTTTAAAAGAAACATTCGAAGGTCGATTATTGATTATTGACGAGGCTCATAATATTCGTCCTAGTGACCAAAAGCAAAAAAAAGTATCGTCTTCGTTAAATATGCTAGTAGAGGAAGTACATAATATGAGAATATTATTACTTTCGGCCACACCAATGTTTGATAATTATCGCGAAATTATTCATGTTATTAATATTCTTTTAAAAAATGAGAAAAAACAAATTTTAATAGAAAATGAAATTTTTGATAAAAACGGCAATTTTAAACTAGATGAAAATGGAGAGCAAATAGGCAAAATTAAATTTATGCGAAAAATAAATGGATTAGTTTCATTTGTTCAAGGCGAAAATCCATTTAGTTTTCCTTTTCGTATTTTTCCAAAATTATTTGCTAGTGAAATATCATTTAAAAATAATGTACCTTATCCAAAATATCAATTAAATAATTCAGTTATATTAACTCCATTGGAACACGTTGATGTTTATCCTGTAACTATACAAGGTTTTCAAAAAGAAATATATGAAAAAATTATTCAAACTACAATATTAAGTAAAGAAGAATCCAAAAACGTCGAAAATGATGATGAAAGCGAATTACGTGTAGAAGAACCAGAAGATGGTAATGATTCTAAAAAAGAAAAAAGATTTGGTTATAATTCTCTTCAAGAACCACTTGAGGCATTAAATATTATTTTTCCCAGCGAAAATAATGAAGACGAATTAAATCAATATGTTGGAAAAAAAGGCTTACAAAGAATAGTTAGTAATGTAGATTCATTACCATATGAATTTAATAGTAGTTATTTTACTAATTCTAGAACAATATTTTCTTCAGAAAATATCGAAAATTATAGTTCAAAGTTAAAGCAAATAAATAAATCAATTCAAGAAAATAAGGGAATTTCACTTATCTTCAGTCAATATATTTACGGAGGCATTGTTCCCGTTGCTATTATGTTGGAAGAATTGGGATTTGTAAGATACGGCGACCATAAATCTTTTTTGAGCGATTCCTATAAACGTAACAATAGTATAACACCTTTTTTGATTAATGGAAAACAGGCAACATATTCAATGATTACTTCAAACGCAATTTTTTCAAATAATAATAATATCGAAATAAACGCGGCAACAAATGAAGATAATAAAGATGGAAGTGTAATTAATGTTATTTTGATTACTAAAGCTGGTTCAGAAGGTATAGATTTAAAAAACATACGTTCTATTCATGTATTGGAACCATGGTATAATATGAATCGCATTGAGCAAATTATTGGCAGAGGAGTTCGCAATTGTAGTCATAAACAATTAGAATTAAAAGACCGCAATGTTCTTATTTACTTATATGGAACACATTATGATAACAAAGAGGGTGCAGATATTTATGTATATCGTCTTGCGGAAAAAAAAGCAATGCAGATTGGAAAAGTTTCCCGCGTTATGAAAAACAATGCAATCGATTGCATTCTACAAAGTCCAAATCGTAATCACATGGATGTTCCAAAAATTTTTCCGTTGACATTAGCAAATGATTTAACCATTGATTATAATCTAGAAAATCAATCATATAGTTCAAATTGCGATTATATGAAAACATGTGCCTATAAATGTGGCGCCATTAAAAATAATAAAATTCATGATAGCAATAGCATTGAGGAATTGCAGGTAAAAAATGATACTTATAATGAAAAGTTTTTGCAAACCAATTTAGATAGTTTAAAAGAAACAATAAAGCAATTATTTCAAAATAAATATTTATATACGAAAGAAGAATTATTTCAACTATTGCAATTAAAAAAACATTATCCTAAAATGCAAATATTAAAAGCAATTGAAGACATGAAAGATGTAAATACAATCGATTTCCTCTATGACGAATATGGTTCCAAGGGACGTTTAATTGAAACAAATAATATTTTCTTATTTCAACCTCACGAGATAAACAATAATCATATTACAATGGAAGAAAGAATAAAACCAATAGACGTTAAGATAAATTCACTTAACATTGAAGTAAATAATCAAAAAACTAAATCTAATGAGCAAATATTAGAAAATGATGAACCAGATGAAATAATGTATGGTACCATGTTTGACGATATGAAAAACAATACTAGCAATGAATTAGATAATGTGTCTAACGTACTAACTAGTAAATTTGATATTTCACAAACAATAATGGATGAAATTTTATTAGAATATTTTTATGATAATTTACCATATGAAACAAAATACAAATTATTTTTTCAAATTATGAATGAAAATATTACTAATACAAAATCACTTGACCATATTATGAAAAAAATAATAGAAAAAAATGTATTTACAAAAAATGATTTAAAATATTATGTTATTGTGAATGGTGATAATTTAGAAGGTTTAATATATAAAGATAATAAATGGGAAAAAGCAAATATAATACATTTTAAGGAATTTGAAAATATTATACACGATAAATATTATTATGACGAAAAAAATATGCCAACATATAGTGGACTTCTATTTTCTAAAACTGAAAAAAGTACAAAGAAAAAAATATTTGTATTTAAAATTAAAGAAACGAACAAAATTCGTAATGCAAGCGCTGTTTGTAAAACATACAAGGAACATTTTAGGTTAGATATTATACAATATATAACAGATAACAAATACGAAAGCAAATTCTATAAATCATTTAATTCAGAACGCATGTGTTTATTTATTCAATTATATTTTAGATACAAACAATTAAAAAATGTTAACAATTATACATGGTTTATGAACCCGGAACAAAGTCTATATAATAAATTATACCACAAAGTGTTGAAATTTTAATTTGAAAATTGAATTAAAGATTATATCGCAATAATATAATAATAACATGGCTTCCAAAACAGAACAAGTTAATATGGATAATAATACTATTAATACAAACCAGCCAAAATCGAAAGAACTTGTCTCTAATAAAAGAAAATTAAAGATAATAGATATATTCACGCCTGTTGTCAGTACAGAAAAGGTAGAATTAGGTATACAATATGTTGACCGAAACACAAAAGAAACGTTGAGAAAAAAATTAGCATATCGTTTAGAAGGTTCGTGTTGTAGTCATGGATACATAAAACCTGATTCATTGAATATTATTAATTTTTCAGCAGGTGTAATTTTAAATGATTTTATTCAATTCACATGTACAATTGAAATGTTTGCTTGTTTGCCAACAGAAGGAATGATTATTGAGTGTCAAGCAAAAAATATAACAAAAGCAGGTATTCGTGCTGAAGTGCATAAATACGACCCATCACCATTGGTTATATTTATTGCTCGTGACCATCATTTTCAAAATGCGTATTTTAACAACATTAATGAAAGTGATATTATTCACATTCGTGTCATTGGACAACGTTACGAATTGAACGATAAATTTATTTCGGTTATTGCTGAAATAATTGTTCCAAAAGACTTTAAACCAAGTAGCGATGAAGACCTCCCCAAAATTAATATTGAAGAATAACTTAATTATATATTTGAATAAATTTTATTTTTGCTGTAAAACATTGTCTAATGTTATATTATACAATGCTTTATGAATATGAATGTAAAATAATCAATGTACCTATAACAGAATTGAGAAATAAAATAGAGAAAAATGGTGGTAAACGTATCCATAGTAGTGTTTTATTCCGTCGTTATTTATTTCATTTACCAAATAAAAATCATAATGGATTTATACGTTTACGAAGCGAGGGACGCGATAGGGTTACGTTAACATGCAAAATATTTAATTCACAATCGAAATATCCCAAAGAAGACGAAATAGAATTGAAAGCCGATTTTGATGACGCGTATCATTTTTTATTAAATTGCGGACTGAAACAAAAATCATATATAGAAACAAAAAGAGAAAAATGGAGCCATCCTCTAGTAAAAGAAATTGTAATAGACCATTGGCCAGGAATAGAACCATATATGGAAATCGATTGCGAAAATGAAAAAAACCTTCAAAAAGCAATTAAAATGTTTGATATTGATAAAAAACATGTTTATTATGAAGGTGTCCACGAATTATATAAGAATAAATACAACATTAACAAAAAAAACTTTATTAAACTGCCAAAATTAGATTTTGCACATTTTAAAAAACAATTAACACAAAGCAACAAACAAAATAATAAAACAAAAAAACGAAAAATACTTAAACATAAAAGAACAAGGAAAATAAATGGAAACAAGAGCACAAAAAAGAAATCGTCTAGAAGAAGAACAAAAAGAAACAAAACAAAATAAAAAAACAAAGGAAGAAATAGAAACTATTGTTAATGAAATTAAAATGGATGACCCCGAAATTATTAGTGAATTAGAAGATATTAGTAGAAATCTACAATATGAAAAAAATAACAAGGAATTTAAGCAAATGGAAATGCATTATGGTTCTGGTTGTAATATTATGTAAATAAACAATAAATTTTTTCTATTTATTGTTTATGGAATATGCATGTGGGCATTATTTAATGCAGTATTATGATAAAAAAGTTCCCATTGTTTTGGACAACACTAGTAATAAATGTTTAGTAATAATCGAAACGAGACCTTCATTTTGGTTACCATTGGTCATTAAGAATGCTGTTGATAAATGTCCTGGTTATAATTTGTATGTTTTTGGTACACCAAATGTAAATCAGTTTTTGCGTCATACTTTAGAAGGAGAATATTATAATATAACAATCAACACCTACATGCGAAACATTCAAGAATACAATCACTTGTTAACTAGTTCTGATTTTTGGGAACAAATAAAAGAAGAACATATTATTATTTTTCAATTGGACACGTTGTTTTTACGCAATCCAACAGAGCAACATATACAATATGACTACAATGGAGCTATATGTGGAAAATTAAATCGCGAAAATGAATTTATTATTAATGGTGGTCTATCTTATCGTTCTAAAAAAGCAATGCTTTTTGCGTGCAAATTAATAGATGATAGTTATCATGGATTACCCGAAGATGTTATTTTTACAAAATTAATGCGAAAACACAATGAACTTTTTAAACTACCTGGTATAGCTGAATGTAACGATTTTTCTATTGAAACATTGGGTAATTTCGATAAAGTAATTGGAATACACGGAACAGATAAATATTATATACTAGATAAAAGCATATATCAACTATTGATGAAAACTAAAGTATAGTTTGTCATTTGTGACCAAATAAAAATTGAAAAAAAACATAGTTTAAGTAAAAATATAAAAAATGAAATATCAGAGTAAATATGGAAGAAATCTATAAACCACTTTTAGAACTAAGTCATAACTGCAAAGTATGCAAAACGTTGGAAAATATTGTTAATTGTAGTCACTGCTACCAAGATGTTTGCATTGAACCATTCTCGTGCAGTTTGAGCTTCCCTGATGTAAACGATAGTGAAATGTTTGTTTGCATTGATTGTTATAATTCGATCAATGCAAAATTAGTTCCATTGAAGAAAATAAAAAAAAAATAAAAAAAGTGAAACCATATGTGTTAAGCGAAAAAAAATATAATATATATTCCCCTATTGTAAGTAGGAATTAGGTTCAAAAAATGTAAAATATATCTATATGGTTTGCATTTTTTTATATTACAATAAATTAATTTCCTGTTGAACCAAACCCCCCAGACCCTCGTTCACTATTACCCAAATCATTTTCACTACTAACTAGTTCTACGTGAATCGACTCTAGATTTGGAGCGCATATTTGAAACAATCGTGTTCCCTTTTCTACATTATATCCATTTGCAGAAATATTATCTACAAACGCCCCCAAATTTCCACGATACCCTGCGTCAATAATACCTACACTATTCGATAGACGCAACGGAGTTTTGCTAACACTACTTCTAGGATACATATAGAAACCTGTTGGAATTTTCATATTATCATAATTATCTGGCTTTTCAAGAGTTCGAATTCTATTAACAATATCATAATAAATAGTTGCATCATTATCATAATAACTAATCCAGTGGTTGTCTTTACTTTCATAAAATGCTTCACACTTTACTTCCAAGTCTATTTTTTGAGTACTATGCGCCGGAACATTTTTTGCTTCAGGAACAAATAAATCAAACCCGGAATCGGGATAAGGTTTCGTCATTTTTTCATTGTGCTTTTTAATTGCGTCAATGTAAAACATGCGCAAATTGTCGTTTTTTACGTAAATTTTCAAATACATCATATTATAACATATAATAATGTATTTAATATAATTCAATTTATTTGTATAATTGTTATTTCCAGTTAAAAAAAAATTGAATTTTTTTAAACTAATAAAGATGGAATTAGTTAAAAAAACGTAATATAGTATGGGGTTTATCGTAATTGCAGCCTTTGTTGTTTGTGTACTCTTATTCGTATCTTTGGTACGTGAAGAAAGACAACGCCAATAAAGAGATTGTATAATATGTAATCGAATGAAATTATGTTATAATCGAATGATATAATATTGTACATATTTTTTTTACAATATAATTATTTTATATTTATGTAATATATGAAATATTTACAAAATGGTGGCCTATTATTAACTAAAAAATTTCCATCAACATTTTACGCTATTTATGAAATGATAGAAAAAGCCAAGGAAATAAAACCTTTGTATATGTCTTCATTGAAAGGTTTTGTATTCGTATTAAACATAGATGAAAACGATAGTCTCTTCTATACATTAGACGAAGAAACTGCGAAGCTAGATAAAAAAGTAAATTCACTTATATTAAAATTTGCATTAACTAGCAAACATGTTGAAAACATAGAACCAGCATTAAATTTTCAAGCTTATGACCATGAAAAACAAACAGACCGCGATAAAGATGTTATCGATGAAGTATATATTCAACAAAAAATATATTTAGAAACTATACAAAATACTGGAAAACCAATCGTCCCGGGCATTGCCGACTTTTCTTATTTTAATACCGAAAATGCTTTTATTATACTGGACAAATTAGTAGAGCATTGCAAGAATGATGAATCGAAAAAAGTATTACAATATTTAAAAATGCGTTTGTCAGAACATCCAAATTATCCAAACGAGAGTGATGGCTATAAATTATCCATGATATCCATGGAAAATGCTTCTTCCTATGTTCAAATAGCCGATGCATTTACAGGCAATTTTACTCTAGAAGAACGTAAACACGCAGCAATGTCAACAATTGCACAAATGGTACGTCTTTTTTTGCAAACGGGTATAGTTCATTGTGATGCACATGGTGGTAATATTCTGACTACACGTAATATAACACATAAACATGCAGGTGCAAAAAATCCTAGTTCCATGGATGTGAAAATAATCGATTTTGGTAGATTTATTAATGTATATGATGATTTATCATTTCCTTTTTATAGTAAAAAATTTCCACCTCAAATGATTTATTATCTAAAAAATATGGTTTTTAATAAACCTCCAGGCGAATCAGTGATTGTTGATACGTTATTAAAAGATTATGAAATTTATATTAACGATAGTACAACGGATGAAATCAAAATAGAGAAAAAAGGAAGTTTAATTTACTCATTAAAAACATTATTCATAATTATTTTGAATGCTGATAGAAGTTACAACAAAAAGAATTTTGGCGTAGACTTAATTCAATCGTCTAGTGTTTTTAAATATCTCAAAATTATACATATTGTAAATGAAGGTCTAGAAGATATGAAAATGCAAATATACGAAACAAAAGGCAATGAATTTCAACAAAATAAATATTTGGATATTATCGAAATACTCTATTATTTAATGAAACCCCCAAAAAATATAGATAATGTTAGTAAAAAAAGTATTGACAATTTTATAGGTGAACAACGTTTTGCATCTATACAAGAAGATAATCCAGCTAGTCACAAACGAAATGTCAAATCATACGTTAGTCCATCTGATAATAAAAGTTTATTAACCAAACAACCCAAAAAATCTAGGTTTTCACGAATTAAAAGTATATTTTCACGCAAAAAAGGTGGTGCAAAAAAAGAAACACGTAAAAAAAGATAGATTATTAATAATAATTTAAAGTTATAATTATTATTATTATTATTATTATTATGGTGAAAATTGCATTTATCACTGGCATTACAGGTCAAGATGGTTCTTATTTAAGCGAACTTTTGGTTTCAAAAGGTTACGAAGTGCATGGAATTGTTCGCAGAACATCCCTCATGTTTTCTAGTGACCGACTTGACCATATTCGTAAAAATGTTCAATTGCATTATGGAGATTTAACTGATGGTTCAGCGTTAAACCAACTTTTTTTCGAAATCACACATAATCGCGATTTTGAAGTATTTGAAGTTTATAATTTGGGCGCCCAGAGTCACGTACAAATTTCATTTGAAATTCCCGAATATACATCCATGGTAGATGGTATTGGTGTATTAAAACTTCTAGAAGCAATCCGCTCTTTTCCAAAAGAAATACAAGAAAAAACACGTTTTTATCAAGCCGGAACCAGTGAAATGTTTGGTGATGTTCTTGAAAAACCACAAACAGAAACCACACCTTTTCGCCCACAATCACCTTACGCTTGTGCAAAAGTCTATGCACATTATTTAGTTCGCAATTATAGAGAATCATATAACTTATTTGCTTGCAATGGTATTCTATTTAATCACGAAAGTCCTCGACGTGGAGCTAATTTTGTAACCATGAAAATCGTAAACGGAGTTAAAGACATTGTCAATGGTAAACAAAAAACTCTTAAATTGGGAAATATTTATAGTCATCGCGATTGGGGACACGCAAAAGATTATGTTGAAGGTATGTGGTTGATGCTTCAACAAGAAAAACCTGACGATTATGTATTATCCACCAATAAGACAACACTGGTGAAAGATTTTATCATTAAATGTTTCAAATATAAGAATATTGAATTGGAATGGTCTGGTGAAGGATTAGACGAAAAGGCAGTAAATAAAGAAACGGGTGAAGTAGTAGTGGAAATCGATAGTAAATATTTCCGTCCTAGTGAAGTAGAATATTTACTAGGTTATGCAGGAAAAGCTGAAAAACAATTGTGTTGGGTTCCAAAAACAGGTCTAGACGATTTGATTTCCGACATGTTTGAAAATGGAATGTAATATTCGACAAATACTCAATAATAACATTTAAGATTGCAATTATATTTTTTATTATTGTAATCTAGTATATGGAAAAATCAAAAATTGATATATTACGTGAAAAATACGATTTCCAAGAATCAAAATTAAATAATAGCGATTTTTTAAAAATATATTGGCGCATGAAAAAAGATTTGAATGATAATGATTTTTTATTAAATATTTCACTAGATAAGTTGGGATCATATAAGCATCAAACACGAAATTACATTATTGTAAATTTAGACGATATAACGTTTGAAAATATGGAAATTTATAATTATTATTCACACGATAATTGTAGATAAAAATGTATTTTATTTCAAAATCATCTATTTTCAAAGATTCACATATAAGCCCTTTTTTGAAACTTTTTCCTGAAAACCAAAAAATTTTTGAAAAAAAGTAAAAATTCGTAAAAAAACTTACGACCCTAAAAAACGTGAAAAAGCGAAATTGCTAGATATATCATCTAATTTCAAAAAAAACCATTCAAATATTGTGACTGAAGATTTTTTATTATTTTTCATTTTTCACCATTTTCTCCTTTTTTTCACATATTTTTTGAAAAAAATACGATTTAAGGCGACTTTTTGGTTAGTCTCTATGGCTAACCAAAAGTCGCAAAAAGTCGCACAGAAATTTTTATGCGAAAAGTGCAACTATATTACAAGCAAGCAGAATGACTACAACAAACACGTTTTGACTGCAAAACACAAACGACTAACTTTTGCGGCTAATAAAAAGTCGCTCAAAAGTGACATCATATACGATTGCATTTGTGGAAAAAAATATAAACATTTGTCATCATTGTCAAAACATAAGAAAAATTGTGAATTTATTGATTTTTTCCGTGAAAATGAAAAACACGAAAAACACGAAAAACACGAAAAAATGGATATATCCGGAAATAACGAAATTATAAGTATAATCGATGATAAAGATATGGTCGACAACGCTGAATCTATGGACAAGAATGAATTAATTATACAATTAATCAAAGAAAACAAGGAGTTGCAGAAAACAATCATCAATCAGAATTCAACTTTTATAGAGCAACAAGAAAAACACAATAAAAATTTAACAGAAAAAATAAATTCGATTACACCAGTTATCAGTAACACAACCAATAACACAATGAATAATAATTACAGCATAAATTTGTTTTTGAATGAAAAATGCAAGGATGCATTGAATATAATGGACTTTGTCAATTCTCTTACAATAGAAATGAAAGATTTGGAAAATACAGGGTCTCGTGGTTTTGTGGAAGGTATGTCTAATATTATTGTAAAAGCAATACAAGGATTAGATGTAACAAAGAGACCGATTCATTGCACTGATAGTAAAAAGGAAACATTATATGTAAAAGATAATGAAATATGGGAGCAAGACAACAATAAAGAAAAAATCAAGGAGGCCATACAACATATAAAGCAAAACAATGTTCGCAAATTGGCTGAATGGGTAATTGCTAATCCTGAATGCGAAAATATGGATAGTCCTTTGAATAAAATGTATACAGATATTTTAAATCAAACCATTATTACGAATGACAAAAATATTAGCAAAGTAATAAAAAATGTTTCAAAACATGTAATTATTGATAATGAGGATTAGTTTTTCTTTGTTTGTTTTTTTTACATGAAGGCAATATCGGTCATCATTGTATTGGTATTATTTTGATTATCCGTTACCGCTTTATCAGTTGTTATCTCTTGTGTATTATTATTCTGCGTTGTTGTGCCTCTATTTTGAACTTGTGATTTATACTTTTCTAGTATTTCGTTTGGCCAGCTAATAGCATTTTCTTGAAAATTCCAAGGTGGATATTTACCATACACATTTTTATAGTCATTACGACATTTTTCTTCCATGGCATGAATCGACGGGCAAATAAATTCAGTTGTCACGCCAAAAAGCCCGGGCACTTGTACCTCAACAGGACTATTCCATATTCCGTAAATTTCGATGGAATTGTTTGCAACCAACTCGTTATAAATAAGATGGTGAATTCCAAATGTTCGAATAGATGGACTTCCTCCAAGTCCTCCTTGGTAGAACGCAAACGTATTTTTCATACCTCCTTTGCACTCGGACTTGCCAATTTTCATAATTTCATCAATACCACCTTCATTTTTCTTTACAATCAAGTAAATACGTCCATTATTTTGTTTAATTAACGTATCATGATCTTTATTCCATTCCATTTTCCACAATTGGTTCGTTTTACCATCATTCCTGATAGCACACGTTCCAATCTTTGTGAAGTTTTTAATATTTTGGCTGTTAATAATCGTAGGTAGCGTAGACATACTATTCATTGTTATTTTGTTTGATAAATGACTGAATGCATTTAAAAAATATATCAATTTTATTTTCATTACTACAATTACAATATATTTTATCAATTATAGAAAATATTAATAACAACTATATAAAGTTATTTTGCTAGATATAACTAATGAATATTAAAACTTTATTCGAAAAATCACAAGTAGGGGATATGATTAAATCTTATGGTTGGGTTCGCACGACACGAACGTCTGGTTCCACATTGGGATTTTGCAATATTAACGATGGTTCTAATGTATCAGGATTGCAAATTATTATATCAAGTGAACATTTTAGTGAAGGCAAAATTGAAGAATTTTTTAAATCTGTAAAAATTGGCTGTTTTTTAAATTGCTCAGGTAAACTCGTTGAATCACCTGCTAAAGGGCAAAAATATGAAATGATGCTGGAAAACTACGAAATTAAAGGGGGTGTTGAAGACGATTATCCGCTTTGCAAATCAAAAATGAATTTAGACACGTTGAGAAATCATATTCATTTGCGTAATCGTACAAATACTTTTGGTAGTGTCATGCGTATTCGTTCTTCGCTCATGAAAATATTGCATGATTTTTATCACGAAAAAGGTTTTTTGCATTTGGACCCAAATATTATTACTACAAATGAATGTGAAGGCGGGGCTGGAGTATTTCAAGTAACTGAAAATGATTTGACCGAAATGGATAAATTACCAAGAAAGCAAAATCATCCATTAGGTATGAATGGTCAAGAGGTTGCTAATAAAATTGGGGACGCATTTGAAATGCTTGGGACAAACATTAAGAATAGTGCCGAAAAAATAAAACAATCCGATAATGCACCTGTAGAAGAAAAAATCGGTCATTTGGTAGATTGTGCAGCAAATATTTTTGATGGAGTAACAAGTAAAGTAAACAATCATGTTAATGAAATGAACAAATATGATTGGTCAAAAGACCATTTTAATTGTCCAACCTATTTAACTGTATCATCGCAACTTCAATTGGAAGCGCTTGCATGTTCATTAGGAAACGTATATACTACAAACAAGAGTTTTAGAAGCGAACATTCTTCAACAAGCAAACATGTATCAGAATTTACACATTTGGAAATAGAAATGGTAAACAATAACTTGGACGATTTAATGGACATAAGTGAAGAAATGATAAAATATAGTATACATGAAATTATGAAACGTAATATGGATGATCTTGAAAACTTGAATAAATTTGTAAGCAAGGGCATTGTTGATCAGCTTCGATTGATTGCGAACAACAAATTTGAACGCATTAAATATGAAGATATCATTGATGAAATCAATTATGATATTGTGAATGAACATGTAAAATTAGAAAAAATAAATAGTGGGGATGATTTAAGCTCGCTTCATGAAAATTATATCACCAAAAAATATGCAACCCCAGTATTTGTAACTCATTGGCCAATAAGTATTAAAAGTTTTTATATGAAACAATGCGATAACGGACTATGTGAATGTTTTGATTTGTTAATGCCATTTGGTATTGGTGAATTAATTGGAGCATCGCAACGCGAAGATGATTATGGTAAATTAATGGAAATAATGAAAGTTAAAAATGTGGATGAAAAAAGTATGGAATTTTATACGGATTTGCGTAAATATGGAAGTTGTCCTCATGGTGGTTTCGGACTGGGTTTTGACCGACTATTAATGTTAGTTACAGGAATTCAAAATATTAAAGACGTAATTCCATTTCCTGTATTTTATAAAAGTTGCAAATATTAGAGTATATAATATCTAAAAAATAAATTTATGTAATATAAAGTATTGTTACATAAATTTAATAAACTATTGCATTGATTTGCATTTATTTACACCAAATAAGAAGGCAGATGTTGACCATGTTTTGTAATATTCGTTGTATTGTTTGCGGAAATATAAACTAAAACCAATCAAAATAAGACCAGTCATAGAAACATACATAACTTTTTGTATTTTTTGTAATAATGCAATGGTTTCTTCTTCTTCAGGGGTTACTTGTTTATAATAATTAATGTAAGTAGAATTAACATATGTAAAGGCCAATAGTCCAAATACAACAAGGGTAAAGCGCAAATCCATTTTAGTGAAAAGTAAAAACAATACATATATACCCATGGCCATTTTCAAAACAACGCTAGGATGTTGTGGTTCATCGCTACTGGTAAAACCAATAGCAAAATATAAAATAAGTAAAATAACGAGATGTTTCGCATACATATTTTCACTTAATAATTTTTGGGTTTTACAACCAAGAGTTTCAGCAACAAAATTACCTGCAACTGCTAAAACTAAAAGGAAAATTCCTTTTATTACATCATTCATATAATTTTCATTGGTTGACATTATTATATATTTTATTAAGAAAAAATATAATAATATTTTTATGGAGAAATCTTCATAGTTGTTTCAAAAATTTTACTTGTTACTAAATAGGGGTCACAATTGGAAGAAGGTCGGCGGTCTTCAAAATAACCACATCCATTTTCTATTGTTCCAAAACCTCTGCGAATAGACGCACCTCGATTGCTGACACCATCACTAAATACATCGTATGAAGCTGTTTCACATTTTCCAGTCATACGCAAATCATTATCTTCACCATATACTTTCATATGTTCAGAGTGTTTAGTAGATAATTCTTTAATGGCATTTTCAATGTAAGTAATTCCTTTTTTGTTTTTTGTTCCTTCACGCATTTTTTTCGTACTATAATTTGCGTGACAACCAGAACCATTCCATTCACCTGAAACCGGTTTTGGAGAAAAATCGATAATAATATTGTATTTTTCAGCTATTTTTTGCAATAAATAACGCGCCATCCATAGATGGTCACCTTGTTCGATTCCAGTACATGGACCAATTTGAAATTCCCATTGACCTGGGGCAACTTCGGCATTAATTCCGGATATTTTGATACCAGATGCAACACATGAATTCATATGCTCTTCGGCTAAACCTCGTCCAAATGAATTATTTGCACCAACACTACAATAATACTGACCTTGCGTTGCATTTTCATTATCACTATCATCAGGAAATCCAATAGGTTTCATAGTTTGTGGATTTATCATAAAATATTCTTGCTCTAAACCGAACCAAGGTTCTTCGTCTAACATTTTATTAAAAATTTTGTTAGCTAGATAACGATGGTTTGTTTCTGTATGTGTACCATTTGTATAGTATGTGTCACATAGAATTAGTTTATGAAGTGAAATTATTTTGGTAGCTTTTTTAGGTGGCGTATATTTACGTGAGGGTACAGGAGGACGTTTTAGAGAACTATCATCTTTTTTCTTAGGAGGAATAGGTATTTGCTTGCATCTATGCCAATTTTCAAAATAATCAAACATAGCACATGGTTTCAAAATTATTTCCGAATCTTCGGTAGTAGCTTGATAAGTAGAACTACCATCATAATTCCATACTGGAACGTCGCAAATAGTTTGTGGTATTTTATTAAAAACGCGTATTTTACTGCGCATGTTTTGTTTTCCGTCAATCCATACGTATTCTAAAATACATGTAGGTGCTTCAGACATTATTATACTAATAAAATAGCAACTATTTATACCCTTTATCCCTTATGTTTTATCTTTTATATCATGCGTAAAGCAAATTCTGCACTCGTCATTTCGTGTGTTTTATTTATTGTTTTATTGTAATTGTCTTTTTCTTGACAATAACGTATATTCTCATACATCAGCCCAATATTCATAATTACGTATGACGCCGTCATTTTCCATATATGTGCATTTTGAATTTTCATAGTATAGTTGTATAGTATATTATGAAATGTTTATATTATTTACATACCAAATGTACTAAAGTCCGATAATACTGGTCTAGGCAAGTAGGCATTACTTGAACCTTGTTTATAGGATGGAACTTTTTTACAATCGAATGAAGGTTCAGGGCAGCGAGCACAAGAAGGGCAGGGAGGGCATTGTTTTTTGTCGTTACATGAAGAGCATGTGCCATTGCCATTTCCAGAAGTGCTTGTTGTTTTACTGACACTATTGCCGCGGGGTCCTGTTATGGTAGTTGTTGTATTAGAAGTATCGCCAACATCAACATCATCATTTCCATTTAAAGAAGCAGGTGTTATTCCAGGACAAGCTGGACATACGGGAGGAACAATTTGCGATTTCAAAATATACAAATCTTCATCACCAGGTGGTATTTGTTTCACTCCATTTGTAGACACTAAAGCTCCATTATTATTAGAAGTAGTTACTAAAGTATTTCCTTGTGGACCAGTAGTAGCAGTTGCTGAACCATTGTCATTAGAATAAGTAGTTGAAGACGCATTATTTGAAGTAGTTGTAGTTTGTGAATAATTAGTATTTTGGTTGTAATCCGCATCTACTAAAATTTCATTTCCATATGGTCCTTTAACAGCAACAACTTTATTTCCGTATGGTCCATAATAAGTATTTACAGAGCCGGAACCAGAGTAATAATTATCGTAGTTATTATCTTGAATACTTCCGCTTACTTTTCCATTTTTATTGACTAAAACAATTTTCACTTCTTCGTCGTTATTTGTTTCATTTTCATTTTCATTGTCTTCGTTATCATCACCATTGTCTTCCGCATCGTCGGAACCATCTTCCATCCCTTCACGTGTACATCCAACGCCTCCTAAAAAGCTACACAATACTAAAGCAGCCAATAATATAAGAAACAAATGTATATGTGTTAATTTCATCAGTATATTCTATATGGCGAAAATATATTATTCATAAAATTGAATATTTATTAAATAATAACAAATATTCAAAATATTAACGACAATGACAGATTATTCTTTATTAGATCGACGAGTAAAGGCAAATCCTAATCCATTGAAAATTTGTCATAATGATGATGAAAACATATATGAAATAGGAATCGATGAAGCAGGTCGTGGACCATTAATTGGTCGTGTATATAGTGCAGCCGTTGTATTGCCTAAAGACAATAGTTTTCGACATGATTGGATGAAAGATAGTAAAAAATTTTCGAATAAAGAAAAATTAAAACTAACAGAAGATTATATTAAAAATCATGCATTAGCATACGCAGTATGTTATGAAGACGAAAAATGTATTGATAAAATAAATATATTGCAAGCAACATTTAAATCCATGCACAATTGTATTAAAGAAGTTACTAGCAAAATGAACGATAAAATAAATTGCGAAATACTGGTAGATGGTAATAACTTTAAAAGTTATATTATTAACGATGATGACGAATTTATAAGTATACCCCACACATGTGTAACCAGTGGTGATAATACATATGCATCCATAGCGGCTGCATCGATTTTGGCTAAAGTGGCGCGCGATGAATATATAGAAAAACTATGTAACGAAAATCCTTTGTTAGACGACTATTATGGAATGACTACAAATAAAGGGTATGGTGTATTAAAACATTGCGAAGGAATAAAAAAACATGGTATAAGTAAATGGCATCGATTGTCTTTCGGAATTTGCAAAGAAAATGCTGAACGCATATGGAACTAGATACGTATATTCGAAACAATACCATCTACGTTGTATTTTTTTATAGCTTCCAAAATAAAAGGTTTATCGGCAGTATATGTATATACCTTGACGTTGCACGAATGTATATGTTCAATAGTTGTATGTTCTAGCATATTCCAACTAACTGCAATAAAACGCAAATCAAATTTGCGAATAATAAAATCGAGCATGTCGTTCATCAAGTGATTACAAGTAATGAATCCAAGATTATATGATTTATTGAATTCGATTAACATTTGCAAATGATGCAAATTGAAACTTGCAAAATACATGTTATGGTATTGTATACTATGTTTGCAAATAAAGTTATGTAATACTTCAGCTAATTTATTGGAACCTTTCAAATCTAGGTATAAAGCAATGTTACTATAATCAAAATTATGTATGAATTCTTCAAATGTCATAATATCGTTATCTATATGTTGTATTTCGTCAATAGTTAGGTCTGAAATTATTTTTTTTTGAATATATTGGTCATGATAAATAATAATAATATCATGCTTACACAATTGTAAATCCATTTCAATCATATCGAATTCACGTTCAACTGCCTTTTTAAATGCTTCCATGGTGTTATCCTTATAAATATCACTATACCCTCTGTGTGCTATTTTTGTAACTTGGCACATTATACATATAAAAATATAAAAATATAAAAATAATTAAGATATATATATATGATTGAAAGAACTAGTAAAATATACCTATCAAAAACCCGTGAAGAAGATATTACTATACGAGGGAGTAATCATGAAGTTTATGATTATGATGGACATGTTGTGAAACTAAAGAATGCAAAAGTGTGGTATAGTAATCATGGTAATTATGTAGAACCCACGAGTCATGAAGGAATAGAATGTAGTATGTGCATTGTTATGTAAAAAAATTGATTTAATTTATGCAAACTATGCATAAATTAAACAAGACAGGAAGAGAACAATGAAGTTTTTAATTTTTGACACCGAGACTACAGGTCTTTTGCCCAAACGCATCACCACATTGGAATGTATTCCTCATATAATTCAGTTATCTTACATTGTATACGATAATGTAACAAATATGATAGAATCGCGAAGCAACTATATTCGCATACCAAGTGATGTTGTTATATCACAGGGTTCAATTAACGTTCATGGCATAACACGCAATAAGATTGATGAAAGTGGAATCGAAATTCAAGAAGCACTCTTCTATTTTAGCGAACATTACAAAGAGTGTGATTATATTGTTGCACATAATCTAGATTTTGATGAACGAATGGTAAACTACGAATGTGTGCGTAACAACATTTCGCCCGTTATTCACAAGTTTGACCCCCGCAAAACGTTTTACTGCACGATGAAAAAAGGTATTGATATATGTAAAATAGAGAAGGAATCCAAAAATGGAAGAAAATATTTCAAATGGCCGAAACTAGAGGAATTGCATAGTACTTTATTCAATCAAAGTATTTGCAATTTACATGATGCATATCACGACAATTTAGTGTGTTTACGATGCTTTGTACAAATAATACTGGAATATGATTTGGTAAAAAGGAACAATGAATTTCAAGTAGAGTTTGACAAAATTACAAAATAAAAAATATCAACGAAAGAAAGCAAACATGTTTGTTATTTTTTCATGACACATTTGTCGTCAATAATAATAGAATCACATTTTTCTGTTTGAGGAACAATTTGCACAATTCCCTTACTTTTAATTTTATACAAAGGTTCAGTACATCCCTTGTGTTTCTTTTTGCGTGTTTTTAATACCTTGATTTTTTGTCTTTTTCCACAACGAGCACGAAAATGTTCATAACGTTCGCGTACATCTTCATAAGTCAGATTCGATTTTTTATTTAACATTGTATTAATTTCTTCGTGTAAATCATATATATATCGCGAAAAAGTCGACCGCGACTTCATGTGATGAGGACTAAGAGGCAAACGTTTAAAATTTTTTTTTAAATTCATCCTGCAATATTTGCAGGGTAATACATTTTCTAAATTCAATATAAAATTTCTATAACTTTTCTTGTCTTGATTAGTAGGTTTAACAGGATAATTAAAGCTAATCGTATGCAATGAATGCCATAAACTAGGTCCCCATACAGTAGTAAGCATTCCATCACCACTAACATAATCTTCTTCTACAAAGTATCGATTATTATTATCATTGCTTAAATCAATAACTTTTTTTGAAGATTTATTTTTTTTCCTATGCTTCATTGTTTTTTTTGGTTTAGTTATTGTTTTTTTGTTTTTTTTAGTAGTCATATAAAAAACGCACAAAAAAAAATTATACAATAATATTATTTATAATTTCTATATTGAAAACATAAGTATTCGCATTATAGTTTGCTTAATATGCTTTGCATGAGCTGTTCACTATTATTAGTAGTTGATAATTGTTTATTTTCAAACAATGAAACAATTTTTTGAAAGTATAATTTATCATTTTTAAAAGAGATTTTATTTAGTTCAATTAATTTACCATCTTTACTTCTGAATAACATTATTAGAATTAAAGAATATATCTTTAGGTGATATTCGTAATATCTAAATGAACTAATTTATATTGTTATATTATAATGAGTTTTAGCATTCAAGAGTTATTTAACAATAAATATGTGATGATAGCAATTATTGTATTAATATTTGTAGTATCAGCATATTTTTTGTATCGTAATTATGCAAATTCAAGCAATTCCGAGACAATTACCGATGATATTTATGAAGAAATGGATAACAATGATGGAAGTGAAGCAGAATTAATGTTATTTCATGTAGATTGGTGTCCTCATTGTAAAACAGCTTTACCTGAATGGGAAAAGCTAAAACAAGAGTATGCAAATAAAAAAGTAAATGGTCATAAAATAATTTTCATGGAATATAATTGCACTGAAGAAAGTGAAGAAACAACAAAAAAAATGGAAACATATAAGATTGAAGGATTCCCAACTATTAAATTAAAAGTAGAAGGGCGTGTAATAGAATTTGACGCTAAAGTAACTAAATCTAATTTGGAACAATTTTTAGCAACAGCTTTAGCTTAAGTGATCTAAAATAAATTCGTCACAAATTTTATTTCCGTCATCAAATAATTTTTCTCTTGCTTCTTTAGAAATAATAGTTTCTCGTAAAGCAGATATTTCAATACCATTAGAAGGAATGTTCATTAAATAATCAATATCTTCAATTGGTTTTAGTCTTACAGCATTAATGGAATGATATAAAAAAGTATACGTAACATCAAATAAATTACTATTAGCGTCTACTTTAGGATTATTGTAGATGCTAGTTGATTTAATTCCTAAAACCTCGTTTCTATTGCATTTTGTATCTTCTAGACAAAAATTAATAGGAAAATTGGACATTGCGCCTCCGTCTATACAACATTTATCTTGATAAAACACTGGCTGAATTATATATGGAATAGCACTACTCATGTGTATAGCTGTTAATAAAGATAATTCGGGATGTGTTTTATAAGAAATATTTATAATTTCCATTTTATTTAAATCGACACTGAAAAAATGATGTTCAATACTGGTGAACTCATAAAATTCTTTCATAGTAATATCTAAACTTAAATCACAACATGCAAACAAAGGTTTAAATAATTCATGAATAAAAGAACTATCATACAAACCTTTCGTAGAATATATATTTAAGATATCTGTTGGATGCAATGGAAAAATATTTTCCCACGGGCGATTTATCATATAATTGTAAACATCTTCATTGGAAATAGGTAACGAAGAAATAACAGAAACAAATGTTCCAGCAGATGTGGCATACATAGTTTCTATTTTAGACATATCTACAAATTCTTTCTCTACTAATCGTGTTAAAGCAGAATAAATACTAAAACCAATTTGTGCACCCCCAGATAATACAATATGTTTTATATTCATTTATTGGAAACAAGTAAGAAAAAAATAATAATAATATTACATATTGTAATAATGTCCACAATATTTAATATTAATGGTAGTGGAAATGACGATGATGATTATAATGATAAAATAAATTTAGATGATTTGTATGAAAGAAAGAAGGAAGACGATTTATCTAAATTATCAAATTATAAAAAAATATTATCACGAATTCATCATCGTATTAAACTTACATCACGTCAAAAAAACGATGCTCAATTTTGTTGGTATGTTATACCAGAGGTTATTTTAGGTGTTCCTAAATATGACCAAGCAGCTTGCATTGCATATGTAATGGAAAAACTAGATGAAAATGGGTTTGCTGTTACATATACACATCCGAATATGTTATTTATAAGTTGGAAACATTGGGTTCCCGGGTATGTAAGGACTGAAATAAAAAAACGAACAGGTGTAGCAATTGATGGATATGGAAATTTAGTTAACGAAGAAGATAAAAAGAAAGATGATGATAATCCATTATCTATTTTAACTAAATCTGGAGTAAAAAGTAAGAAAAACGATGACAAGGCATCGCCATTTAAATCAACATCTTCTTATACACCTTCCAGTCATATTGTTTATAACAAAGAGGCAATGAAACAATTACATGATAAATTGTAAAATTATTACACACATATAGATAATATGAAATATAATATGAAATATAATAATAATAAATAAAATTATTATATTTTATTTTATGATAGAAGTTTTGAATAACTTAACGTCTTGATTTACGTGATTTACGTGATTTTTTGGATTTTTTAGATTTGCGTGATTTTTTAGCTTTTTTACTGCGACGTACTTTGCGCGATCTACGTCTTTTACCACCCATAAAACTATCACTATTTGTACCAACACGCATACCTCCGGCACTTCCACCAGATAGACCTACTTTAGAAGCTAAACTAGCAAGAGTAGACCCACCACCATTTTGAAACATATCAGCTGAACATCCAGGCATTATGATATATCAAGAGAAATAAATTATTTCCATATTTTTGAGCCTAAATTATAATTATTCCAAAATAGTGTTTTCTATTTCTGCTTCTAAACTATGTATTTGTTTTTCTTGTAATTCTTTTCCTCTTTCAACTATAATTGTTTGATATTTAACTAAAGCATTAAAAAAATTGGTTTCGCAATCAATATACATTTGTTTAATTAAATTACGTGCTTTTAATCCTATTTTGTCTAAACCTTCTTTTGTTAATGTAGGTTGAACAACTACCATTTCTTTATCAGTATTTTCATCTTTAATGAATGAAAATAATTCACCAATAATATTTAATATTTCTTCTTGTTTTTTGTTACTATCATCAAGCATTTTTTTCAAATGCAAAGCATATTCTTTAAATGATTTATTTTTAAACGAACCTGTCATTTTTTGTTTTAATGTACCATCTTCTTTACATCCCTTTCCGTTGTGATAATCTTTCAAAGTAATATCTTTAAAACGTTTTATATTTTCAGGCATTTTCTCTTTATTCCCAGTAAATGTTTCATAAAAAGATTGCAGTGCTTCATTATATTCTTTTTGCATTGTTGCACTCATTGATCTGTATGCACCTTTATCATAATCATAAATATCATAAAATAATTTTTCAAATTCAGTCATTCCGATTAATTGTGTTATATTTTTAGTCGAACCATCTTTTTGATTTACATTGATATTGCAAAATTCTGGTTGAACATCAATTACTTCAGCATTTTCATTATATTCGTTTTTGTTAATTAAAGCCTGTAAACGTTGATTGCAAAAATTTACGTAGGTTGTTTCATATTTAACATGTTTAGGAATTTTTTCTTTTTCTTCCAAAGTGAATGTTATTAGCGAACCATCATTATCTTTATATACATACATTGGTTGTATTGTTTTAAAAATTGCACCATATATGTGTGATAATTTAATATAAAATTCGGCAATACCAATGCACATACGACGTTTTTTTGTTGGATTGGCAATATCTAAATTATTACTTTTTTTAAAGTGAATAATTTTATCCTTAGACATTTTATCAATGGGAATCCCTTTTTCTAAACGTTGCTCTAAAAAATCGATTTCCGTAGAAGATAAATTTTTAGCAATATTGTCTGAAGAAATGATTGTAAGATTATTGCAATAATCAGGATTGGTTAAATGTGTCATTTGGTGCAAATTTAAAGTAGTTGCATAATTGGCTGCAATCATATCCATTTGAATCAAATATTTATTAATTTCTTTTTGGTCACTATTATCGCTTACACTTGATTTACCTTGAGCATTTCCCATTATTATATTATTACAAAATAAAAATTAAAATTGAATTAAAAATACAATATTTTAATAATATTACACATCATGGAATATGAAAAGAAGGTAACCAAAAAGAAAAAACACCATGTAAATAAGACAAAACTATGGAATATGTTTGATAGCGAAATGGGAACTGAAAAGCAACAAATAGAATGTATTTATAGAAATAGCGGTGAACGTGAATATTGTGATACATGTCAAAGTAGTTTGGCTTTTACTGAGCAAGGTTTTTTAGAATGTACAAATAAACAATGTTGTATCGTATATAAAGATGTTTTAGATAGTTCTGCTGAATGGAGATTTTATGGTGCAGACGATAATCAATCTTCTGACCCTACACGTTGCGGAATGCCAATAAATCCATTATTAAAAGAATCTTCATTTGGCTGCAAAGTGATATGTGATGGACGTTCTAGTTACGAAATGAGAAAAATTAGACGTTATACAGAATGGCAATCTATGCCATACAAAGAAAAATCTCAATATGATGAATTTCAAAGAATTACTACAATGGCACATAATTCAGGTATTTCAAAACTCATTATAGATGATGCTGTTCGTTACCACAAAATGATATCGGAACAAAAAACATTTAGAGGTTTAAATCGTGACGGGATTATTGCTGCATCTATTTATATTTCATGTAGAATCAATGACCATCCTAGAACTGCAAAAGAGATAGCAACCATATTTCATTTGGATACAACATCGGCAACTAAAGGATGTAAAAATGCAACTTCAATAATTAATACAATGGAGGTAGATGTCAATAATGAAAATAAAACGAACTTAGGGACAACAAATCCATGTGATTTTATTGATAGATATTGTAGTCGATTGAATATGAATGGCGAATTAACAAAATTATGCAAATTTATTGCTGTTCGAATCGAAAAAAATAATGTTATGCCCGAAAACACGCCGCATTCCATTGCATCGGGTGTTATTTATTTTGTCTGCATGAATTGTGAATTAAATATTAATAAAAAGGATATTCATAACATAAGTGAAATTAGTGAGGTGACAATTAATAAATGTTACAAGAAATTAGATGCTATTCGTAATGAACTACTTCCAAAAGCAATCATTAATAAATATATTAAATAAATTAAATCATTAAATATTTTTAATAAAATATTATATGGACCATAATAACCTTTTTTTAGATAACTTAATGAAAATAGATATAGTAAAAAATGAGCAATATAATTCTTCCATTCCCAAAATAGTTTTTTTAATTCCATATCGTGACAGAGACAATCAAAAAAAATGGTTTATTAAAAATATAGAACGTTTAGCAAATATTATCCCTTTTTTTGAAGTTTATTTTATTCATCAAAATGACAATCGTATTTTTAATCGAGGTGCTATGAAAAATATGGGTTTTTTGCATATAAAGAATAAGTATCCACATGATTATAAATCGATTACACTTATTTTTCATGATGTAGACACGTTTCCAAAAAGTAGTTTACTTCTTAAATATAGTACTCATGAGAAAATCGTAAAACATTTTTACGGGTTTCAACATACATTAGGTGGTATTGTTTCTATAAAAGGAAAGGATTTTGAAACAATAAATGGATTCCCTAATTATTGGGGGTGGGGTTTTGAAGACAATGTTTTTCAAGATAGATGTTTAAAATATAATATGAAAATAGACAGAAAACAATTTTATAAAATAAATGATAAAAATATTCATCATTTTCAAGATGAGCGATTCAAAATATTTAATGCAAAAAACATGGAACGTGTACAAACAGATAAATCTTTACATGGTATAAAAACGCTATCAAATTATAAATTAAAAGAAGAACAATTGATAAGTGATTATATATTTATGGTTCATGTATCTGGTTTTGATTGTGAACACGACCCAACAACAGAAATTTTTCAAACACATGATTTGGCAAAAGGGAATGTAATCATGAATAATTATAAGAATCCTATTATGAAAATGAATATGAAAATCAAATAATTGATATAACTACAATCATGTGTTTCTGCTTGCGAAACCATGCGCTAGATACATGTATTAATAAATAAACTACTTTAATATAAATTATGTTAGATTAAAAAGAGTGATGATATTGTATTTGTGGCTATTTGCGTTATTCATAAGAAATATTGATTGTCATCCTAACCAATATTGCTCTGGTTATTGTTCATCCGGAAAATATTGTTCGCCTAGTTCATGTCGACGTTCGGGCAGTTTTTATTGTAGTTGTACAAACTGCCCTTCTGGAAAAACATCATCATCTGGTGCATGGGACGTATCACAATGTAGCGGTTGCATTGAAGGAAAGTATTATAGTAACGGGAATTGTTTAGTATGTGAAAGTGGTAAATATCAAGCTTATACAGGTAAAACCTCGTGTAATAATTGTGCATGTGGAAAATATTCGTCGCAAGGGTCAGCTAGTTGTAGTAATTGTGCAAAGGGTAAATATTCAGGATTAGGTTCTGAAACATGTATACAATGTAAAGCAGGAACATATAATAATGTATTTGGGAGTTGTAGTTGTAATAATTGTAATCCTGGTAAATATTCTACTTTAGGTGCAGATACGTGTACCAATTGTAAAGAAGGAACTTATCAATCATTGAATGGACAATCAACATGCGCTACTTGTTCACCAGGAAGTTATTCATCTAGTGGTTCAATTCAATGCATTTCATGTCAAGAAGGTTATTATCAATCATTAGATGGGCAATCAAAATGTCTTGCTTGTGCACCGGGAAAATATGCAACCGGTACATCCAATACTAAATGTAGTGATTGCCCTAGTGGTTCATATGCGACTGATTATGGTCAAGGGGGATGTGGTACATGCAGTTCTGGTAAATATTCAGATACTGGTTCTCACACCTGCATTGATTGTCCAATTGGAAAATATTCTACTGCTGGTGTATCTGAATGTGTAGCATGTTTAAAAGGAACATATCAAAACAAAGTAGGTCAAACATCATGCAATTTATGCAATGTTGGTACTTATACTACTATTAATGGTGCTTCAACATGCATTGATTGTCCCACTGGTAAATATCAAAACGCAAAAGGTGAAACGCAATGTTTAGATTGTTCAAAAGGTACATATTCACTAACAAAATATTCCACATGTATTGCATGTGAAAAAGGAAAATATAATAACGAACATGGTATGTCATATTGTTTACTATGTGAAGTAGGTAAGTATAATAGTCAAGTTGGTGATACAATGTGTAATAATTGTGAATTGGGTAAATATAATAAAAATGCAGGCAGTACAGATTGTTTAGATTGTCCTGCTGGTAAATATAATGATATTGTAGCGAATAATGAGTGCATTGAATGTATTAGTGGAAAATATTCATTAATGTCATCTTCATCGTGTAATAATTGTCCTGGAGGAAAATATCAAGTAAATAGTGGAAGCAGTTTTTGCGATGATTGCCAATTAGGAAAATATTCATTAATTAATTATCCTAATAGTCAATGTGTATTATGTGAAGCTGGTATGTATCAAACTAATATTGGTTCAGACGAATGTATAAAATGTGAACCAAATTATTATTCACATATTGGTGCTTCCATATGTATAAAATGCCCAAATGGAAAATATTCTGCGGAAGGATGGGGTTTTTGCAATTCCAATCCAACAAGTATTCCAACAAGTGTTCCAACAAGTGAACCTACCAGTGTTCCTACTAGCATTCCAACAAGTATTCCAACAAGTGTTCCAACAAGTGAACCTACCAGTGTTCCTACTAGCATTCCAACAAGTATTCCTACTAGCATTCCAACAAGTATGCCGTCTGGAAGACCAACTATTGTACCAAGTGGACAACCATCTGGACAACCAACCAGCATACCTACAAATATTCCATCAAGTAAACCAAATTCACAACCCACTTCTTCACCAACAGAAATAGAAATATTGAAAGAATTATCAAATGCAGATATAAGAAATATATTTTATTATGATAATATAGGATATTACATATTAGGATTTATAATATCCTTTGTATGCATTCTATTTGGCTGCGTTTTATATAGAAAAAAAAGGAAAGAAACTCCTGAATTAACTCCCTATGAAAAATGGATGTCCAGTTATGAAAATCCAACGTTTGTTCATTCTACACACTCACCTTTTAATAATATGCAAAGTCAACAAGGAAATTTATCAAAACCTCCACCTTTGCCGCCACCTCCTCCTCCACCTAGAAAATCTTTTGTTGCCGATGTAAGAAAACAAACTCCAGTTAGAAAATATTCAACTAGGCAAAGTTCAATGAGAAGACGTTCAAGCAATTCTGCGAATAGCGAAGATGAATACAACATGTATGATATTTATAGTAACAATGATGATAGCAATAAAAACAATATGAATAATCCTTTACATAAATAATAAAACCAAGTAAAAAATCATACAAATATACAAATGTAATTTTTATGATTTACTTTTGACTATGCATTTCGTCATTATAAGACATGTAACGTGAGTTATGATGCACTTTTTTACTAAGTACCAATCTAGGAATGGTAATTTTTAATTTATACTCACCTTTTACATTTAACGGAACTGCGTTGATATTAGGGATTTGAATTTTAATCTTCATCATCTTGCTGCTTTTGTTGTTGTTTGATTTTTATATACTATTTATTATAAATAGTAAATAAATCAATTTTTTTTAATCGCAAAAAATGCAATGATTTTATTTTTTCTTTCTGTTTTTCTTTCCACCTCCTAGCGGTTTTCTTCCCAATGCCATATCCATCAAATCTATTTGTTGTTGTTTATTTTCATATTGTGTTACAGCTTTTTGTCTCGATTTGTTTCGAGATATGAACATTTTTTTTGTTTTATTTTGTTTTGGAGTGGATGGAGGTTTTGCGGTAGGTGAGAAATTTACATTTTTGCGTGTTTTTGTTGGAGGTGGCGAGGATTTTGCAGGTTTACTATTTCCAACACCACTTCCTTTTTGTTTTGTTCTGTGTTTTTTTGTTTTTCCTCCATGTTTTTTTGATTTTCTTTTTTTGGTTTTTGATTTACATCTACTTCCACCTGGAGTTGCAAAAGACAATGCGCGATTTGCCATATTTGGACTTTTGGTTGGTGTTGAAAAATCAGATATATTGTTTGTTTTCATCGGACTTGCGTAGCTGAATGCGTTCATTTTTGTTGCGGGTATATTTTCTTCATCATCTTCATCTTCATCGAAATAAGAACGTGATATTTTCTTTTTACGCGTTTTTGCTTCTTTCAATTCGTGCAATTTCAATGAATATTCAGTGCGCAATTTGTTTGCTTGTTCGGGTTTAGTTATTTGTTCAACTTCGTTAAATTTATTTTTTGGATTGCAAATCATGATTTCGCGATGAAAATTACCACCAAAATGGTAAGATTTCATTTTATCGGTAATATATCCATCATAATTTTTACAAATAAAAGATGACATTTCATAATCAGCTCCTTCTTCAGAATCTCTAAATTCGCCTTTATTATGACCATAATTCCTTTCTAATATTTTTTTTATTTTAGCATCACCGATTTTATATAATTCATTGCGAGTGTTTATATCATCTAAACGAACTAGATATAATGGACGTTTTAATGTAAATTTAAAGATAACGCCGTACTCTTCAACATCTTCTTTTGTTAATCCAAAAAACTTGTATTCACCATCCAATAAATTATGAATATCATAATTATTATATTTATTACTATCACCGCGATATAACTCTTGTGGTAATATTTCTGTAACGCGAATATTTTTGTTCTTTTCAGATGGCTGTGTTTTGTTTAAATCGACTACCATCAACTATACTTTAATTAGATAAAAATTAGAAATCTTCATTTAAATCAAAAACATCATCAGTTTTTGTTTTATCGGCTAAAGCATATTCGCTGACACGTTTTTCAAAAAAGTTAGTTTTAGATTCAACACTAATCAATTCCATAAATTCAAAGGGGTTTGTAGAATTATATATTTTATCATATCCTAATTGCACACTTAATCGATCCGCAATAAACTCAATGTATTGACTCATCAAATTTGAGTTCATCCCTATTAATCGGCATGGTAATGCTTCAATTATGAATTCTTTTTCTATTTCAACAGCTTCTTTGATAATATCAACAATGCGCGTTTTATTAATCTTCTTTTGAAGTTTAGAATATAAATGTACAGCAAATTCAGTATGCAACGCTTCATCGCGTGAAATTAATTCGTTTGAAAATGTTAACCCAGGCATCAAACCACGTTTCTTTAACCAGAAAATGCTGCAAAATGCGCCTGAAAAGAAAATTCCTTCTACACACGCAAATGCAACTAAACGCGTAGCAAAAGTGCTTCGATTATCATGAATCCATTTTTTAGCCCAATCAGCTTTTTTTTTTATGCAATCAAAATTTTCCAATGCATGAAAGACATTATTTTTTTCTTCGCGGTCTTCAATGTATGTATCTATCAATTGACTATACATTTGCGAATGAATATTTTCCATTGCTATTTGGAAACCATAAAATGCTCTTGCTTCAGATAATTGAACTTCATTCATGAAACGCAACCCTAGATTTTCTAATACAATCCCATCACTTGCAGCAAAAAAGGCCAATATCATTTTTATAAAATGTTTTTCGTCTTTGTGTAAGGTTTGCCAATGCGTGATATCTTTAGATAAATCGACTTCTTCTGCTCGCCAAAAGCAATCTACTTGTTTTTTGTACATTTCCCATATGGTATTGTCTTGAATAGGAAACATGACAAAGCGATTATCGTCAGGAGTTAGTAAAGGTTCATTGTTGGTTTTTGACATCCTAAATAATATATAGTTTAGATTTTATATATTTTCGAAAAAATCTTTTCCTTTAAGTATATATCAATGCAATTTGCGAATGGTGACGTATTAAGTAATAAACCAAAAATTATTGTTCTTGAAATTGGTGAAAGAGATAAAAAAATAGATTTTATGCAAAAATTATTAAAACAACGCAAAGAACAAATGTTTCAGCATTATCGAATGTGCAAAGGTTGTATTCGAGAGAATCTTGATGTCCCATTGGCTCATGTAGAACAACCAAAATGCGAAAATATGAATAGTGAATTAATCGAAATAGTAAATAACTACAAAAAATATTATAGTGAACAACTTCATAAAAAGGAAGAACAATTAATGAATATGAAAAATATAAACGGCCATTTGGACAAATTATTAAATAACAAAGAATTAAGTCATGAAAATATTAATAAAATTAAACGTGAACAAAAAGATATGCTCGACCAATTAAATAATTTGGATGAAGAAATAAATGATTTAACTAAAAAAATAGATTAAAATATTCAATATTTTAGAACACACGAAAATTGATTTTTTTTTGATATAATAAAATATTATTATATTAATAGACCAAGGTTACAATGGAATCAGATTACGGACAATTTGTATATCTAGACGAAAATAATAATTTCGAAGATGATAATGCAGAAAAATGTATTATTATAAAAGATAATTGTAATAGTTTTGCAAGAAACAATTTTAATGGGTCACTCATAATTATATTTATGCAATATCTTTGTAATTTAGTAGAATATTTTTATAGAAAATAATTATGTCTCATTTTATATATATATGAGTAACGTACAGGGAAAAATCGATGAGCTAAATAGTCGAATCACCAAATTAACAAGTGCGAATCGTTCTATTCAAGGTAATGTTCGTGTTCGCGTTGACAAAATTAAAACAAGTTTAGGAAGTTTAATCGAGCGTGTCAAATCATTAAATGTTGGTGCTGGTAAAGCACGCGAAGAATTAGAAAATATGCGAAAGTCAAATGATGAGTTGCGTTTAAAAATAGATGGCTTAACGAAAGACAATGATGACCTTCAGCGCGTTATTGATAACAACAATATTCCAAAAATCGAAAGTGAATTGGAAGCTTCTATTAAGACATTGGATACTATATTAAGCAATATGGAAAGTGATGATAGTATCAGTGATTCACTTAAAGCATTAGAAGATGAAATAGAAGGTTTAGAAAAAACAATTGGTGAAAAGGAAGCCAACACAAAAGACGGCGATGATAATGATCAGGCGGGTGGAAAGAGACGAAGAAGAAAAACCCGCAAAAAATCTAGAAAACGTAAAAACTCAAGAAAGCGTAAAACTAGAAGGTAAATATGTAATTTTGAAATGAACCATTGATATTATTTTTTTATATTTTATAATATTATATGAACGCTATAGCAAATGCAATGGGACAAGGTGAAGCAGATTTTGCTGGTTTAACATCTGGCATTTCTAATTTAGAAAATGCATTAAAAGGAAAATTAAGTAAAATCGCCGAATCAGTCAATAAAGCAAAGGCCAAGGCAGAAACAGCAAATACAAGTTTGCAGGCCAAATTAACTAAATTAAATGCTGATGCTCAAGCAAAGGCTCAATCTTTAGAAAATGAAATTAGTAAATTGAAAACTGGAAGCGAAGCAGAAAAAAAAAAGGTAATCGATAAAGTTAATGAATTATCTAAATCTGTTGGTTCAATGAGCAGCGCATTATCTAATAATACTGGTTCCGAACAAACTATTAGTGCGTTAGACCAAATTATTGATAAAATTTCAGCTCAATTAAATAGTGGTACACCTGCTGCACCTGCAACCTATGCCCAAGCTGCTGCTAAACCTGGTTTAAATCCTGGAGCTAAACCATTTACACCAGCATCATCTAAACAAGGAATGAATCCTAATGCACCATCATTTAGACCTGGAATGAGAAGAGGTGGTTATAGAACAACAAAAAGACGTTCATCTAGTCGCAGACGTAAAACAAGTAAAAAAAGAAAATCATCTACAAGAAAAAGAGGAGGTTTTGTTACGCTGAGAAGAACAACAAAACGCAGATAGGTTTAATACCTAAATATGATATATATTTGTATTAAATGGCCATTTTCCGTGCGTTTGCCGATGAAATAAATTCTGCGGGTTCTTCATTTTTTCCGTTATATGTTGTTTATTTTGGTAAACTTTTTTCCATCTTCGTTGAAATAATTTTAACCAAAATGTTTTTACAATGGCAAATGTATATTCATCATTATTAACGCGTTTGATAATATCCAACGATGCATGATTATTTTGAAAATTATAATCGGTATTCGTTTGCTGAATTACTTGCGTATAATATTTCTGTGCTTTTTCGATTAGTTTTGTTACTCTTTCATGTTGTTTCAAAAATGATTCTGGTTTAATTGAATGCATTAATAAATAATTGTTTTGGATATAATTTTGTTTATTTTCCGTTAAATCACTCAAATCACCATGCCTAGATGTATTATATAATTCAATGTAACTTAATTCATAGTTCGTCATGTTTAATATAGATGTAAATAGTATTCTATATTAAATTCAATTTTATGTTAAAATAATAGTTAGTTATTTAAGATTCAATAGTAGTATCGTTTGAATTTACCAAACTTCTGTCGGCATCATCTGAATTAACGCTTTCATTATTTTTTTCAACATCTTTGTTATCGCTAATCATTAGTTCTACTTTATCGGGGTCGACATCATTATATTGAATTTTACGAGTTAAATAAGAGGATAGAAATACATTGGATTTGGTATGCGCTACTTCGTAAACATTTCCCAATTTTGAACCCATAAAAAGAACATTTGTTAGAAGAACTGTGTACGTGGTAGAATTTAATACTCGCTGCCCAATAACACCCAAACTAAAACCTGTGTTTAAAATATATGTAGCAATGCATGCGTAACCAGCATACATATATGTCTTATCGTAATTTAGTAATGTTGTAAGACGATCCGGATGGATTAGTTTGAGCGCTTCACCGACAGATTCATTATCACGAGACTTGAAACGATTCACTTCTAAATAGGTAATCATTTTATGTTCGCGTTTTACTTCGACAACATATAGCATTAGAAATGCAAGCAACGTAAAAAAATTAAATCCAATAGAAAATTGTGAATATCCATCACTAAAATCGAAACGCTCTTGCATGCTGCATGCTTCACCATTACAATCTTGTGGAACAACAAATATAAGTAATGTTCCCATTAAAACACGATATATTTCAAGGAGTAAAGTTGTAGACATGTTCATCATTTGTTGACAATCTTGACTTTCTAACATTTCACGTGTTTCTACAAAAGAAGAACGTCTATTTGACTTAACTGAAATTTGTTTTTCCGATACTAATGAATCGCTCATTTTATTTACATATGAAATACACTTTAAATGGATTCAAATAAAATGTTATCTAATTATATATTAATGAAAATTAGTAGTAGCAAAATTAAACAAAGTATTTCAAAAGGTTTAGAAAACAAATACGTTCTCTATATTGTCCTATTTTTTGCAGTAACAAATTTACTTGGTTATTTAATGATGGGTGATATTCGCGTTCTTGCGTTTTTTGCTTTGGTGGGTTTTGTTGTATCTAAATTTAGTAAAAATATGATAATTATTTTGGGAAGTGCAATGCTTGCAACCAACTTTTTCCTTGTTGGACGTACAACTACGCAAGTAGTTGAAGGTATGACTTCATCCGGAAATAAAAAAGGTTCAAAAAAAGAATCATTGGGAGGTATGAATAAGAAAAATCTTGCTAAACAAGCAAAACGTGTAAAAAAAGAAGAAGAACGTGTCGATTACGCAACAACAGTTGAACAAGCTTACGACAATTTAGAAAATATTGTCGGTAAAGGAGGTATTAGTAAATTAACAGAAGATACCTCACGATTAATGGATAAACAAAATAAAATGTTTGAAAACTTAAAGAATATGGGTCCTCTAATTGGTCAGTACAAAGAGATGATGGGGTCTATGAATTTAGAAAATATCAATAAACTCACAACAACACTTGTTGGTAAATAAACATATACTCATGAGTATTTTTCAAAAATATTTTCACATATATATATATGTCAAAATGTCCTCCTGGTGTTATATGCATTGAAAATGTATCCATGTTTATGTTATTTTTAGTTATACTTCCTATTATTTATATAATTTACCATATACATCAAAATCGTAGGGTGAAACAAGAAGAAAACCCAAACACAAATATATATATTAGCCCTCCCAACCAAACATCTCGACAAGATATGTATGAAAATCCATATCGTCCTCCTTTAAAAAATAATATGGATTTTTTATTACCCCAATTCACTCAAGATGTTCGTGGTGCAATCCCAATTAATGTAGCAACACAAGGTGTGAACACTAGTTATAATCAAGTTGGAATTTTAACACGCGGTGGAAATAGTGAAACCATATTGCCTCTGATGGGGCGACCATTACATACAAGTCGTGATAAATGGCAATATTATTCTATGAATGATAAAAACAATGCCGTTAAATTGCCTATTAGTTTTCAAGGAAAAAGCTGCACCAACGAATATGGCTGCAATAGTTTAAACAATGGTGATTCAATTTATGTAGAGGGTTATCAAGATGTCTTCAGAGTAACCATGTACGAGAATAACACCATGCAATATATACCTGTTATCTAAAATCGAAATATGGATGGATTGTAATAGCTTGAAAAATTTCCGTATAATGGACGTCCACTCGAATAATATATGTAAATTTGTTTTTGACGCCAAATTTCCTGTTTTCTATGTGCAGAAGGTATTTTATATTTCGGCGATCTTAAAAAAACACTATATTGTCTTTTGTAAAGTGAAGATTCGGTAGGTAAGCTTAATAAATTGCTCATTAATATTTAATATAGGTTGATATATTTAATATTAAATAAAAAAGAAACCCTCTTAAAAAAATTGAAATTTATTTTGTTACATATTTTGTAAGTAATATTAAAGAAATTTACTTGGTCACTTACAATATAATTATTACATTCGTTGAAAACGATGTTTAACAAGATTTTTAAAAATAAACCATTTTGGTTTGGATTTGCTGCATGGTTCTTAGTACTATGCTGTTTGTAACATAATATAAACAAATGGAGAAGGTGTAGTTATCCTTTTTTAATTTTGGCTATAATGTTTTAATTGTACTATATTTTCTCTTCATGAAAATAAAATTTTTAATAAGAAAATAAATAATAAACATATAAAATAAGTAATAAATATGAAATACGAAAACGGACTTTTTATTTTCCGAAGAGATTTACGATTAGAAGATAATAAGGCGTTGATAGATGCTCATAAAAAATGCAAAAATGTCCACACCATATTTGTATTCACACCTGAACAAATTAGTAGCACAAATGACTTTAAATCAAATAATGCAATTTTGTTTATGATACAAAGTTTGAAGGAGTTAGAAACAAAAATTTCACAAAAAAAAGGGAAACTTTCTCTTTATTATGGAAAAAATTCTGTTGTGTTAAGAGAAATAATGGAAAAAAATGACATAGAATGCATCTTCTTCAACGAAGATATCACTCCTTATGCGCAAACTCGCGATAGTGAAATATATGATTTATGCAAAAGGGAAAATATTCAATATGAAGTGTCGCAAGATTATTATTTGCTTCATCCTTTACATTTTAGTGAAAAGACTGAAAAAGGAGAAATATATTATAAATTTAACTCATTTTATGAAAAAACAATGAAGGCAAAAATAGAACCAGTAAGTCAGCTATCCAGTTTTAAATTTAATACTATTAGCGGTAAAAGTAAATATGAAACATCACTACAAAAAATTGCAACTAAGTATACCAAACCAAACACAAATTTAAATGTAGAAGGTGGCAGAATAAACGGCAAAAAAATATTGCAAAATGCGGTGAAGAATTTGAAAAATTACGGAAAAGAACGCGATTTTCTCTTTATTGAAACATCGCATTTATCAGCTCCTATTAAATTTGGCTGTGTATCTATACGCGAAGTATATTATCATTTTGTAAAAGCATTTGGCAAAAATAGTGAAATAGTTCGACAATTAATGTGGAGAGAATTTTATATGTTGGTATTGTTCCATAATCCACAAGTTTATAAAAAATCATTAAATGAGAAATATGATAAAATTAAATGGTCGTCTAGTAATGTTAATTTTGAAGCATGGAAACAAGGAAAAACAGGTTATCCAGTAGTTGACGCTTGTATGAGACAATTAAATACAACAGGATATATGCATAACAGAGGGCGTTTAATTGTAGCAAGTTTTTTAGTTAAAATATTACATATTGATTGGCGAAAAGGTGAAAAATATTTTGCACAACAACTAGTGGATTATGACCCAGCATCAAATAATGGAAACTGGCAATGGATTTCAGGAAGTGGTGCTAATAACCAACCTTATTTTAGAATATTCAATCCTTGGTTACAATCAGAACAATATGATAAGCAAGCAATATTTATAAAAAAGTGGGTAAGTGAATTACAAAATGTAGATGCAAAACATATACACAAATGGTATGACCATCATAAAGATTATAAAGTATATGTGAAACCAATCGTCGATTATGATTCGGAGAAAGAAAAATCGTTAATAATGTATAAAAAAATATTTTAAATACATTGTTTATTGTTTTTCAACGAAATCATTATATTCATCTTCAGTAAGTATAGAATCATTAGTATAAAGCAAATGTTTTTGAATATAAATTTCAAATAACCAACCGCTCTCCAAAGGGTCAGCATTAATAATATAAGGGTCGTTTACTATTTCATAGTTAACTCTTTTAATAATGCAATTAAACGGAGATGTTATTGTTTTTGTTGTAGCTGCCGATTCAAGTAATAATAATGGTTGATTTTTTTTAATAACACTACCTTGTTTTGCATAAAGTTCGGAATAAATAATTGGATTAACTTTTCGAGATAAGAATTTAGTGATTCCTAGTGTATAAAATCCGTCATTTTTTTTAATATATTCATGTGAATTTGTAAAACGTATAATAGTACTATTATTTCTTATTTGCTGGTTAAATACTCGAATTTGATTGCGAAAAAACATCCTAATTTATAAAATAACTAGTGTTTATATATATTATTAAAATACATTTATTATTGTAATTAATAATATGCAAATATAATAATGACAAAGGAAACGCCATTATTATATGATAAAAATATAGATGAAATAGAAGAAATAATAAACGAAAATTTAAATATTAATCAAATAAACAAGGTGTCAAATGGAGAAGTATTTACTCCATTATGGCTAATATTGGAGATGTTTGAACATTTACCTGATAAAGTTTGGAAAAATCCAAATTTGAAGTGGTTGGATGCCGGGTCAGGTATCGGTAATTTTTCAATGATTTTATTTTATAAATTAGATAAAGGATTAAAATCGTGGGAAAAAAACAATACAAAACGTCGTAACCACATTCTTAAAAATATGTTATATATGATTGAATTATCTAGTAGTAATGTTAAAATTACAAATCAAATATTTGGAAACAACATCAACATAAGTGAAAATGATTTTTTAAGCGAATCAAACGTTTGGAAAAATGATTTCAAAAATATTGAACATTTTGATATTATATTTGGAAATCCGCCATACAATAAAAATGGTATGAGAGGAAAAGGAAGAAGTAATCCTGGATTATCCGTTATATGGAACAAATTTGTCGAAAAATCACTTACATTAATGAAACCAAATGGCTATTGTTTATTTTTCACGCCAAATAGTTGGACTGAATTAAAATCATCACTATCTGACAAAATATTGGATAAGCAAATTTTAGTTTTTAAAAATTTTGACGTTGTGAATGCATATAAAATATTCGAAAAAAAAGCTGGTTCATTACCATTATGTTATTATTTAATAGAAAATAAATCTCCTTATACGCATACACTTTTACATGATAATGTATTTGATGAATTTGTATCATTTGATTTATATAAACATATGTTTATTCCGAATAGAAATATTAAATTAGTAAAAAAAGTTTTGGATAAATCAAAAGAGAATATGGAAGACTTCTATCATTTTACACCGCCAAAAGTAAAAAAAGATGAAACCAGTTTTTTTGATTCATTTTCACAACAACATCCTTATCCGCTATTAAATTATGTTCATAAAAAAATATACGTAAGTTATTCAAAACAATATTCGCGCATGCAAAATGGTCGGCCAAAATTATTACTTCCAAATTATTCGATGGGTTATCCTATTCTAGATAAAGAAGGTATTATGGATGTTGGTGGGCGTTCGTCATATGTGATTTATGTGAACAACGATAAAATCGAAGATTTAAAAAAAATACAAGCATTTTTCTTGACAGATTTAGCATTAACATTGATTAATTCGTTGAAAACTGCACAAAAATTTTTGAGTACACGCACGTTCACGTTGTTTCCAAATATTACGTCTTTGCCTTTATCATCCATAAACGATGCATATTTATCCCAATATTTCAAACTAGGAAATCAGGAAAAAAAATCAATAGAATATCAAGTAGATAAAGGAGAAGGTAATTTGACACAACAAAGAAGGAACGAAATAACAAAATTTGATTTAAACGAATATCTAAAAAAGAATGATATCGAATATATAAAAGATAAGTTAGAAAAAGCAAAAATAAAAGATAAAAAAACATTCAAAACAATAAAAAAACGCCGCAGGAAAAAAAAGTCTGTTAAATCACGTTCATTGAAAAATAAAAATGACGATTAGTGGAATAATTATTTTTAATATTTCTACTTATTTATAAAATGGTAAGACATTTCTAGGAGATTATCATATGATACTTTATCATTCATATCACGATTGCCATCGATTTTATATAGTATAGTTCCATCTACAATCCTTTTTTGAACCATACTATTATGATATTTTTCGCAATTTTCAAGATATGTTAATGGTATATTACTTTCGCCATTTCGACTACGCTTAGCAATACGTTCGTGACACATATTTGATTTCGTATCAATATAAATTATTTTATGAACAGGGAGTTCGCGTGCAAACTCATCAAACCATTTATTGTATATAATATAGTTAATTTCTTCTATTTTTTTATCATCGTAAAGCATTTGTGCGAAAACATATTTGTCTGTATACAAACAACGCTCTGTAACAATAATTGGATTGTATTTTTCAAATGAATCATAAATTGTTTCTTCTTTCATATTCATGGCTTTTATAAACGCCTTTTTAATTTTTGTATATCTAGTAATAAATGCCATCATCTGAAAAGGAAATGAATATTTTTCTGAATCTTCGTAAAATTTTTTCAATATCGTGTCACCTTTTTTGTCATGTATATCATTCCATTCATCTACAGGTTCATCTACAAAGATAACATGACTATGACCTTTATTCAAGAAATATGCTTCCAATTGTTTTAAGAACGTGGACTTGCCTGACCCAATATTTCCTTCAATCGATACTATTTGAATGTTCTCCATTGTTAAATATGTATATTCTATTTAACAATGATTTTAAATCAATTTTAAAAGTTATTTGCTTAAATTTTTCATTTACGACGATTCTTACGAGTACCGCCTGAAGATGGTTTACTTTCCTCTTTATTAGAACTACGTGAACGCTTATTAATCATATCTACCATTTGACCTAATAATTCTTGTGCAGAACCAGGAGATAGTTCTATTTTACCTGTTTTATTGCTTTCACCACTTAAATTAAGTGATAAGTTATCAATGTGTAACTCAAAAACTATTTTATTACCACTATCACTATCACTATCACTATCACTATCACTTTCATCATCGCTATCACTTTTGCTATCATCGTCACTATTGCTTTCACCTTCCTTTTCGTCTTCGGGTTTATCAGTTTCATCCTCTTTATTATCTTCGGGTTTATCGTCTTCGCCTTCTTTATTATCTTCGGGTTTATCAGTTTCATCCTCTTTATTATCTTCGGGTTTATCGTCTTCGCCTTCTTTATTATCTTCGGATTTATCGTCTTCACCTTCTTTATTTTCTTGAGGTTTATCGTCTTCACCTTCTTTATTATCTTCGGATTTATCGTCTTCACCTTCTTTATTTTCTTGAGGTTTATCGTCTTCACCTTCTTTATTTTCTTGAGGTTTATCGTCTTCGCCTGCTTTATTATCTTCGGGTTTATCGTCTTCACCTTCTTTATTTTCTTGAGGTTTATCGTCTTCACCTTCCTTTTTGTCTTCGGGTTTATCGTCTTCACCTTCCTTTTTGTCTTCGGGTTTATCAGTTTCATTCTCTTTTTTTTCTTCGGGTTTATCAGTTTCGCCTTCTTTATTTTCTTTGCTATCATCTTCGCCACCTTTTAATGAATCGAAAAGTGAATTGATATCACCTCCAGCAGATTCATATTCTTCGGTTATAATTTGGTTCGCTTCATTGTCTATTTCATCTTCAGATTTCCCGCTAAAAAAAGATGATAAAAACCCTCCTTTTTTATTAGCAGATGATTTTTTATTGTTTTTTATCTTTTTTCTACTGGAACGTTTTTTTGGTGTTTTGTTTCTTTTAGTTATTCCCATATATATATTTATAAATACAATTATTTTAATTTACTAAACTTTAAAATAATTATATAATATAATGAGCACTGAATGTAAAAATAGCACCGCACCTATTAATATTTCAAAACAAAGTGTAGCTGGTTCATGTACTAATAAATGCGATTTAAAGTTTGATTACCATGGAAGTAGTTGTAACATATTTAGGTCTGAAACATATTTAGAACTAGATTATGACAATTCTTCAAAAGCACCTGTTACATTTAATGAAATAGCACATGAAGTTTATAAAGTACGCATATATAGTCCTTCGTTACATACTTATAATGGAGAACGTGCGCCAGCTGAAATAATCATTTCGCATAATGGAAGCGGAAGCAATTTATTGATTTGTATTCCTTTAATGCAAAGTGAAATTACTAGTGAATGTTCTAAAATGATGGAAAAAATAATAAATGATACAGAAAAATTAGCTCCTAAAGTAGGAAATAGAGCGTCATTAAACGTTTCAAATTACAATATGAATAATATTGTTCCTAAATTGTCATATTTTTTTTACGAAGCTACTTTACCTTTTCCGCCTTGTAATGGAAATTATAATTTAGTAGTATTTCATACAAATACATTTAATACAATAAAAAAACCTGTTTTAGATAAAATGCAAAAAATGATTAAAAAACACAATATTCCAACCCGAAGTGGTCCCGAATTATTTTTAAGCGGTCTAAAAAGTCATAGTCGCGAAAGCGACGATATTTATATATCATGTCAGCCAGTAAAAGAAGGTAAACATAAAAAAGAAGGATTTTCTAATATAACTGATAATTATATGATAAATTCTGGAAATGAATTAAATTTTGGTGACCATATTATACCATTTACCATTGGTACAATTTTTATTTTTGGTTTATTATACAACAAAAGAATTTAGTTAAAATTATATAATAATTTCTTATAATATAATATATTATAATGAGTTATGAATTTTATTTATATCGTGATGAAGATATGTTTGAAAAATCATATGTAAGTATTCAAAATGATGTTATCAATTATGTTAGTAAACCAGAAGATGCGTGTTTATTTCGTCTTGGTGTTTTAGACAAAAAAAATGAAAAAAATGAAAATTATATTTACTATAAAACAAAAAAGGGTTTCAAAGAATATTTTATTGTAATCGAAAATGTTTCGTTAGAAGTGTATGAATTAAACAATACAATGCTTGAAGCAAAAAGTGATTCACAAAGGGAAATAATATTTCTAACCACTCAAGAGTATACCGTAAAGAACTTGCCAAATTTAGACAATAATAGTGTTTTATTTGAAGCCAAAGATAATTTATACCCACCCGTGCGTTATGAAGAAGGTATGTATAAAATAGAATTAACCGAAAATTTCTATTATTTTTTTGAAGATAATACAGACAATGATGGTTTATTTCCTGATATTGTAGAGCTTAGTTTGGATAAAATATTTGATTTAGATAACGATTTATATAAATTAGGTAGTTTTGATTATTTAAATGAAAATTATACAATTTTCAGAACAAAAGCAAAGGTTAACTTTCAAGATTACTATAATTTAGATTTAGATACACCAATTATTAATATTTATGGTTTTGGAGATCAATTTTCATCACGCTATTTAGCTGAAAAATTAGCGGCTCATGAGCAAGTGATAGATATTTATAATGCTATTGAAGAAAAAAATAAAATAGAAGAGGTTCGCTTTGTATTTAATCAAACAAAATTTGATGAAAAATCACAAATGTTTAAAAAAAGTATTAGTTATTTTTACTTTCCAATAAACGAAACAGAACCTAAATTAGTTGATTACGAATATGAAGATTTTATTGGTTATTATGCAATGCCTGTGTTAACTAGTTCTTTAATGCAACCACCTGTAGAACCACCAGTAGAGCCACCAGTAGAGCCACCGGTAAACAATGACGATGATGATTTTGTGAGCCCACCAGAAAACACATCTAATAACGAACCAAATAATGAAGTTGTTACACCAATAGAAGTAAATGATGATGATGACAATTTTTTTGATGAATCAAATAATGACAATTTTGAAGAAGAATCGATTTTTCCATCAATCGATGATAATGTTGAAGAAATCGAAGAGTATGATATAGAAGAAGAAGAAGAAGAAGAAGAAGAAGAAGAAGAAGAAGAGGAAGAAGAAAATAATAACGAATTTTTAGAACCTTATGACGATCCTATTGAAGATAAATATAGAAATGATGAAAAAGAAAAAACAGACGAACCGAGTGAAAATATTCCAAACGAAGTATATTACGAAGATGCTAGTACACACGATACACACCATTATCACCATACACATGATGATACAAGTTATGAAGGCACTAAACCAATAAGTAATATTTGTTTTGTAAAAGATACGATGATACAAACAGATGCTGGTTTGAAAAAAATACAGGATATTACAACGAATGATACAATTGATAATATAGAAGTAACAGGTATTACTAAAACAATCAACAACAATATTAATCATCTCATACAAATAAAAAAGAACGCATTTCGAAAGAATGTCCCTTCCAAAGATATTATTGTAACACGTTCACATAAAATTAATATAAATGGTGAAACAAAAAAGGCTTATGACTTATTGAATATCGGCAATCATAAAATAAGTAAAATACCATATAATGGTGAAGTTTTGTACAATATTCTATTAGAAACATATCGTTTTATAAAAGTGCAAAACGTATATATGGAAACTTTACATCCAAATAATAAAATAGCTAGATTACATAAGGATATTCTTTGGAATAACAATGTAGAACAACATGTTAAAGAGAGTATGGTAAAAAAAGTGAATAAAATTAGTGAAGATTGTTCTATTTTAAATCGTACTTATAGCAATATCAATCATGAAGGATTAAGAAAATAAAAACATTTTATTTACACCATTTGACATTTATATTCACACAAAATATAATAAATTGATATAAATATATCCTTACTATTATAGAATATCATAATAATGAACGAAATCAAAAATAACAATTTGGAAGTTGAAAATGCGAATATTGACGCACATCAAGCAATAGAAGAAACAAAACAAATCGAAAAGCTTAAATTATGTGAAAATATGGATTGTGAAAGATACCCACCTGGCTGGGATTTTGAAGAAGATACAGAAGAAAATTATGGATATGGATGTGGACGACAATGGGCAAAATGTTGTCTATGTGATGGTTATTTTAATGATGATGGATTAGGAGATATTTTATTTATTGAAGAAGAACCAAATAATAAAAGTGCTGAATGTGATCTATGTGGAAAGGATAATGATATAGTTCAAATGAAAGGGACTGGACAATTTCTTTGTGGAAATGCTTGTGATGAAGAAGATTCATGTGATAATGAATATTAGATATATTTAACAATTTAAAATAATAATAATAATATGAATATGGATAAATTATTATTATTTGATGTCGATGGAACTTTGGTAGATTCTGGTAAAGAAATAGATAGTTATATGGTTTCAGTTTTAAAAGAAGTAAAAAAAAATGGCTATCATATTGGAATTGCAGGTGGAGGAAGCATCGATAAAATATTAAATCAAATGAAAAGCGAAATTTCATTTGAACATTATTTCAGTGAATGTGGGTGTGTATATTATAAAAATATGATAAATGATAAATTAGCATTGGAAAAAGTATATGAAAAAAATATTCGCAACCATGAATTATATCATTATATTAATATATTAATCAAAAAAGCATTGGATTTTTTATCCAAAGTAGAATACACCATTACAGGAAATTTTATAGATTTACGCACCGGTATAATATACATATCGCTCATTGGCATGTCTGCAAATGAAAGTGAGCGTGAATATTTTAAAGAATATGATAAAACATATAAAATTCGTGAACAATTGCTTATATTATTAAATCAAACAGCAAAATGTTTGAATATTGAAGACAAAGTAAGTGTATTAGAAGGAGGTTCGGTAGGTATAGCTATTTATCCTTGTGAATGGGATAAAATTCAAGTACTATCTAGTTTATCACAATACAAAGAAATACATTTTTTCGGTGATAAATATGAAGAAGGTGGTAATGATTATGGTCTTATACATCATAAATCAGTAAAAGGTCATAAAGTAAATAGTAAACATGATACATATGATTTGCTAAAAAAAATAGTTAATAATTGATAGGATGCACCTTTATAGCGTGTATTATTATTTTTTATTTTTTTTTGTTGAACGTTTTTTACGAGTACTATTTTTACGATGTTTAGATTTATAGCACTTTGCAAAAGCATATGGTGCAAAATCCAGTTTTAATTCCTTTGAATATTTTTTTTTATTTGCTAATTTCATTTTATACATTCTGCCTTTCATTTCATCATGAGTTAATTCTTCACCGCGAATTAATTTTGGATACAAATCATTTGATTTTACCTGTTCAATTGTTAACTTTCCAGAAGCAACCAACATACCTAAATATAATGTTGCATAATTCGCTCCAATACCACCACAACGAGCTGTCATCATTTTCTTCAAACCATCATAATTTATAGAACCAGTAATTTTCAACACATCTATAACTTTATTTTTTGGAATATAAAATCGAATACTACTATAAAAATAATCATGATGGGGACGAGGAACACAATGTAAAACGTCTTCGTCGCGTAAAATATGTTCATTGAATAAACCGCGTGTTTTCCACAAAGCAAAACCATATTTTGTATTTGATTTTGCGGTAGGTTTACCAAACATGTTAACACAATCGGGATAATATTGTTTTGGTCTTTTATAATGCCAATTTTCTACAGAAGACATTATTATTATTATTTAATTAGATAATTATTATCATTTACAATAAAATCATAGAATATTTATTGTAAATAATTAGTGAATATGCATTCCATATTTTTAAAGTTGTTCAGCATTATGTGATTGTTCTAATACCGGTTTTACATTAGAAGGAGGTAAATCACTATCTGTAAATTCAACCATATTATCAATGACTTCTTCTTCAAGAGTCACGTCAGGTACTGGTGGTTGATAACTTTTCATTTTATTCACTTTTTTTTCTTCTGTGTCTATATATTTTACAATAGCATCAGTTCCGGTTGATGTAGATGCACGACGTATTAATTCATAAGCTACTAAAAATCCTAAAATACCAACAACAGAATTACTATTCAAAAATAGTATTAATGCTCCTAAAATAATAACAATATTACCAATGCTATTATCGATTAATTCATTTAATCCTTCGGGTAGATGCATGTTAGTGATTAAATAAACAGCAAATAAAGCAACTAATAGTAAGTCATTTTTCTTCATTTTACGAAATAAGTCCATATACATATCAGTACATTTTTTTTTATAAAAGGAAAATTGAAAATTAATTAAATATATTAATCATATTTAATTAATATTATGAGTAGTTATATTGGAAATCGAGGTTATACAATATTTAAAAATACATTAACACAAGAAGAAGAAACGAAAATAAAAACAGATTTATGCGTTAAACCTTATGTTCCTAAATTAACAAATCAACAAGTAAAATCCTTTCCTATTTATAGAGAATCAGGAACTAAATATTATTTGCCCAAATTTTATGGCTTGCAAAATTTTCAAAATAATATCGAAAATAACTTATCAAAATATGAAATATGCGACCCTAAACTAACGTTTAAAGGTGAGTTGCGGCATTATCAAGACAATATTGTTTCTAAATACATATCTAGTGTTGAAAGAGACGCAAAAGGAGGGTTACTTGAAATAGATACAGGTATGGGTAAAACTGTGATGGCATTGAATATTTTGTGCAAACTAAATGTAAAGACGATTATTATTGTTCACAAAGAATTTTTAATGAATCAATGGATTGAGCGGATTGAAGAATTTATACCAGATGCACGAGTAGGTAAAATTCAAGGAAAAATATTGGATATTGAAAATAAAGACATTGTTTTGGCGATGCTACAAACATTGTGCAGCAAAGATTATGCGCCAACAATGTTTCAATGTTTTGGTTTAACGATTATCGATGAAGTGCATCACATGGGTGCAGAAGTATTTTCACAAGCATTCGGTAAAGTTGTTACGCATTATACATTGGGATTATCAGCTACAATGAACCGAAAAGATGGTTTGTCTAAAGTATTCAAAATGTATTTGGGTGACGTGATTCATACAGAAAAACGTGATACTACTTCATTGGATGTATTGGTAAATGTAATTGATTATAATCATGATGCACCTCAATATAATAAGGTAAAATTGGATATGCGTGGAAATGTACAATATAGTTCTATGATTACTACCTTATGTAGTTTTCAACCAAGAAGTGATTTTATTGTTTCGCTTGTTAGTGTATTATTGAAAACAGAAACAAATCAGCAAATTATGGTTTTAGCTCACAATAAAAACCTGTTAACTTATATTCATGATGCATTAAAAGAGAATGAAACCAGTGTTGGATATTATGTTGGTGGAATGAAAGAAGCCGATTTGAAAATAAGTGAAACAAAACAAAGTAGTTATTGCTACTTATTCGATGGCGTCTGAAGGACTAGATATAAAAACATTGACAACGCTAATATTAGCAACACCAAAAACAGATATTGTTCAATCAGTCGGTCGCATTTTGCGTCAAAAACACGAACAGCCATTAGTAGTCGATATTGTAGATAGTCATGATGTATTTAAAAGGCAGTTTCTACAGCGTAGGCGGTTTTATAACAAACAAAATTATACAATAAATAGAGCTAATCATGAAAATGCGTTAATGGATAAATACGAGACATTTCTTGATAAACGTATGAGTGCAAAAAAAAAGAAAGAAGTATGTGTGAATAGTGATTCAGTTAGTGGTGGAAAATGCTTAATTTAAAAGTATTAAATAATTGTTTTTTTTGTTATACAATAATATATTATAAGTAGATTCATAATATATTATTAAATTTATTTGCTAGCGCAATTATTATAGGATGCATGT